AAATACTATGCAGATTCTAAATCTAATCAACAAGGAGAAGAGTGACATAGATTACTCTATTTCCAGATTCCCTGATGGAGAAGTTCAAATAACTCTTGATGGGATTAACCACAAGGATAAAGTTTTAGTTAAGTGTCGTATCACTAGTGCCGAAGAGCTTTTCATCGTTATGCAGGTAGCTGATATTCTAAATAGACACGCGGTTATCTGGTGGCTAGATGTTTATTACCTAATGGGATCCAGAATGGACAGGGTGATGGACTTCAATCGACCGTTTACTCTAAGGATTATGGCTAATGTATTAAACAACTTAGGAGCTTTTAATGTGAATGTGTTTGTACCTCATTCGGATAGAAGTTCCTTGGAAGGATTTCATAGAGCTGTCTCTATTCCTAAGGAAGTTGGTATAGCCTTAGATGGATTTGATGCAGATTCCATAGTATCGTATGCTGGATACTGTCTTATAGTTCCTGATAAGGGTGCATACAATCGTCTTGGATTTGAGGCGAGGGAATACTACCATAACAATATTGTAGTGGTGAACAAGGTTAGGGACATTGCAACTGGAAAGATTCAAAAGATTGAAATAACAAATCCGGACGTGGTGCTCTCTACAAACAAGAAATTTATTATAGTGGACGACCTTTGTGATGGCGGTGGTACATTCTGTGGTATTGCAGAGGAAATTAGGAAAATCAAACCTGATGCCAGTTTATCTATATTTGTAGCTCACATGGTGAATCCAAAAGGAATAGAGAATTTATCTAAAACTTTTGATCATGTGTGGTTTACTAACTCTTATAAGGACTGGAAGAAGTATTGGGAGGAACAATCTATGCCGTTTCCAGAGAATGTAACGCAAATAGAGGTAGTATAAACTAGTAGAAGAATGTAAAGATCAAATAATAAACGAGTTATTAAACTTCTAAATAGAGAACTAAATGAAATATAAGAAAAAGTTAAAGAATCTCGAACTAGCTAAGGCTTGGTGGGATAAACAAGATCAAAGGTTTAAAGATGCAACTACTAGACCTGGAGGAATAAACCAGAGAGTTATTACTGGAAAATGATAATCGAAGAAAAGGATTTTAGGTTAACCCCAATTAGCGATTCTAGTCCTCAATATGACTTAGAATTACTATATAAAATCCAACCTAAAGGAAAAGAAGCCAGACTAGAATTCAAGAATGTTGCATATGGTATTAGTTTAGAATACGCCATTAAGAAAATAGCACACTACAGAGTGTGTTGTAAGCACAATGAGGAGACAATTAGGCTTCTGACTTACTTTAAAGAGTTTAAAGAAGAACTAGATTCACTTAAAAATTTGTGTGGGATATAATTTAACGTACTTTTCTTTCAAAATATGAAAAGAATAATTTATCCAATCACTAAGACAATGGTTTGTCCTAGATGTAAGCGAGTGTGTCAACATATTTTGTATGATTACAAGTATGTTATTTATAAATGTACTGAATGTGGTAATATACATGCATGAAACAGAAAAATATTAAAAGTCCTTTTAAGGCACCCCAAAGTGAAGAAGATCTTTGGGTTGACGTCCATGACCGTGAATTAATGATAGAATTAGGAATTCATCCTCCGTATGCAGTTCCTAGAGACCCTAGTGTGTGGACAAAGACTCCATATGAAAAGAGAATATTACGATCAGAACGTTGTAAACACAAGGAAAGAATTCATTTCCACAGTGTTCCTCAGAAGAGTATACCAGTGAGAGCGAAGCTTATTATATATTTGAAGAAGAATAAGAAGTTCCCTCACACTACATATTCAACTGAGTGTATGCAACATGAAATTGGAGATATTCTCTTCAATTACTATTCGAGAAATCGTAAAACTGGATACAATGAGTGTCTAGTTACCAAGTACGTCTATAATGGGAAGACCTATGCCCCGAATGAAATACCGTTCTGGCCAGGAACCTAAGACGTATGTATACGATGGCTCTCAAATAGAGGTACTACCATACTTCCTCTACGAAGTTTGTATAAATAAGTATTGGAAGTGGGGATTCTGTGTATTAGGAAGTAGGTTCTTTAAGACTGATAGACTATTACACATAAAGTGTCGAAATGCACTTAAATATTATAAGGACTATGTAATTGAGAAGGAAATTTCTCTTATAGGAGCTCCTTACGAATTTATAAGGGAGAATAATCTCCCTGTATATGAACCAAATGTCAAAAAGAAAAAATTCAAGAAAAATGAAAGAACACGTTAATGTACTTAAGGATTCGTTTGTTGATTACGCAGGTAGAACTCATCACTTTGTAGTTGCTGCAGTAACTAATGGTTTAGTTAATGAGAGTGGTCAACTTCCTCTTATCATCTGCCCAGTCGACCCAGACGGAATTGAGGCTAACTGCGTAGGAACAGTTGAGAAGGGAATCCGTATCGGTATTTCCATCTGTAATCCTGAAGACGAGTTTGTTGAGAAGGTAGGTGTGCTGAAAGCGGTAGCCAGAGCACGGAATTGTCAACCAGTATTGTATGTAACCGATCCTGGTTATATTAATGAGACCTTAGTAGAAGCTTTCCTGAAGCAGGAAGCTGAGTATCTGAAGTCTAATCCTGATGTCTACATTCAGGGATATAACGATTCTAAGGAACGTTACCTGAAGAGAAAGAAGATGGAGGGTCTTAAGGAGAATTTCTCAGAAGTAGAGAAGATTGTTGTAGAAGGTGTACAGAAGGATCCGAAATTCCTTGATAATGTAAACACCTATCTGGCTTGGCTGAACAATCAGAATAAGGGCAAATGCAAAAAGCATGGAAAGCAGTCCTAATTCTTTCTATAACAATTAATCTTGCTTTAGGGTTTATCTTATTAAGTAGACCAAGGAGCGGAGAACCTGACTTTAGCATCTATACTAAGAGGATAGATTCGTTAGAGTTAGAGCTCTCCACTCTTCGACAAACTCGAGATTCAGTTAGGAGTTCAATTGATACTATTACTATTAAAATAAGTGATAACGAAAAGAACTATGAAGAAATTCGTGATATTATTCTTTCTAATTCTGTCAATGACGACTACGTGTTTTTCACAGAATATCTCAAGCAGAATAGAGAAAGATTCGATAGTATTGATAACCCCTAATCAGTTAAAGGAAGCAAATTTAATCTTTGTTGAACATCAAAAACTTTTAAGAGAGAATGACCTTCTCTTTAAACAAATCTCTAACTATAAGCTAGACAATGAGTTGTTGCTTAAAACAGATTCACTTAGAACTTTACAGTTGAGAAACTACGAAGGACTAACTGAGTCTTATAGTCTTAAGATTGAACAACTGAACAAGGAGATAAAGAGAAAGAACAATACTCTATTAGCTTGGAAGGTTGGTGGTGTTACAGTTGGTGTTGGATTGTTGGTATGGCTATTGTTAAAATGAATCCTGTTGGGATTGAAAAGGATAAGTTTGGAGTTAAGCTGAAGTTTCCGAACAGGAAGTGCAAGCAATGTCAAAGATACCCTTGCTTTCCCGAGATTGGTAAATGTGCATCTAATTTTGCAGCGTATGGCTGTACTTACTACAGAGATGGCTGCAATGCTGAAGCATGACCATATTAGCTCGATTAGTCGCTAAGGAAGTAGACACTCTAGGATATGTTACTTACGTATTTGAGTGTTTGGATGAAGAGATACTTAAGGATACAAAGTATGTCATGTGTACCAGATACCCAAACTGGAACCATCGCATGATTGACATTGATGAGGTAGGATACCTAAACTTCTTTGAAATCAGAGCTGGTGTAGACAAGTGGTTTGATGGAGAGAAAATGATTCCCTATAATTACAGTGGTATACAATTTGATAAATTTGTATCTAAGCCTAAGGAGAAAGATAAGAACAAGTATATAATGTAGATAACCTATAAAATTTAATTAGTATGAGAAATAATATTGGATTATGACAGTGATGAGAGAAAAACTTATGGAAGCTATAGAGGCTAAGAATAACGACACTAAATCTTTTGTATGGAAACTTGCCAGAAAGTCTGATGGGACTCAGGAGGAAATACGTCTGGTAGATGCTACTCCTGAACAGCTGAATACTTTCTATAAGCATTGTAAGTCCATGCTCTATAGTGAAGATAAATTAAATCCGGGAAGATATGTCCTTCTGAACATTATTGAGGACCAGAGAAGAAAGTGTAATGTTGAGTTATTCCTTCGTAAGTTAGAGTCTGGAGCACTATGTGCTGATGGAAAGCCATATCCTAGACATCTTTATATTCAAGATATTCGTTCTTGTATGAATGCTAGAAAGGATGAGTTTCCTTCTAACGAGCTTGATAGTATTTCTATCGCAACTATTACTGGAGGACTTCCCAGAGAGTTTGAGAGAATTTCTATCGAGGAAGTATTGGATGGAGGTCTTGATAGACTAGGACACTTTGACAACAAACATATCACCTTTAGCTTCATTCTGAACATGGGTGTATATTTGACTCCAGCAGAAATGAAGGAGTTTGATGAGAAGGACAAAGACGGTAATACACGTAGTAAACTTGAAGTAATTAAGGAACGTCTTAATATTAAGCCTACTGTTAGACTTACCGTAAAGCCTGCAGGACTTAACTTTAGTGAATTGCGTGCAATGGTTAACCTTAAACCTAAGAAGTATTCTGACCTTACTACTGATCAGCTTACTGTGTTGAGAAACAAGGTATTGTTTAGATTAGAGGACGAGGTTCAGTTCCACATTGAACAGTGGCAAGAAAGAATGCGTCAGATTGAGCTCGTTGCAAACGAAAGAGGTATTACTCTTGATGCTTAATCTGTATTCTTGGTACATAAATTTTCTTCCAAACTGCTGTGATTTAATTAATACACATGTAGATAGCTATAGTGCTTTACTATGTATATTGTTAGATTATGCCAGAAATGTTGTTTAAACAACAGACTCGCGACGAAAGACAAGAAGAGGCTAGAGTGAAGTGGATTAAGAGCAAATGCAAGGGAACCTTTGAATTTGCTACTGGTTTTGGAAAAACTTGGACAGCTATAAAGTGTATAAAATCCGTATTGAATAAGTATCGGGATCTTAGGGTACTCGTAGTAGTACCCACCGATAACCTACGGATACAATGGATACAACATCTTGACAATAATCAGCTTAGTTTAAACTCTGATGTACAGATAGTTAACACTGTCATTAAGAGAAAATGGAAATGTGATATTCTTATTATTGATGAAGCCCATCGTTATGCTTCTGATACTTTTCAAGAAATATTCAACACCGTTGAGTATAGATATATTCTTGGATTGACTGCGACCTTTAAGAGGTTAGATGGTAAACATGAAATCATTGCTAAGTATTGCCCTGTTATTGATAGAGTTACAACAGAAGAAGCTCTTATAAATGGATGGCTATCAAACTTTAAGGAATATCAAGTCCTTATAGATGTTGATGACATAAATGAGTACAAAGCTCTAAATAGTGAATTTGTGGAACATTTTGAGTTCTTCAATTACGATTTTGGTCTTGCAATGTCTATGATAGGAAAGGATGGTTTTAGAAATCGTGCTAAATATAGGGATGCTATATGCAAACCTGGTGCCTCTGAAGAAGGAAGAAAGCACGCATTCAGAATGATAACAATCCATGCAATTGGTTTTATAAGAACCATACAGCAGAGAAAAGCATTTATTAATAATCATCCGAAGAAACTAGAGATAGCTAGGAAAATCATCGAGGCTAGACCTGGTGCTAAGATAATTACTTTCTCTAGTAATGTAAAGATGGCTGAGTCCATTGGATATGGGGTTGTCTACACTGGAAAGAATAGTTCCAAGAAAAAGAACAGAATCACTTTAGAAGAGTTTGAACGCCAAGAATCTGGAGTTATTAACTCTTGCGTGAAACTGAATGAGGGCGCTGACATTAAAGGATTGTCAGTAGCTATTATCTTAGGACTCGATTCGTCAGAAACAAAGTCGATACAGAGAAGAGGAAGAACTATAAGAAAGGAAGGAGATAAACTTGCAGAAATATTTAACATAGTCATTGATCAAACGATTGAGACTAAGTGGTTTGCAAATTCTCATAAAAACAGTCCATTTATCACCATAGATGAGAATGGACTTGATGCAGTATTGCGAGGTGATGAACCTAAACCGTATGTTAAAAAGATAAAGGATTTTACATTTAGATATTAAAAACATGATAAGTGAAAGAATGCTAGAACTCTTAGTTCTTAACTCATTACTATCGGGAGTAAGTACGAAAGAATTTAAGGAAAATAACGGAATTTTATCATTAAACACAGGCGAAGAAGTAGACGGGAATAAATTAGTTGAAAGACAGTCTGAGTTGGCTATGGAGTTCTTGAGTCCGTATGTAATTAATAAAAACTCGAAAGAGTAGTACCGTATTACAGTTTACAGATGTACCTTGTGTAATTATAACTGTAAACTGATATTGAAAAATTTGACATTAAATTTAGAAGAGGAAATTGCCTTACTCACTAAGTACAGAATTACTCCCAATGAGCTAATGATTGTAAGAACTTTACTCATATTGCAGGACGAAGATACGGAAGAACTCTTTAAGAGTTATATAGAACTGCTTTATAGCTGTGGGACTAAGCTAAGGGAGATATTACTGTCCTTACAGGAGAAGGGTATCATTCTAAAATCATATAAGATTCCAGAGGAAGGAGAGGCGTTCGATCCATACTCCATCCCGTTTAACAAAATATTCATCAAGACATTATATAAATGTTCTTTTGAGTTAGGAAAGGAACTGTTCGAGGAATATCCTCAAATGACTGCTATAAATGGTGCTATGGTAACTTTAAGAGGAGTTAGTAAACATTTTAACTCTCTTGAGGATTGCTACTTCAGATATGGCAGAAGTATCAAGTGGAATGAGGAGAAGCATAAGCACGTAATCGAGTTAGTTAAGTGGGCTAAAGAGCATGATTTGATAAAGCAGAGTTTATCTAGCTTTGTTATTAATAATGCCTGGCTAGACTTGGAAGCTATAAAGAATGGAGATTCTGGAAACTATAACTTTGATACTATCAGAGCTCTATGATTACCGAATCACTGATTCAAGCTATTGACAGAGGAAGAGAGGGGAAAGAACAAGGATATAGTATTGGGCTACCTAAGTTAGAACAAGTGATAGATGGTGTTACTAAAGGTACTTATACTTTGATTGCTGCAGAAAGTGGGGTAGGAAAAAGTAGTTTTATGCTTTATTCTTATATTTATCGTCCTATTATGGATCATCTAGACGATGGTAAGTTTAAGATAAGTCTATTTAGCCTTGAAATGAGTGCTGATAAGATATTAGCTAAGCTTTTATCTACTTACATATTCGAGAAGTATGGTAAGAGATTAAGTATAAAGCAGTTATTATCTGTGCAGAAGGGATTCATTCTTAATGACGAATGCTATGAGATTGTTAAGGAATGTATTCCTTGGATGAAAAAGGTAGAATCTATACTTACTATCTATGATAAGAGTGCTACTGCTAACTCTATTTATAGTAATATACTTAAAGAGTTAGAATTAAGAGGACGCTTTGAAGAAACTGAGAAGAGGAAAATTTATCATCCAGATGACCCAGATTTGGTTCACCTCGTTGTGATAGATCACCTTGCTAGAGTATTCTGTTCTCCAGGAAATACTCTAAAACAGGAGATGGATTTAGCATCAAAGTACTTATATTCTCTAAAGAATAGGTGTGGTATTAGTACTGTAGTAATTCAGCAGATGAATAGGGCTATTCAAAGTATGGACAGAAGGAAAGAAGGAATGGTAATTCCCCTTACCTCTGATTTGAAGGACACTAATAGTACTGTGGAAGATGCAGAGATTATCTTGGCTATTTTTGATCCCGACAAAGCTAAGCTCAACTCTCATAGAGGATATGATATTAAGCAACTAGGTAAGAAGTATAGGAGTATCTTTGTGCTTAAGTCTAGATATGGGGAAGCTGACGTAGAGGATTCTCTGTATTATGATGGAAAATGCAATAAGTGGGTGGAAATGCCTCCCTCTGATAAAATAAACGATTACGAGAAATTTGAAAACCCGAGATGGTACTTAGAAGTGGGAGATGTAGAAGATGAACTAGATATTGAAGATGATGTACAAATCACTCAAAAATCTAAATTTATCTTATAATGGCAGAATTAATAGCAATCGTTGGCGAAAGTGGAAGTGGAAAAACCTCTAGTATTAGGAATCTTAATCCAGAGGAAACGTTTATCATCAGTACTACTGGTAAGAGACCTGGGATAAAGGGTGCTAAGAAGAAGTATCCTGATTTAAAGATTGCAGGTAATGAGATTTCTGGTAACTTCTACACCACAGCCAATATTGACAATATAAAGAAGATAATGGCAATTGTAGATAAGAAGATGCCACATATTAAGACTCTGATTATTGATGATTATCAGTATCTTCAAGCTTTTGAGGCAATGGCTAGGGTAGATGAAAAGGGATATGGTAAGTTTACCGACATGGCTAAGCACGCATATGAGGCTCTTAAGGCTGCTATGAGTATGCGTGATGACCTAACAGTGTGTGTTCTTACTCATAGTGAGAATACTGGAGACAATATCAATCCTTATTACAAAATAAAAACTCAAGGTAAGATGTTGGATAGTGTAATTACACTTGAAGGATTGTTTACCTATGTTTTGTTTACTAGAGTTATACAGAATGAGGATAACAAGACCGAGTATAAGTTTGTTACCAATTCTGACGGAACTTGTACAGCCAAGACTCCTATGGGGCTGTTCCCTGAGATATTAATTGACAATGACTTAGATCTAGTTATTAATAGAATCAAGGAATATAACGAGGAAGATTAATGGCTGATACAATTAAGAAAGAAACTTTCACTGTAAAGCTCACCTATGAAATGTCCGTTAATACGGACACAGGTGAGATTTTGGAAACAAGACTTATTGATAGAAGTATTGATAATTCTGATCTCAAAGCAGTGAAACCTTCTGCTAAAAAGAAGATTGTACAAGACGAAGATAAAGAACCAAAATTAATTTTGGAAGATAATAAGTATAGATTAAACAATGCTGCTGTTGAACTCATGGGGCTTGACACAGATTCTAAGCTCAACATCAGATATGAGCAAGGAAAGGGAGGTGATGTTCCAGTTATAGGCACAAGTGTTGCCTTTGGAATAAGCTCAGGAAATAAGCTCACAAAATCTAACACAGTTGCTTGTAGAGGACATAATAGGGAAGAGCTAGTCAAGTATGGAGAGGAATTTATTCTTGTTCCTCATCCAAGTAAGCCAGGGTTATTTATACTTACATCCGAGTCTGTTAAACCAGAGCAGTTAATTGGAGATGATAATGTTAGTGTAGAAGGAGGAGAGGATGAGGATCTCCCCTTTGATTTAGATGTAAAAGAATTAGTAGATGACGAAGATGCGAATATTACTGAGATAGATTCAAACTTTTTCAAACTCTAATTTGATTTAATATGTCTGCATTCAATTTTAATTCATTTACACAAGTAAAGCCAGCTAACAGCGTATCTTATCTTAAGCCCTATACAATTAACGACAATGTAGCCATTAAAGGAACTGAAATAAAGGAAGGTACTAGTGCCGACGGAAATCCGTGGAAGAGTCTTGTTATTACCTTTGGTAACGACGAGGGTATCTATAACGATAGCACCTTCTTCCTTGATATAAATGACCCTAAGGCAGTAGAAAGAGGTAGCTCTGATATGCCTAATGGAGGTAAGCGTCAGTTACCGAGTAGATGGGAACAAACATATTATAAATTGGCTGCTATTGGTCATGCCTTCGCTCCAGATCTTATTGAGAAGTTTAACTCAGTGGTAGGTAAGTGTAAGACATTCGATGAATTTATCAAGGCATTTAAGGCCATGATAGACAAAGTTGCTAATAAGACTACTACAAGCATGAAGCTTGTTGGAAGAAACAGCAAGGGACATATGTATGCTACACTTCCTAACTGTGTTGGTATTGCTCAGGCTACTGACGAAAAGAGAGCTGCTTCTAATGGAGTACAGGTCGGAGAATGGTATACATGGATGGTAACTCCGTTTGGTCCAAATCTGTCTTTCTCTTCCTATGAGGAGGCAAAGAAATCTGAGTTGGCTTCTGCCAAGCCGACTGATATGAGCGCTGCTGATTCTGCTACAACCGCTGACGTAGATGGAGTATCAGGAGGTTCTGAGGACTTAGACTTCGAATCATTGCTTTAAATGTAATTAGAGCTATCTAAGTAGTTTATAGACAGCTCTGTTTTGGGTTTTACTAGAAATTTAATAAATTTTTATTTTAAAATATAAAATATGAATATTGATTTTTCTATAAAGCCTAAGATTACAAAAGAGTTGATCTTGTCTAGGTTTTCTGAGGAGCAACTTATGGAGTATTATCTTCATGTGCCTGTAAAGAAAGGATTGTTTAGATCTCCTCTAAGAAAGGATAGAAGACCTACTTGTAGCTTCTATAGAAATGGATCTAACACCCTAATCTTTAAGGACTTCGCTACTGGACAACATCTGAATATATTTGGAGTAGTCCAAGAGATGTTTCATTGTGATTATTTTGAGGCTCTTAGAATAATTGCCAATGACATGGGGATTGTGCGAGATAAGTCTCTTCAGAAAAACTCTGGAAAGATTAATGAACACCCTGTCAAAATGCAGGATAAGGAAATGTCAAAGATACAGGTAGAGGTACAAGATTTTACTGACTTAGAACTGAAGTGGTGGGGAAAGTATGGAATAACTCTGGAAACCCTTAAACGCTTTAATGTTTATTCCTGTAAACACGTCTTCTTGAATGGACAGCTAGTTGCCAAATCACAACAGCACTGCCCTATCTTTGGCTATTATGGTAAGAAGTATCGGGGGATTGAGCTTTGGAGATGTTATTTTCCTAAAAGAACATCCTTTAGATTTATTACTAATTGGCCGAGTAAGAAGATTCAAGGATATGATCAGCTTCCAAAAAGTGGGAAGTTATTAGTGATTACCAAGTCCATGAAAGACTGTCTATGCCTATATTCATGTGGTATTACCGCGTGTGCACCTAATAGTGAGAACTTGTTTATCTCAGATGCTATGCTCGAAGAACTAAAGAGTAGATTCGAAAACATAGTAGTGTTCTATGATAATGATAGACCAGGCTTATATAACATGGCTAAAATTAGAAGGGAACATCCAGAACTTGTATTTGTATACATTCCAAAAGAATATGGGAGTAAAGACATTTCTGACTTTTACAAGGATCATGGAAGAAAAGAAACTTTAAACTTAATTAAAAAATTTGTTTTATGGCTAAAAGAAAAACGTAGGAAGACTTAAACACAGCTTGCAGAGCTACTTTTAAAGACGGAACTACTAAGGACTTTAACTCCATGGAGGAAGCTAGTCAAGAAACAGGAGTATCTATAGCAGCTATTAAAATCAGATGCAATAAACCTGGAGGTAGTGGTAAGGATGGAATAAAGTTTGAATGGCTTGATGATTACACTGCAAGATATTATCGTGCCAAGAAATCTAAGAATAAGGGTAAGGGCTTAGAATATGAAATCGTTGAAAGACTTAAAAACATAGGATATGAGAACGTGTGTAGGTCTGCCGGAGAGTCTAAGAAGTTAGATGCGAATAAGGTAGATATTGCTGACCCCTCCGGTGAACTAGAGGTTGCTATACAATCCAAACACTGTGCGAATTTTCCAAATTATTTCAACATAAAATCTGAGTGTCCAGACCCTAGAGACTTTGTTCTGATCTGGAAGAAAGCAGCACAAGCTGGAGAAAACAGCAAGGGAACTGTTGCTGTTATAGACGTTGAGTTTTTTTATAAGTTATTAGAAAATTACCATAGCACGAGAAAATGAACAAATACATTGTCCCGTATTGTGACATTCAGAAATCCAAAGTAGATAAGCACATAATTATGGCTACCTCCCTTGCTGATTGTAAGGAGAAGTTGATGCTTATGTATGAAGACTATTCTGATAGTGACGATTGGGATACCTTTAAGGATGACCTTAACAACAACGACATTTTAATAGGAAGAATAACAGACGTTGAAGAATTATGAGATTAAAGATTGGATTGGACATTGATGACACAATATGTGACTTCATTGGTCCCTACCTTAAGAGGTTTGGAACTCCTAAGAGAGATAGTGAAATTACTAAGAATGTTAGTAGAATACTTATAAACGATAAGGACTTTTGGATGAATCTTCCAATCATCCATAGTCCTAATTTCGTTCCTACCCTGTATTGCACTAAGAGGGTGCATCCAAAAACATGGTCAAGACAGTTTCTAGTAGAGAACGGATTACCTCCAGCCCCAATATATCAAATTCTTTGCCAGCTTTCTAGTAAAGCTCCTCGCATTAAAGGAAGGGTTGATGTATTTGTAGATGATAGTATATCCAATTTCATTGACCTAAATCTTAATGGTGTACCATGTCTGCTTATAGATGGCAAACATAATCATAAGTGGGGACCAGTTGGCCGAATTTTCAGTCTTGATAAGGAGGAAATAGAAGAGAGTTATTTTCTGTTTAAAGATACCATGTTTGATTACTTTAAAGACCTCGTGGATGATTATAGACGAGAAGTACTTAGATAGTATTGAAATTATTCCACTAATGGATACACTAAGGTTGCAGAAGATTGATGATGCCGAATACTTTAGTGAGAAGTTTAGTGGATATATCAGTAATTCTAGACTCTCCTTGCTAAATCCATATCAGGACAATGATCCAGAAGCCTTCTTTGAAGGGCTTGGTAAGCATAACAAGTACAGTGACGCACTGATTTTCGGAAGTGCTGTTCATGAATTGGTCCTACAACCTGAATTATTTGAGTTAGCATTTGATGTCAATAGACCCACTGCTAAGATGGGTTTTATGGCAGATGAGCTGTATAGACCTTATATAAGAGGGGAGCTCAATAAGGGTAGGATAATTGAGGCATCTGATAAAATAGACTATTATAAGGGCAAAATGACAGATGAACGCATAGAAGCTGTAATCAACACCTGTCAGCCTTATTGGGAAAGTAGAGAAGTGAATGAGAAAGGATTGTTAAATCCTACCATATCACAAATATATCTCGACCCTAAGAGTAGGGAAAGAGTATTACAATGCGTTGAAGCCCTGAAAAGAAATAAATCTATCCAAAAATTGCTACATCCAAAAGGTATTGTGGTAGATCCAATTTCTGAAAACGAGCAAGCAATTTTGCTTGATGTCCAAGTCAAAGTTCCCGAATATGAACCATTTATCTTTAGAATTAAAGCTAAGTTAGATAATTATACCATTGATACCGAGTCTAATGTTGTAGTTGTCAACGACGTTAAAACTATCGGAAAGATACTCTCAGAGTTTGGCAACAACTTTGAGAAATTCCATTATCATAGGGAACTTTCTTTGTACAGCTGGTTGATGACTTTGGTAGCTGATAAGTTCTATGGAATGAAGAACTGTAGTGTGCAATCCAATTGCCTTGTGGTATCAACTATTCCGGATTATTACACCAAAGTTTATAAGCTATCTAAAGCAGATTTTAATAAAGGATGGAATGAATTTAAGTTCCTCTTAAGATTAGCTGCTCATTATTACAGTAAAGGTTATCGTTTTATTTAACTTATGGACATAATCGAGACTCCTCCGTACGAGGAAATGCAAAGGATATATAACCGATATTTTTCTTTAGGGCACTTTAACGCTGACATTAACACAAAATTTGCATTAATTGCACTAGTATGTCATTTAGTAGAGCGTCTTAAGGAAAAGAAACCTGATGTTACTCACTACCAAGTGATACGAAAATTAGCTGGAGACATTCCAGAAGATTATATAAAAGGTCTAGCGGTCATATGTTCTGATTTTGCGTATGGATGTAAGCAATTCCCAACATTTGGGATTGAGGACAAAAAAATTCCAGCTAAGGTGAAAGAGATTTTATCTTGCTGGTTGCCGTTCTAACGGCAGCAATAGATAAGGTTAGAGAATTTGTGTAGATAAAATCCATTAACACTATTTAACGGATTTGTAACTTCCTCACGTTTGGGACACTTCAAATTATAACTATATTTGCAGTACCAAGGTTTGAGAAAGCAAGAGATAAAGATTTAGAGGTTTAAGATAATTTTACAGGTTATTATTTTGGTAATTCAATAAGAAATAGTAATTTTGTGATGTTAGATGAAAGATGTTGATACGAATTAATGTTTTTTGAAATATAAACCTTTTAAAATCTATTGAATTATGGCACAAATTATGAACTTTAAGAGAATGGAAGTAACTGGAGCAACTAAAGAAGAGGCATTGGCAAAGGCTCCGTTTGACATTATGGGTGATGCAACACAAGCATATAAGATGTTCCGTAAGAAACAAGTAAACGGAATTACTGATGCTGACAAGAAGCAGTTTATGCTAGACTATCTTGCTAAGAAGTCTAAGAATGTTGCTGGTGTAGGATTTGTAATCACTGAAGAGGCTGCTGTAGCTGATACTCGTGAACGTCCTTATCGTATTGACGATGTTAAGAACGAGAAGGGGGCACGTAAGTATAAGACTATTTATCAGCTTATTGATGATGCAACTGGTGCAGTGCTTGCTGAAACTGATGAAACTAAGGCTAAGGCTAAGGAGCTTGCTAAGGAACTCTATGCTGAGAAGGGATATAAGGGAAGTTTGACTTGTACTTATACTAAGCAAGTTGTTGAGGGTCAGCCTGTTGCATTCCATGCTGCATATACTCCATCTAAGAGTTCTCGTGTTGGAACTTATCTCGTATTCGGTATCGAGAGAGGTTAATTCCATACTCTAAACTTATAAATCTAGAAAGCGGTTGTCTTCGGACAGCCGCTTATTTTTTTTTATACCGGTGTAACTACCTAAATAAAGTTGAATAAATCAATTAAAAATAAATGAAACAATCTACAGTAAAGAAGTACACAGACATCTTGCTGGCAGTCAGAGATAGTGGAAAAAGATTGTCCCAATTTTGTCTGGACAATGGTCTTAGCTATAACAGCATAGTAAACACTATTTCTGCATTGAAAAGGCAGAATGACGAAGAATCTGAAGATGTACGGAACTTGATAAGCCTCTATAATGAGGTAATAGCTAGGCATAAGGAAGCTCCTGTTGAAGAGGAAGTTGAGACAGATGATCATGCTGAAACATCTTATATACGAGATGAGCATGGAAGGATAAAGTATTATAAGTACCAAATCTTTAGAAGGGATAAAGCTCCGTTGTGTGGCAGACTGACTAGAGAGGAAATGAACACAATCCACAGGTTGTATTCATACTATGGAGATGCCCTTACTCAACGAGTAGTGTCTCGACACTTTGTCGATTTATCTCTTGTAGACTTTAAGAGAATTCTTAGAGCCTTTAATATTACCAAAGCATCTGCTCCATTTGCTCCTCATATGTTCGAGGAATGTTCAGAAGATGAATTGAGAGATATTCAACTTCGTGAGAAAGAGAATAGTTTCTTAAGAAAGGCAGAGGAAGATCAAATCAAGAATAATGAGAAGCTGTTAAAGAAGTATGCTCAGGAAAATCTTGATTTGAAGAGGCAACTAAGAATGGCATCTGAGTTCGTTATTAATTTGCCTGAGAATATAAATCCTACTATAATAGAGGAGGTTCCGAATTCCAATCCAAGCATTAATCTTTATATATCTGATCTCCATCTTGGAGCAGCTGTAACCTCTGGAGCAATGTATAAGGAGAACAAAGGCTATGGATTTGATGAAGCTAAGAGACGTTTGTCTGAAGTGTTAGTGAGGCTTAAACGTCTTAGCGACTATGGAACAATTAATGTGGTCCTTATGGGGGATAATATTGACTGTTCTGGATTCTTTGGAAAGACTGCTAGGCTCGACCATGATATGCCAGAAAACATGGATGCTAGAGAACAAGCCAATAAATTCATAGAATTGATGATGTGGTTTATAGGAACTCTAGCTGCTAAGGAGAATAAGTTCTGCTCTAAGCTGAATGTTTTCTCTGTTCCATGTGGTAATCATAGAATCTGAAATTTGTTAGGTTTCCATTTGGAAACCATAGTAATTTTGTTTATAATTGTATTATTAATATTTTAAAACTTTATACAATATGAACAAAATTTATACTGAGAATGAATAGTTTTTGATAAAATTGATACGGAAGCTAAATTTTAGTGGAAAAGCTAGATTTGGAACATATTGTACTATGGAATACTCTGGAAGGAAACAAATGAAAAAACTATTTGACTTTATGTATAATAATGCTACCATATATGGTAGTAGAAAGTATAACAAATTTCAAGAAATATTCTGTGCTTCAGATGAGAAATCATCTGTCGAAACCGTGTTAACTGAGGAGACGGCTGAGATGCCAATCGTCAACCAAGCCTCTATATTAGAGGAAGGCTCATCGACTATCCCTGAAATGGGAGTAGAATCAAGTGATTCGAAATGCACGGCCCCTAACGAGTAAAGTCGAGGGTGTGAGATAGTCAGTTCTCATACAAATAAGGAAGTATGAGCTATGGGTACGAGATACCCTATTGGTACTAGCCTAACGAACTAGTACAAACACAAAGGGTGGTAACTTTGAGTATATGTGTAATAAGGCATTACTTGCTCTCATAAATGCTCAATTCCCAAATGTTACTACTACGTTTTGGGAAGAGTTCTTTGGAATATTTGAGCAAGATGGGGAGACCTTTATATGTTGTCATGGCAAAGATGATCAGTATATGAAGAAAGGATTGCCTCTGAACTTAGATGATAAATCTAAAGTGATGTTGTACGAATGGTTGCATGATCAAGGTATTCATTCAGACAAAGTGCATTTCATTAAAGGTGACCTCCACTCTAATTCTCTAAATTCATGTAAGAGATTAGATTATAGAAATGTATTGAGTCTATTTGGAGCTTCAGATTATGCAAACTATAACTTTAGTAGAAACTCTTATGGATTGTCTTATGACCTTATGGTTGGGGGAAGTTTATTAAGAGGAACATTTGAAAATCTCTAATTTGTACGTATTATGAACAAGAAAGACTTGAAGAAGTTCTACAGCTTTGAGAACTACAAACCAAACAAAAATGCTGTTCCTGTAACTTATAAGGGAACAGAGTATCTATCTAAGGCTCAATGTATGGCATTAGAAGGAATTACTCGTAAAGAGTTGGATGCATATCTGAAAGGTGAAGTAAATGATCCTGCTCCAATTCCTGAGCCAGAAGCTGTTCCTGTCATCCCAGAGGGAATTATGGCTGTTGGGTATGCTGTACCTGAGCGAGTTGATCCTATTAACGACCTTGGTGTATTTGATGACGATGCGTTCTAAGGTATACGTAGTAGTAGAGTTTGGAGGATTTTATGAAGACGCATGGGAGCACACCATTGGGGTGTGCTCTACCTCCGAACTAGCTGACAAACTGAAGGCTCAAATAGAAGAGGAACATGATCCTTCTAACTGTGTGATTAGTGAAGAGGATTGGGAAAGTATATCCGATCGTCTATATGAAGCTGAGGAGTCAGGGTATGAGTATGAGGATACTGTTTCTGGAATAAAAGGATTATTTCCGGAATATTCTGAGAAAGATATTAAGCAGGCTATGAAGTTGCATGATGACCATCTAGGTTGGGGAGGAGTTGTAGTAAGAGAGATAGACTTTTACACAGAATTGTCTGATATATCTAATAATGGAATTAACAATTGACGAACTTTTAAAGGGAAAGGCAACTATTATAAAAGGAAAGGAGTATCTTAGCACTGAAGCATATGTTACTCCTTTCTTAGAAAGAATGTCTAAGTTTACAAATGACTTTAGAATCCAAGCTAAGTTGCCCGACCAAATAAGTATTACAAAGAAGGAGGATTTGAACCTAGAAGATACTGTATTTAACCGTGTCTGGGTACAGGCCGTAATGCCAGAGGAATATAGCTTTAATAATCACCAGGAAGTAATAGGATTAGTGTATGGTCTTGATGCTAGAAAACCTGTTGCTAAGATTTATAGAGGAGCACTTAATATGGCTTGTCTTAATCTGTGTGTATTCAATCCTACATTCTTGAACGTGCAGGAAGTTGAGCCTGAAAAACCATTTAGCTTTAAATGCGTTCAACCTCTGATGGAACAAACATCTGATATTAAGGCATGGCTTGACAAGTTATCAGGAATTGAGGTTTCATATGACACTAAGCTCATAAATGAAAACCTTGGATCGTGGGTTAGACATACCCTTGTAGATTCTTATAGCTCTGGATATGGTAAAGTAAAGTTAGCAACTAGTGTTGCCATTGATGCATATAAACTCTTGTATGAGAAGGAAGACTCTCCATATTATGTGCGTCCTGGAGAGACCACGAATATGTTTAATGTTTACAATGCCTTTACAGAATTAATATCTAATGTAGATACAAGAGATATATTAAACAAAACAGAGAAAACCCTGCTCTTAAAGAAGGTATTGAGGTTATCTTAATATTTTGATTTCTCAATATTTTTGCTTATATTTGCACTCTAACTTACAAATTATGGGGCGAGGAAATAAAAGTATAGAAAAGTTAAACCAAGAGCTAAAAGGATTTGGATGGGAGCTTTATGGTGATTATAATGGAAGTCACAATCCCGCTAAATTTAAGTGCTTAAAGTGTGGAAACGTATAGGAAGTATCTTAGGCAAGAAGTATTAGGAATGCAAAATGTAAAAACTGTACTAAACATATCTGCCTAAAATGCGGAAAGGAGTTTGTTATTCCAAATAATAAAGGGCATAAATCCACAAGAAGATTCTGTTATGATTGTCTTCCATATGAAACCACAGATAGAATTGGAAGGAATATGTATCATCAATTATGGGTAGAGTACGTTTTGAAGAAGGTTAAAGAAAAGTATGGAACCTCCTGTACAATCTGTGGATATAGTAAGAACTATGCTGCTTTAGAGTTTCATCATGTAAACATGAATGAAAAAGAGTATTCACCTGCTGAACTGATACATAATTCTTATGATTTAGATGCAATTTTTAAAGAATTAGACAAATGTTAGCTAGTTTGTGCTAATTGTCATAGAGAGATTCATCATCCAAAATCAAAGTAATGCTGAAAATGATGAACATTGAGGAAAGAGCTTGGGATTGGCTTGAAAAAAATCAGTTGTCATATGACATATGGGATAAGAAATATAGAAATAACAATGAGAGCTTTGAAGAATGGTTAGATAGAGTAAGTGGAGGTAACAAAGATGTTCGTGAGCTTATAAAAGATAAGAAATTTATCTTTGGAGGTAGGATTCTGGCTAGCAGAGGAGTTACTGGAAGAAGAGTTACTTACAGTAATTGTTATGTAATTACTCCTCCAGAGGACAATATAGAGTCCATATTTAGCACTGCTGCTAAACTAGCTAGAACATATAGCTATGGTGGAGGATGTGGAATTGACATCAGTAACCTAAGACCTAAAGGAGCGGTTGTACATAACGCAGCTAAGAGTACTTCTGGTGCGGTGAGCTTCATGGACTTGTATAGTCAAGTAACTGGACTCATTGGTCAAGCTGGAAGAAGAGGGGCTTTAATGATTAGTATTAGTTGTGAGCATCCTGATATTGAGGAGTTCATTAACCTCAAGACCAAGCAAGGAGTGTGTGAAAAAGCCAATATTAGTATCAGAGTTTCTGATGATTTTATGGAGGCTGCTATACATGATGAAGACTGGATAACTGAATTTACAAGTGAAGAAACTGGTACCATTACCAAGACTTTCAAGGCAAGGGATTTACTTAAGCTCTTAGCCAAAAGGAATTGGGAGTGGGCAGAGCCAGGTATGCTTTACTGGGATAGAATCACTGGATATAATATGCTTAACAATGATGAGCGATTTAGCTATGCTGGGGTTAATCCGTGTGCTGAGGAGCCATTACCCGCAGGGGGTTCCTGTTTGTTAGGTAGCATCAATCTTAGTGAATTTGTATTGAATCCCTTTACTAAGGAAGCTGTAATTGATTATTCTTCTCTTGTTGATGCTGTGAAGAAAGCTGTAAGGGCTCTGAACGACGTACTAGACGAAGGAGCTGCTCTACATCCCTTAGAGGAACAAAGAAATTCCGTTAGAAACTGGAGACAAATCGGTCTAGGAACTATGGGATTGGCTGATATGCTTATCAAATTAGGACTGACTTATGGTTCAGTTTCTGCTCTAGGAATGGCTCAGGAAGTCTACAAGACGATAGCGCAGGCAGCTGTTGGAGAGTCTTTATCTCTGGCGATAGATAAGGGAATGTATCCTGAATGTAATCCGAAATTACTCGCAGAATCTTCCTTTATTAATAGTATAGGTTTACCACAGTCTGTGATAGAGGATATAAGCAAGTATGGGCTTCATAATAGTCAGTTATTAACCTGTGCTCCTACAGGTAGTATAGCTACTATGCTACAGGTAAGTACTGGTGTAGAGCCTAACTTTGCATTAAAGTACACAAGAAAAACTCAATCCTTGAATGGTAAGGACACATATTATGATGTCAATGCCAAGATAGTTGAGGACTTCTATGATAGTCACTTTATGTGTATTGAGGGGAGACATAATGGATTACCCTTACCTGATTACTTTGTAGAGTCTAAGGATATAGCTCCTATTGACAGGATTAAGATGCAAGGTGTACTACAAAAGTATACCGATGCAAGTATTAGTTCTACTATCAATCTTCCTAAAGAAGCTACTGTTGATGATGTGTATAACATTTATATAGAGGGATGGAAGAATGGACTAAAGGGAGTAACTGTCTATAGATCTGGGTGTTATCGAGAGGGAATCCTAACAACTGAGAAGCCAATAGACATTCCGAATACTTTGGCTCCGAAAAGACCAAAGGACTTAGAGTGCGATTGTTATACAGTTAAATCTCAGGGAGAAAACTTTGTAGTTTGTGTAGGATTACTTGACAACCAACCTTATGAAGTGTTTGTATTCAGACTTACTAATTGGTTGAAACTACCTCAACATAAGGGAACTATTACCAAGGTTGAAAAGGGTAAGTACAGTCTTAACTCTGATTTCTTGCATATTGATAATCTATTAGACACCGATATAAATGTTGAAGAGAAGGCTGCAACTTTGTACAGTTCTATGCTATTAAGACATGGAATAAATATCAAATACATTATCAAGACTGCTAAGAAAGTAAATCAGAACATTACTTCATTCTCTTCGGCAATGTGTAGAGTTTTAAGTAAATATCTGCCTACCGAAATAGAAGGAAAGTGCCCTGAGTGTGGCTCAGATATTATAAGAGAAGGAGGTTGCGAGCATTGTAGTAAGTGTTCTTGGTCTCGTTGTGAATAAATAAATTAAATAATATGGAACAATACAAGGTAAGTACTTATAGAACAGCAGGAGAGCTTGAAAAGGCTCTCAATGCTATGATTGTTGAAGGCTACAAGCCAGCCTTTATTACTAGAGGAGTTGAAGGCTCTATAACTGTAATATACGAGAAAGTTTAAAAAATGGGGACGGATGCATGAGTTTATTGGCAGTAGTTTTAGTAGTATTGAGTATCATTAAATTAGTAATGGCTCATACACTAAATAAGTTAGAGATACCAAACATTTCAATTATGCTTCCTATTAATCCAGAAGAATTTAAAAGAGGAGCTATCAACTTTTTAATTCTGGATGGATTGGTAGGAATATTTTGCGGAGTATATCTATTATTACTATGATAGAAGTATCAGTTGTCTATAGTGACGAGAAGCAAATTGAGAAGGTTAGAGAGTTTAGTAATGATTCTCTAACCTTTAATTTTATTGATATTAGTACTAAGAAAGGAAGGAAAGATGGATGGGCTCTAAAGAACTATTGGGGAGCATCCTTAGATCCTTTCGCAATTGTACTTAAGAGTGGAAAACCAATTAAGGCATTCTATTCAGAAAGCGGAGACGTTTCTGAGGAATTACTTAATTATCTAAATAGCCAGGAAGATTCATGGAAACATGTATGATTATAGTAAAACTATACTTAAAAATGTTCAAGATAAAGTTACTATAACTTGTCCTATACATGGGGATTTTAAATAGAGAATCTATGATCACCTTAAAGGTAATGGATGTCCTTTATGTAGAGGTACGAGAAAGTATACTGTTGATGAATTTATTAATAGAGCGAGGGAAGTACATGGAGATAAATATGACTATTCAAATATATTTGAATATGTTAATAATACCACTCCAGTGTCTATTATATGTCCTATACATGGATAGTTTTATCAAACCCCGATACATCATATTAATAATAAGTGTGGGTGCCCCAAGTGTAACGAATCTAAAGGAGAAAGAGTAATAGAATCGTGGCTGATTGAAAATAAGATTAAGTATATACATCCTTTTGTAATTGAAAATGTTCCAACAAATATTAGGAAAACAGGAATAATAAAACCTGACTTTTATTTGCCTGATTATAATTTAATTATTGAATATAATGGAAAATAGCATTATATACCTCAGAAAGGTTTTGGAGGAGATATTAAATTTGAGAATTAGGTTAAAAGAGATTCCTATTTAAGAACTTATTGTTTAATATAGGGAATCAAATTATTGGAAATTCCCTATACTGAAAAAAATATTATATGGTAGCTAAAAAACATTATTTAGTAATAGGAGATATTCATGGTAGAGCCATATGGAAAGAAATAATCGAGAAGGAGAATCCAGATAAGATTATCTTTCTTGGAGACTATGTTTCAACACATGAAGGCATTAGTGCTGAACAACAGCTAGGTAATTTAGAAGAAATATTGACATACAAGGGGAATAACCCAGATAAAGTTATCCTCCTGAGAGGTAATCATGATCTTTGCGAGTTGGGATATTATTGGGCAGAGTGTTATCCTAATGAACCAGATGTACGGAAAGTAATGTCAAATGATCCACTAAAGAGTAGATTTCTTGAAAATACTCAATGGGTATATGTAGATGATGAGTCTAAGATAGTATTCTCTCATGCTGGAATATCTCAAGTATGGATGGATAATAACAATATCAAAGATATCCATGATATTAATAATCTAGAACCATCTGAAGTATTTGGATTTATTTCCAATAGATTATTTGATACAAATGGAATTTCCGAAACTCAACCACTAACATGGATTAGACCTCAAGCATTATGTAAATGTAATGTTAAAGGATGGATTCAAATAATAGGTCATACTCCAGTATATAATATTACAGATATTTACAAAGCTACTAAACATAATGAGCATATTTGGTGCTGTGATGCTTTAGGGGTTAATCAGTATTTAGTAATAGATAATGGTAATTTTATTATTAAAACTATAAAAGACTATGAAAGTACAAATCTATAATAATTCTCATAATGCAAATCCTAAATATGAATCTAAGCAAAGTGCTGGCATGGATATAAGAGCTGACTTCAGTAGAATATCCCCCGATAATCCTATTAAAATCTATGGAGATGGAGGAATAATATTTGCGGGGGAAGGACATTCTTTAACTATGTTGAGGCTTGAACCTAATAGCAGAGCAATTATTCCTACAGGTATCTATACTTCTATCCCAGAGGGCTATGAAATACAACTCAGACCTAGAAGTGGTCTTGCTATTAAGAAAGGATTGAATTTAATTAACTGTGTAGGCACTATAGACGCTGATTATCGTAATGAATGGGGTATTCCTGTAGTTAATCAAGGTTTTGAAACAATATGGATAGAAGATGGTGAGAGAATTGCTCAAGCTATACTTAATAAAGTAGAACATATTGAGTGGGAAGATGTTAGAAGTATAACAGACCTTACTGGAGAAGATCGAGGAGGTGGTTTTGGACATTCTGGGTCAAGGTAATAATTAAAATATGGGAAATTATGATCACAAAAGAACAATTTATCAAGTTAATTGCTGATCATCGCAAGCACAATGACAGACTCGATAAGGTTGAAGACGTGCTTGGACTCTTGTTTCAAGAGGAAGGCGTAGATGATATAAACTGGTGGCTGTATGAGAAGTGTGAATGTCCAGACTACAAGATGTGGGATAAGGATGGGAACGAAATTCCAACAGAGACTCTGTACGACTTATGGGAAATAGTTAAGGACTATCGTAAATGATACCTAAGAAAGCAACCATTAGAGTTTGTCATACTACAATTGATGTAGATGACATATTGACTAGTTCTGATAAAGAGTACCTTGAAAGAGAAGGATTTACTGATGATGAAATAGAAAATAAGATTGAAGAAATCGTTAGAGATCACATCTGGGAATATGTCCCAGAGAATAAAATTTCTATTGAATTTGATTAAATGCTTAATAAATATCTCTTAGGTAAAGCATCTACTGGAAAATTCCGCTATGCTCAGGTTGAGTGTGATGAGGAATGGCATGAGCCTGAACATGGATATATTATACAAAGAAGCTATGGACAGGTGAGAGGAAAGAATACCCTCTCTCCTGCCATAGTTGTTGACAGAACAAAGCAGAAAAGAAATTGGAAAGAGCAGTACACGCTCCAATTTAATAGCGAAGTTAAGAAGTTTTTAGATAAAGGTTATATTGAGGTAGAAAAGCATCCGAATGAATATTCTGAGGAGGAGCTTAATGAGCTCTTTGGAGAAGTTAAGACTAATCAGTATGGAGTAATCAAACCTCAGTTAGCCAAACAAGCAGATAAAGTTACCAATCCTAAGATATTTGATAAGGAATGGCTCATATCAAGAAAGCTTGATGGGGTTAAAGCATTATTCTATTATAAGGATGGAGAAATTCATACTGCCTCTAGAGGAGGAGAAGACTATGACGCTTCCACTACTCATTTAAGAGAAGATTCGAGACTATTAGACTTCTTTAGGGCTAATCCAACTGTTATCCTAGATGGAGAGTTATTCAAGAGAGGAAAGACTCTCCAACAAATCTCAGGTGCTGCTAGACTAGAGAAAAATGCTTATGACTGCGACTGGCTGGAGTATTGGATATATGATTGTTATGTTACTGACCGCCCAGAACTTGATGCTCTTGACAGGTATACAATTCTTATAGAACAACTCTATATGAAGCGTAACATCCATGTATATAAATCAATAGAGGATGATGAGATATGTGATACTATTCATCTTCTAGATCATATATCAGTGGAGGGATGGGATAATATGATGAAATTACACGACCAGTATGTTAATGAAGGATTTGAAGGGGCTTGTATAACAGATCCAGAAAAACCTTATAAACCTGGTTCTAGAGGTAATCAACTCATTAAGATCAAGAAATACAAGTCTGAAGACTTTAAGGTTATTGGTTATAAACTAGGATTAAGAGGTTCTGAGGATATGACCTTTACTTGTGAATTAGAAGATGGGAGAACATTTGAAGCAATGCCTTGCGGTGATAGAGCTACTAAAGCAGAGTATGTAGAGAATTTTGAAGAGAAATATAAAGGACATAAGGCTGAGTGTACTTTCTTTAATTACTCTGATGATGGAATACCAACTCAACCTAAAGCTAGAATATTTAGATTTGATCTTGAATAATCATTAAGGGATGAACTATAAAATGTCTATGGAATATTTTGACAAAATTAAGTCATTGAATTTAGAAAAAGTAACTCCTAGTAAATGTGAGGATAAAGGAGATCATGTTATCATTACTATTTATGGTGGGTTTAATGGTAGAGGTGATTGGTCTTTATATCTTCTACAAATCACTAGAATAATACAGGCATTAGATGCTTGGGTTATTGACTTAAAAAATGATTGCCTTGATGACGTTTGGACATTGAGAATCGGAGTACATAAAAATTAAATTTTATAAGCAGTATGACGAGAGACGATTTAGGAGATAGAATGAAAGATTACTATGAGTCTCGTTCTAAAACTCGGCTCATTAGAAGGATGCCGGTTATAATCCGTTTGGATGGTAAGGCTTTCCATACCTTTACAAAAGGATTTGAGAAGCCTTTTGATATGGTTATGGTAAGAGCCATGCAAGAAACCATGAAGTATTTGTGTGAGAATATTCAGGGATGTGTGCTTGGATATACACAGTCCGATGAAATCACATTAGTACTCATAGATTACCAGAACTTAAATTCTGATGCTTGGTTTGACTATGAGGTGCAAAAACTGTGCAGTGTTTCTGCTTCAATGGCTACCTTTGCTTTTAATAGGAATTTTGCTAGATTAGCGGCACTAGAACCAGAGAAGAAAACAAAGCAGACTAATGCGTACACTGAGGTAGCTTCTAAGGGAGCTTTCTTTGATGCTAGGTGCTTCAATATTCCTAAAGAAGAGGTAACTAATTGCCTACTTTGGAGACAACAAGATGCTACTAGGAATAGTATTCATATGACTGGTAGAGCATATTTCTCTCATAAGCAAATAGAAGGTCTTAACAGCAATGATATTCAGAATCTCTTACTTCAAGAGAAAGGAATAAACTGGAATGATCTTCCTACTACTCTTAAGAGAGGTAGTTGTTGTATAAAGAAGTATAGACAGACTATGAATCAGACTTTTAGAGGATATTGGTGTATTGATGACGAGATACCAATATTTAAAGATGAAGGAAGGGATTACATCGAAAAACTTTTATAAAAATGACGATAAAGGATGATGTTATAATTACGGATCCATGCTATGTGGTTAAGGATGAAGATTGGGATAAGTGTGAATATGGAGAAAGATTAGATAAGTTAGGTTTTACCAATTATATCTCTGAATCAACTATCTATGGAGACTAGTCATGTACTACATTTGCAATGCCTATTGAGGATCTCAAAGACGTTATAGATAATCCAGATTCTATAGAAGGAAAAGAATATTCGGCTATTGGAAACTTTTGTGCAGATGCAGGTATGGTATGTGTACTTAGCATGAGTGAAGTAATTAAATATAATCCGGAGTTTCCAAAGTGGATAGAAACACATCCTTGGTGTGTTACAGTGGTTCCAGACTTTGATGGAGTAATTGACTACTATGTAGATAGTAATGAAGAAGCTCACATCTATGGTATTGGAAACGTTAATTTCTATACGACTCAAACAGGATTTTAATTTTAAATAACAAATGAAGTTAATTAAGGGTAAGAAGGCAAGTGAAAATTACTTGTCTAAGATTGTAAACATTCAGACATTCAGAAAACATTCTGACCCTGAAGTAAATAAACTGAAGTGTTGTACTATTGATGGATTCAATATCATCACTGGTATTGATTCCCAGCCAGGATTGTATGTTTACTTCCCGGCATTGTCATGTATAAATAGTGACTTCTTAAGCTATGCAAACTTGTATAGACACAAGGAGCTGAACAAGGATCCAGAGCAATCTGGAATGTTTGATGACAATGGTCGAGTAAAGGCTATCAAGCTTAGAGGAGAAATCTCAGAAGGATTTATTCTTCCTATAACTGTTTTAGAAAACTATATTGTATCAGTAACCAATAAAGAATTAGAAAATGTCAAAGAAGGCGTGGAGTTCGATGCAGTATCGGACAATGATAAAGAGTTCTGGATCAGTAAGAAGTATCTCCCTAAGAGAACATATACTCAAGGGACACCAAAGGGTAAAATCACAAAGAAAATCCCAAGAGGAATTGACAAGGTTATCGACACTCAGTTTAGATTCCATTACGACACAACTCTTATTAAGAAATGTCCTAATGTGATTACTCCAGAGTCTAGGATTCAAATGTCCTATAAGATTCATGGTACATCAGGTATTTCTGCTTATGTATTGTGTAAGCAACCTCTAAACTGGAAGCAAAAGATAGCCAAGTGGTTAACTGGTTGTGAGTTTAACAAATATGACTATATCTATGCCTCTCGTACAGTAATCAAAAACAAGTATTACAATAATAATGTAGGAGATGGTTACTATGGTGTAGATGTATGGGCTGAGGCAGATAAGGTTGTTAGACCTTGCCTTAGTCGTGGAATGACTGCCTATTACGAAATAGTAGGCTATCTTCCTAATGGGGGTTGTATTCAAAAGAAGTATGATTACGGATGTGTTCCGCCTAAAGGGGGAGAAGTATATACTCCAGAGAAGCACTTTAAGGTAAGAATATATCGTGTAACTTATACTAACACTGATGGTAAGGTATTTGAGTTTACTCCACATCAAGTACAGCAATGGTGTGCTACGGTTGGACTTACCCCAGTAGAAGAGTGTTACTGTGGCTTGGCTAAAGATTTGTATCCAGACTTGGATCCTGCAAATCATTGGAGCGAAAACTTCATAGATAGGCTTGCTAACGATAAGCAGTTCTATATGGAGTTAGACTCACCACACTGTCATAACAAAGTTCCTCATGAAGGAGTTGTTATTAAAATTGATGATGGAATTACTAGGGCATTTAAATTAAAGTGCTTTAGATTCTTGAATAAGGAGCAAGAGCTTCTTGATAAAGGTGAAGGAAACATAGAGGATGAGGCATAAGCCCATCCTCGTTAAAACTTATATATTCTATGAAAAGTAATTTATTGCACATTTGCTTTGTACTCGACGAGAGCGGGTCAATGTATGGTTCAGTAGGGGATGTAATTGGAGGATTCCAGAAACTTATTGACGAGCAGAAACAGCTCAAAGATGGAGAATGTATCATATCAGTTTACCGTTTTGCTACCACAGTTAAGTGTGATTATCTTGGCAAGGACGTAAATGAAATTCCAGCATTGAAGTATGAGCCAGGAGGGTGCACTGCTATGAATGATGGTATTGGTACTGCCATTGATGAGGTTGGTTTGTGGTTAAGCGACATGGATGAATCTGAACGTCCATCTAAGAACTTAATTGTAATCATGACTGATGGCATGGAGAATGCTTCCAAGGAGTATACTCTTCAAGATGTAAAAGACAGAATTAAACATCAAGAAGAGAAGTACAACTGGTCTTTTGTCTACATGGGAACTGACTTAAATTCTTTGGATGATGCTAAGAACCTTGGGATTGCCTTAGCATCAGTTTCCTCTAGGGACAATGTTGCTAACAACTACTCTCATATAAACGCCTATGCTAATAGCTATAGGAGTGCTGTTCTAGATGCAGACTATGAGGTAGCTACTGAATGTCTTGCCGCCTCTCTAAATGAAGATACTGCTAAGTATTCTGCTGAGAACGGTATAGAAATTAAATGAAAAGCTTCAAAATTACCCAATCTATAACTGATAGGCAGGACGCATCCTTGGGATTATATTTCAAGGATGTGTCCAAACAGCCTATGATAAGTCCAGAGGAGGAGATTAGACTGACAAAAGAGATAAAGAAGGGTAATGATAAAGCAGTTCAAGAATTAGTTAACGCGAATTTGAGATTTGTTATCTCCGTAGCTAAGCAATATCAGAATAAGGGTTTAACTCTTGTAGACCTGATTCAAGAAGGAAATATTGGATTAATAGAAGCCGCAAAGAAGTTCGATGAGACTAGAGGGTTTAGGTTCATCTCGTATGCTGTATGGTGGATAAGGCAATCTATTATGAAGGCTATTTCTGAGCAATGTAGAACTATAAGGCTTCCTATGAGTCAGGTTGTGTATATCAATAAGATAAACAAGGCTACTGAGAGGTTTGAACAACTGAATGGAAGAAAACCTTCTCTCGAAGAGCTTGAAGAGGAAACTAAAATAGAGGCTAGTAAAATAAACAGTACTATGGCTTCAGCTGGAAGAGCGGTTTCCTTAGAGAGTCCTTTAAAGGACGAGGAGGTTAGTTGTCTTCTTGACATAATTCCAGACGAAGGAGCTACTCCTGCAGACAGTGATGCTACAAGGAATGATCTATCTAATGGTATTGAAGCTATCTTAGCAAAGCTCTCATATAGAGATAGTGATATTCTGAGGATGTCTTTTGGTATAGGAATGCAACCAATGCCTAATGATGAGATTGCTAACCGATTTGGCATAGGAACTGAGAGGGTTAGACAAATTCAACATAGTGCTATTAATTTTATTAGAAAGAATTATATTAATAATTTAAAAGAATTACTATAATGGCTAAACTTATTATATGTCAAGGTCTTCCCGCTAGTGGGAAGACTACTTGGGTTAAAGCATGGGCAAATGAGGATCCTGAGCATAGAGTTCGTTTCAATAGAGATGATGTTAGAAATATGCTTGGGAAGTACTGGGTTCCTAAAAGAGAGAACTTTATAAATACTATTTATGACAGTTTCATGGATGAAGCTATGTTAGCTGGATATGATATTGTTATAGATAATATGAATTTGAATAAGAAAACTCTTAAAGAGATCGAAGATTTAGTTAAGGAATTTAATGAGTGGATAGCATTATCTCCATTGGCTGAATCTCACCGATATGAAATAGAATATAAGAGTTTCTTAGATACTCCCCTAGAAACTTGTATTGAAAGAGATTCTAAGAGAGAAAACCCTATTGGAGAAAAAGTTATTAAAAGCATATACAATAAGTATAAGAGTGACTATAATCTATGAATACCTATAATTTAGTAGTTGATTCAAAGGTTTCTCTTTGGCATAGGGAGTATGTAATAGTAGAAGCAGAAACCTTAGAAGAGGCTATCCAAAGGTGTATGGACAATGATTATGTAGATGTGTATGACATGGAGGATTTTTATGATACTGTCGAAATGTTAAGTCCAGATGATGTTAATGGTCCTACCCTTGAAATATACAAATTTGATGATACTTATTCTCCAATATACACGAACAAACCAGTGTCAAAATGAGTATAGATAATTTTGCTATCCTGCGTCAACATCTAAGATTTAACAATTCTGACGAATTTTATTTCGTCCAGATAATACAGCGCAGGAAGGACGGAAACGAAGGGCTTCATGTTAGAAATGGGTACAGACTGATAAGGTCATACTATATTTATAGCATAGAAGACCTTGATGAATTAGAGGGAAGGATAAAGGAACTATGTGAGGCAAATAACGCTAGAGCATACATTAACATGAATGTTCGAAATGCTAAGGAAGCAGCTTTGGAATGTATCAAGCGTTATACTGATTTAGTTCTCAATAATAATGCCTTCCAAGGGAATAATATTTGGGATAGTGTATGCGGAGGCACACGAGCACGAGGCTATAAAGCACTATGGGTAATTGATGTTGACAATCCTGATCTTGTCGATCAGGTAGAGGAGCTTGTAAGATCTTGCAAGCATAATGAAAGTTTTGTAATGTACAGAGTTCCAACTGTACACGGCTTTCATCTCATATGTAATGGCTTTGACACTAAACAATTTAATTCCTTGTTAAAAGATAAACATTTAGATACAATAGATATACATAAGAACAACCCGACTTTATTGTATTATAATGATTTATCTAGTAAGCCAAGACAGGGGACTGTTTAGTCCAGAGAAGTATAAGCAAATAGAGTTCTCTGAAGCCTTAGAAATATTACTACCACTAAAGATTGTTCAGTTTGATACTGAAACTATGGGGTTGGATCCTCATACTAAGGAATTGTTAACTGTTCAACTTGGTAACAAAGAAAATCAGGTAGTATTTGATTGGACAACACTAGGTGTTCTAGAGAAAAAAATACTAAAAGACTATTTTGAATCTGATAGAGTATTCCTTGGATGGAATCTAATGTTTGACTTAGGCTTCTTGTATGTCAATGATATATGGCCGAAGCATATCTGGGATGGAATGATTGCTGAGAAGCTAATATTCTTGGGGTTCCCTCCAGTGTTGAGTGTTGAGCTTTATAATGAGCTACAACTTCCAGATTATACTCCAGCATATGACAAAGATGGAATACTAAGATATTATGAACTTAGCTACTCTTTGAGGGCAGCTGCTGAAAGACGATGCAAAATCAATATAGACAAAACTGTTCGAGGTAAAATTATAGACGAGGGTCTTACTGAGGAAGTGATAGTTTATGCTGCTGGCGATGTTATGTGGCTTGAAGACATAAAAGAAGAGCAGGATAAGGAACTTGATAGACAAGACTTACAGAAAGCTATGGCTTTTGAATGTGAGTTCATAAAGAGTCTAGCTTATGCTAAGCATTGTGGAGTTCATCTTGATGCTAATAAATGGGCTGAGAAAATGGAAAGAGATCTTTCCAAACTTAAAAAGGCAGAAGACGCTCTTAATAAATGGGTTGTAGATTGGGAGAAGAATAAAATGTCATCTTCTGTATTCCCTGGAGAGCCTATTGAGTATGTTGATCCTAATCTTATAGGAGAGTCCGATAGTGAATGGCTATTATCGCATGGATATGTAAGGTATCCAGCTGGAGACAAACCAAATCCCAGATTCCCTGGGAACAGGATGCAAGCATATAAGAAGAGAGAGCCCAAAAGTAAGTATACAGTCAAAGACTTACAAGGTAATCTCTTTGAGGGATTTAATACTGAACCTAGATGTATTGTTAACTGGAGTAGTTCCAAGCAAGTGATTCCTCTCTTCGAGGAGCTTGGTATACAAGTTAAGACCTTTGATAAAAAGACTAAGCGAGAAAAGAAATCTGTAGAGGAAAAACTGCTAGCACCACAAGCTAAAGACTTTTCTATCATACCTCTGTATCTAGATTACCAAGGTGCCTCCAAGGTGGTTTCTACTTATGGAGATAACTGGCTAAAAGCTATAAATCCTAAGACTGGAAGAATTCATGTAGAATTACATTCTATCGGCACTGATACAGCTAGGGTAAGTTCTGGAGGTGGAGTCTATAAATTAAATCTTCAGAATTTACCACACGATGAAGAGACTAGAGCTTGCTTTACTGCCGAAAAAGGAAACGTATGGATTTCCTGTGATTACTCCGGACAGGAAAGTGCAATTACTGCTTCTGTCAGTAAAGATCCTAAGATGATAGAGATTCTATCTAGTGGAGGAGATTTACATAGTGAGGTTGCCAAATCTTGTTGGCCGGACTTGCTTGGAGGTCTAACTGACAAAGAAGTTAAGGAGAAATATAAGAGTTATCGACAAAATGCTAAAGGAGTAGAATTTGGAATCTTCTATGGAGGAGATGCTCATACTCTTCATGCCAATAAAGGCTTTGAAATGAAAGAAGCAGAGCGTATCTATGATAACTTTATGGAGGCATTTCCTGGAATCAAACGTTATCAAGACTATTGTCGTAGAGACGTTATGGCTAAAGGATACATTCTTATGAATCCTGTAGTTAAACATAGAGCTCATATCTTCGATTATCCTGTCCTCAAGAGGACTATGGATAAGATGAACGATAGAAGTTTTATGGATTATTACTGGGATATGAAGAAGAATAGTCCGTACTGTGACACTGTTCAAGAGGTAAAGAAATTTAACGTAAGAAAGTCAGCTTCTGAAAGACAAGCTATTAATTATAGGATGGACGAGAGTTGTGTCCTAGTAAAACTCCTTAAATTCGGTGAATCCTGAAGCACAAGTCGTGATGATTAACTGTATGGAAATACCGAGCCAACCTAAATAGCAATATTTAGAAGTGTGTAGAGACTAGAATATGGATTCCGAGAAATATGTAATTCGGAAGGTAAAATTCCACGAAAAGGGAGAATATGTTTACATATGTTTTAAGTTTTGATTATATTCGTATGTAATTAAAACTTAATGCTTATGGAAGAAATACAAACTAAAATTTGCAAAGAATGTGGAAGAGAACTTCCTATATCTTAGTTTAATAAAAATAGCGGAATGAAAGACGGTCACGTTAATATTTGTAAAGACTGTCAGAGAGTGCAAAGACAATTAAGGCGTGGGCAGGTTATTATCCCTGCTGTAACTGAAGGTACAATGAGATGTCCGGTGTGTGGACAGGAGTTACCAGTGGATCACTTTAATGTATTTGGAAGGAGTAAAACTGGGAGAGACTGGCTATGTAGAGATTGTCGTTCTTATCATTCTTCTATTAATAATAATAGAGATAAAAACTACTTTAGGAAGTTAAGAATAAAGGTAGATCCAGAATATAGGAAAGAGTAGTCTATTATTGATAGGAAATCAAGAATTAAAAATTTTAAGAGAGCTATGTACACTGCTGCAAAATATAGAGCAACACAGAAAGGAATAGAGTTTAATATAGAAATGGATGACATAGTTATACCAGATAAATGCCCTATTCTTGAGTGTGATTTTGTATATGGTACATCTCATAATTATGAATACTCTCCGTCTCTGGATAGAATTGATAACTCTAAGGGATATGTCAAAGGAAATATACAAGTTATTAGTTCTAAAGCAAATAAAATGAAAAATTCAGCTACTCCACATGAATTGCAACTGTTTTGTAAAAACATATTAAGATATAGTCCGAACTGCTCGAAAGAGACAGAACTAGAGGATAAAGAGCCTTTAGGATAACAAATTGACAAAATCGAGGGGCTTGTTGTTTCAAGCTGGCCTCTATTAAGTTCTTTAATTGGATAGTACAACACAATTATCAGAACATAGTTAAGATGTGTGCTCCAGTTCATGATGAGTGGAACATAGAATGTCCTGAGAGTATGAAGGATGAAGTTGCAGATGTGCTTGTAAAATGTATGATTGCTGGTGGAAAGCCTTTTTGTCCTAACGTGTTCTTAGGTGCAGATGTTTCTATTGGTTCACATTGGATCCATTAATATTATGTTAAAGACATTAATAGCATTTAATCAAGGTAATATATTTGAGGAAGTAGCACATCAGGAGTTATGGGATCCTGATGAAAAGTATTGTTTATTTAGCGTTAGTAACCTCTGGGAATGCCCAGAGGACGCTATCATTGGGCGTGATTTATTTGATTCTTACGATGCTGAAATCTTAATAGAACATGGAATGAAGTGGGCTAGAGAAGGATATGATGAACTTTATATTAAGTATGTAGCGTGTCCACGAGGTGAGGATCTTGAAGAGTTTATAGAAAACTATTTAAACGAATGGAAACCTGTACAAGAAGGTCAAGAGAAAGAATAACTGACACTTTAATTGATTGTGAAGTTATGGAAAAGTATTTGTTAGTAGGATGGCCTGAGATACAGATGTTCATGGATCACCCAAGGTGGTCAGAATGTATATTCTGTACTGAAATTCCTGGACATCCTTGTGAGGACAGTACTTATGCTGTTCCTGAATCTATTTATAATGAAGCATTCAGCTTATGATTATAGAACATAAAATAAACCCGTATCCAAGAACAATGTGGGTAGCTGTTGGAGAAGATTTTGACAAAATAAAGTCAGAGTTCCAATTTGTATATGAATCTGATTCCGAAATGACTAATAAAAAGATAGTTGATGAATACGACGCCATAGTATTCAGAGTATATAAAGATAACAAAGTGGGATTCCTAGTATTTATTGTAACTGATGATTCTAATAGAACTTTTGTGCATGAGGCTCTTCATGTTGCTTTGCACATATATGAAGACTGTGATATGGATCTCAGACCTGGAATGGATCAGGAACCTCTGTGTTATCTAGATGAGTATATATATAGTCTGATAGAGGCAGATGTACAGAAGTATAAAGCATTAGGATTGATTGACAATGACTAAGCTAGTTGGAATAAAAGCTACTGTAACTATGTCTAGAACTTTATACATTGAAGTTCCAGAGGAGGCAACAGAAGAGGAAATCTTAAAGAAAGCAAATGGTGAGATAATTCCTCCTCACAATGCCTTATACATGGCAGATAATGCTTTAAGAAGAATGAATGTGAAAATTGACAAACTTGATTTAAAGGATTGGGAGGTAACTAAATATGACATCAAACCAATTGAACAGCCTTGTAGTGATTGATTCCAGTGGGATAAATAGATCAAAGATTCCAAAGGAATCTCATTATGGTTATCCTACTGGGTGGATATGTCCTAAATGTGGAAGAGTGTATGGACCTTTTATGAATGAATGTCCATATTGTAATAAACCAGATTATACAATAACTTGTATGTGGTAACACTAAGTAGGGAAGTGGCTTAGTGCTACTTCCCGTTTTTTTTTTCCTTAAATTATGGAAGAAATATTAACATTGCTGAGGGAAAATAATATGATGCTGAGAGCTATTTGTAGCTACATTTATGAGCATCAAAGAAAAAGAAGTGAAGAAGATTCTAAAGATTTTATTATGAATGTTATAGCTAATATAATTTCTAATAAAAGAATAGATGGAAATGGATAACTATAATTACCCCATTGGTTCTGATACTTCAGACGCTCCTTGGAATCAATCAGACCCGGAGCCAAAGGCAATAGAAGTTACAGTAAGTGTTACTCTAAGTAAAACAATAAAAATACTGGTAAATGACTATATTATAGAAGATAAAGGAATAGACGAGGATGGAGAGTATTTTGAGGATATTGACTATTCTAATTGCGATTTAAAAAGTGCAGTAGAGAATCAATACACACTCCCACAAGACGCAGGGAAATATATAGGTAATTATGCTTATGAAGCTGGTTACAAAGGTTGTCCTGAAGCAGCTGAGCTAAGTAATTGGAATGTTGATGATTTTGAAGTAATATTAGAATGAATACTGGATCCTGGCATGATATGAATAAAATAGGCCCTCCTATGTCCCTTACACATGAACAGTTTCTCGAAATAATGAAACCTATAATATGTGGGATATGTAGAAGGATATTTAATCCAACAGATGAAGAAAGAGAAAAGGATAGATTAGCTTTAGAAGAAATAGATAAATCTATATTCGAATGGGAAGTAAACATGAATTATGAAGCTAGTTAAACCGTCCTTTGAAATAATTGAACAGCAACCTGGGTTAGAAGGAGTATATAAACAAATAGAGCGAGCTGGAAGAATTTGCTATAAGTCGGAAGATAAAATAACAGAAGATTCTGCTAAAGGATTTGTAGATAGAATGGTTAAGTCCGGTCATGGAGCTATGCTGGAACACGGTACTGTGTATCTTAGAATAGTACAATGCATTTCTCCATATTATAAACAGTTTCTATCTGAATATAACTTAAAAGAGTCAGATTTAAGTATCCCAAATTCTACAGATGTACAATGTGCTAAAAATTATTACTGGAAATATAGTCAGAATCCGTACTCTATAGCTATTTCTGAAGGTATTCCAGGAATTGATGTATATGATATTACTACTAATTTACGTGTATTAGTAGAAAATAACTGGCTCGATGACTTGAAGTACTTATGTGAGCCTACTGAATATCATGCAAAGAGAATCACTGTTCACTTTGTATGTGATAGAGGCGTATCACATGAGTTTGTAAGGCATAGAGTATTCTCATTTGCTCAGGAAAGTACCCGTTATTGTAATTATTCTAAAGATAAATTCAATAGTGAAATAACCTATATTCTTCCTTGTTGGATGAATGAACTTAAAGAAGGTTATTATGATTTAGATTGGGATGTAGTTAATTCAGAGGGGGAATCTGTTTCTTACCCATATCCTGAGGATGCTAGGGCTGTAAGTTTCTGGTATAAGCATACTGATAATGATAAGTCTATCCATTTAACAGCTGAAGATCCTAGAGATTTATATTTAAGCGGCTTGTGGGAATGTGAAGAAATCTATTTTAAACTACTATCTTTTGGATGGAAACCCCAACAAGCAAGGGAAGTATTGCCTAATGCCTTAAAGACAGAGTTAGTAATGACTGGTTTTATTAGTGATTGGAAACATTTCTTTGAATTGAGATGTGCACCTAATGCTCACCCCCAAGCCCAAGAGTTAGCTACTCCATTAAAGGAAGAATTTATTAAAAGAGGATATATTAATGAATGAATTTGATTTGGCAGACCTTGCTTGTATAAAAGAATCTAATTTAAGTATTGCTAAAGACTTAATAGATATTAAGTTTTTATTACGACGAATACTAGAGGTTTTGGAGAAAATAGAAATATGGATAAGAATTTACAAGATTTTTGTATTAAGAATAATATACCATTTACTGTAGAATTTAAGGAACCTTGGTATCCTAAACCTATTGAAATACCACAAAGCGTTATAAACGATACTAAGAAATTAATAGAGATTTTTAATAAAGCTATTTTTGATTCTATAGTTTATGGAAATGTAACATTTCACATAATTGATGATTAAGATGGATGAATATAGATATCAATATTTGAATTCTCTATCTATAGAAGAGTACGATAAGGAGACTTCTCTGAAGGAGCAAGATGAGTTCTGTGAATACCAGAGAAAGTATCATCCTGATGAAGTTGTATATTATCAAACGCATAACCCAGGTTAAACTTATAAAACATTAATTAATTATGATTTTCGGTAAAACTAAAGTAGCTCCAACGTTTGCAGAGCAGATGTCGAGTATTAAAGCAGCTTTTAAGACTGCTCATGAGAATGCAAATAACCTCCACTCTATGATGGAAGAAGAGATTAAAAGTAAAGAGTCTCAAATAGCTTCTTTAAAGAAAGATATTGAAACTATTAACGTAACTAAGAAGGAGGCGGAAACCTTCATGGAAAATATTTCTAAGTTGATATGAGTTTAGTCTATACGATTGAAAATACCTTTGACAACGGCTACCCATGCGTACAAACTTCTACTGTGTTTGCCACGGATAACCTTGAGGTGGCCAGGGAGAGATTTGAGTCCTACAGGAAGTGTTGTGAGGCTAAAACCAATAAGTCTAATAACGAGTATATCCTGTATCAATGGAATGGAAGTGGTTGTGAAATACTTGACAGATGTGACGACTATGGGGAAGACTGATTACAAAATCTTGTTTGCTGACTTAGATGGAACTCTTATCACTACTGCTAGTGGTAAGACGTTCCCAGAAGGAATTTGGGATATGAAGCTCAGATTCGATACTCTGGAAGCTATCAAAAGACTAGCTCCAAAGCGTGTATTCATAGTTTCAAACCAAGGAGGTATAGAGAAAGGATACAGTACGGACTATCTCTTTACTACCAAAATACATTATATATGCAGATGTATAGAGGAATACTGTGGGATTGATGTAGTTGACTATGAGTACTGCAAATCGAATCGTAAGAATGATCCGAGAAGAAAGCCAAACACGGGTATGCTTCAGCTTTTGTATACCGACTTCGTGGAGGATACTGATCTTGGTAGAAGTGATGCTCTTATGATAGGAGATGCTTCTGGGAAACCCGGACAGTGGTCTGATAGTGACAAGAGAACAGCCGAGAACTTTGGAATTGATTATTTGGATGTTGAAGATTTCATTAAGGCTATGAAGAATGAAGAAACTTGTGTATAAAATTGATTACCCTGTTGAGAATCTGTTTATAGGAAGTAGTCGTAGAACTGTTACTATTGAAGGAAGGGTATACAAGGAGGAAAGGAAATCTTTATGGAGGAGTAAGGTATTTTATACTTATACTCTGAATGTTCCGTACATAGAGGACCCTTTCTACGATGGAGAGTTTAACACCAATCGTATTCTTGGTGTTTATGCTTCTTCTGTAAAACAGGCACTAATTGATAAAATTAATGAACTTGAAGAAAATGACAATACAAGAACTGAAAGACAGAAAGGAGAAACTGGAAGCAGTAATAAATTCTTCTATTAAAGCATTTGAATTAGAAACTGGAGTGACAATAGATGGGGTGTATTTGGGTAGAGAGGTTCACGCTCCAAATAACGTATCCCTCAGCACTACAGAGAAGGCATATCCTCTGCTAGAAGTGCGCGTTAGAATAGAAATATAATGACTGCTGAAGAGTACTTTGGTGATTGGATAAAGGTTATTGATAAGGACGAGCTTTTTAGAATCATGCGGTGGTTGAAAACAGTTAATCCAGATGACCTTTGCCCACATCCTCATAACATATTTAAAGCCTTCAGAGTATGTCCATACAACGAATGTAAAGTAGTATTCCTTGGGCAAGATCCTTATCCACAGAGAGGGGTAGCTCAGGGAATACTCTTCGGAAACTCGAAGGAAACCCCAGAGGAGTGTTTATCTCCGTCTTTAAGGGTAATAAAGGAGGCTGCTATAGATTACACCATTCCACATAATGTAATTGAGTTTGACAATACATTAGAGTCATGGGCAAAACAAGGAATCCTAATGATTAATACGGCTCTTACCTGTGAAGTAAATCGAGTTGGTTCTCATTATAATATATGGAGACCTTTTATGTCAAAGCTACTCACTAATATGAGTTCACTTAACAGTGGAATCGTCTACGTTTTGTTTGGAAGTCAAGCTGCCTCGTTTCAGAGTTGTATAGTGGGCCAGCAACATATACTAAAGGAGTACCATCCAGCATACTATGCAAGAACTGGAGAGAAAATGTCTCATGGTTTGTTTGTTCAAATCAATCAATTACTAGATGGAATGTATGGAGAGAAAATAAGTTTTTATAAAGAAACTGACTATGGAGTTTGTTAACAGAAAATCAGTACACGACGACTTGAAGAAGTATGATTACATGGCCAAAGACAATGACTTCATAGAAGTCACTGAATGGACTTGTGGAGAGGGAATTGATGTTACTATAAATGATGATACTCTAATATCCCTCACCTATGGACAATTAGAGGCTATATATCATCTACAGAACGCATTAAGATACAACAAATGAAACAGTTTAATGTAATTATAGAGGACATAAACTCCAAGAAGTTTGTGCCTTACGATGTTATGCCTTATCTAGTACAATGCTACTACGAGGCAGGAGAAACTGATGATAGACCAGGAACTATCGAGGAATTTAAGACTTTCATTGAACGTCGTAGTATGTACAGATGGTGGTCTAGATGTGAATACGAAATAGTATTACAAAGCTGGCCTAAAGGAGACGTAGAAAAGAAAATTGATGTTCATCAACAAGTAATGATGAATATTGATATAATTGCGGAAATACTAATGAAGGAAGTAAATGTTTGAGAATATAAAACCACTGAAACTAGATTCCTCTAAGCAAGGGATCTGGTTTACTTCAGACCTTCATTTTGGACATCAGAATATTATAAAGTTCTGCAACAGACCTTGGAAAACTGTTGAAGAGATGAATGAAGGTCTTATAGCAAATTGGAACTCTGTTGTCAAGGATGATGACATAGTATTTGACCTTGGTGACTTTGCGTTTGCTCCAAATAGCAAGTGGAAAGAGATCTTGGGAAGACTTAGAGGAAAGCATTACCTAATTCTAGGCAATCACGATGTTACTAGGTGGCCTGGAGATAAGATAATGGAACTCTTTGAGCAGGTCGAACAGCAAATGATTGTTAAAATCGACGATAGATTTGTTTATTTGAATCATTATCCGTATCTTTGCTACGGAGGTGCTTGGAGAGGACCAGGAAATGCAGTATGGCAGCTATTTGGACACGTCCATTCTGGGCCTACTAGTTCTGGTAAAGACTCTGATAGGCTTGTTAATCTATTCCCATATCAATACGATGTAGGTGTAGATAATAATAATTATACTCCTGTATCGTGGGATAAAATTAAAAGTATCATTCAATCTCAAATAAAAGCTCAATAATATGGAGTATGAAATAGAAGTGAAGGATAATAGAGCTATGGACATACTTGAGGACTATGCTAACAAGAAAATTAGCCGTTCTCAATTCATAGCAAAAATGATAGAATTAATCAATTCTATTACCAATGAAAGAGATTATTATAAGAGCAAGATAGAGAATTATGAAACAGAAGATAGGAGGTAAAATAGCACTACTTGGTGCAGCGGTGTTTATTGTTTCTATAATTGTTGCAGCTTGGAGATGTGACATTTTGTTGGGAACAGCTCTAACTGGAGCATTCACAGGAGCTATAGGCTTAGGAATAATGTGTACTGAAGGTAATAGCAATAAATAATTATGGAATGGAAGATAGGAGAAATATTCGAGGTCGAGGGTCAATGGTATCAGTGTGTACATGGTAATTGTGACGTTTGTGATTTTAGTCGTGATGAACACACTTGTTTACTTGGCGTGAGTAATTGTGTTAAATTTAGGAGAAATAATGATTGTAAGGCTGTTGCCTTCAAGAAACTTGAAAAGGTCGGAGAGCCTTATGTAGGCAACGACAGAAGTAGTAATCAAACAAAATGAAGAAGATATGGAAGAAGGAAAACTTGACCCACACATGGAGAAAGTCATTGATGAGGCAACTCAAAAGCTGGGTGATGAAATTAGCAAGCAACTTGAAGCGAATATAAATAAACAAAGAATGAAACCATTTAACTTAGAGTTGGCTAAATCAGGTAAACCAGTATGCACAAGGGACGGAAGAAAAGCAAGGATTATTTGCTTTGATAGAGTAGGTTTTAGACCTATAATAGCACTCATTAACCATAGAGATTCTGACTTAGAGTATATGCAGGATTATATGGGAAATGGAAGAAAAGATAAAGAAGGAGTTACTAATTGTGACCTAATGATGCTTCCCGAGAAGAAAGAGGGATGGGTGAACTTGTATAAAAGTTCTGTTTGGTCTACTAAGGAAGAAGCTATGAAATATCGTAATAAGTGTAATGATTATATTAATACTATTAAAATAACTTGGGAAGATGAACCAGTAGAATTAAAGGAGGAATGAACTATGTGGATTGCGAGAGATAAAAATAATAGACTACATATATTTTCAGCTAAACCGAGTAGAATTTTTAACTATTGGCAAGGTTTAGATAGGACTTCTATTCCATGTTTCCTTTTCTCCGAAATCAAATGGGAGGACGAAGAGCCAAGAGAACTAGTATTAAAATGAATGATAAACTCTATGAATGGTTAAGGAGAGAGTTCTATTTCTCTAACCATAATAAGTATAAGTATCTATTTGAGGAGTGGGTAAGGAATATTACCTCTTCTCAAATAGAAGGATTCAGTAAGCAAATGTATAATAAAGAGAATAATGTATTAGGCCTTAGCATATGAATCCAAATACTCTCAATAAAATCAAAAGGCTTTTAGCTGGAGAATCTTTTATAACCAAAGAGCCTGGAAACTCTATGCTTCCATTATATAAAAGTAATGAGGAGCACCTACTTACTCCTATAACGTGGGATAAGTGTAAAGTTGGAGATGTAGTGTTTTGTAAGGTTAGAGGTAATTGTTATACACATAAGGTTTATGCTGTAGATTCTAAGAAAGGGTGTCTTATTGGAAACAATAGAGGACACATGAACGGATGGACTAAGAATGTGTATGGATTAGCTCATAAAATTGATTAGTAATGTTACATATTATGCCTATTCTATGCTTAATATTCTTTGTTGTGTACGTTGAATTTCAATTAAAGAAAGAAATGCACAACATTGGACAAGAATTCAGAGAACTTAAAGAAAGGATACTTAGTAATAAAAATGAGATAAGAGTAAATAGAGAAAAGATAGAGCAAAATCGAAATGATATAACAAAGTTATCTAATGAGTAATCCTTGCGCTAATACGTTCTATGCTTGTTCTGAAGACAGACAAAACATTGATACAATAATTAACTTCTTCCATGATTGGCCTTATGTTGACATAGAAGATAGTGGAGAAAGCGTAGATGTGTATTTTGATTCTAGATGGGTCTTCCCAGAGGAAGAGATGAAGAAATTATATGAATCACTTCCAAATAAGGAAGATATATACATGAGGTGTCTATCTGTAGAATATGGATGTGACTATGTAGCCTATTGGAAGTGTAACGAAGAAGGTTGGTATCAAGAAGTATAAATTTGATTAATATGATTAAAATATGTGCAATGAGTGACTTACATGGATATCTTCCAGAGATAAATCCATGTGAGTTAGTATTAATATGTGGTGATATAGTTCCGTTGTCTGCACAAGGAAGTTCTAGGTATACATCTAGGTGGTATGAAAGAGCCTTTAAAACTTGGGCAGAAAGCTTACCCTGTGATAAAGTAATATTTATTGCTGGTAATCATGAGCTACATTTCCCAAATCACTATGAGTATTACAAAAAGATGTTTCCAAATAATTCTAAAGTAACTTATCTATGTCACGAAGAATATATCTATAAAGGTCTAGACGGTAAAGAATACTCTATCTTTGGAACTCCATACTGTCAAGTATTTGGTAACTGGGCGTTTATGCTATCAGATCCAAAATTAGAAGAAAAGTATTCTGAGATTCCAATGAACTTGGATATACTTATTACTCATGATCAACCTTATGGGTATGGGGATGTTCTACTACAAAAAGATTGTCCTTGGGCTAATGGAAAGCATATTGGTAATAAGATGTTAATGGAAGCTATTGCTAAAAAGAAACCTAGGTATCAACTGAATGGGCATTTGCATAGTTGTAACCATAATCTTATTGATGTAGACGGTACGATTCACTACAATGTAAGTCTAAAGGATGAGAGTTATCAACCAGTATATGAACCATTATATCTAGAAATAGACAAATGAGTGAAGTAGAGTTACGCGCTAAAACTAGTATTTTATCTGAGTCTTTATTGATTAGCTGGAAATGACATCAGGATTTTACTCTTATTATAAACCTAGTAGAGCCTTAGTAATTATGGTCGTTGAAAATGAACGTTATTTCAGAATGGAATATTCTCCAGAATTACTAAAGGAAATGCTAAATCATGGCATATCCCCACTAGATTATTTTTATCGTCAAATGAGTCATTATAAAAAATGGTAATATGTTAAATATCGATCTACTTATAAAGAATAGCATGAAGTCAAAAAATCAAGAAGAACTTCGTGCTTACAAAAACTTGAAGGCTGAAATCCAGCTTTTAAAGACAGCTAAGAATGCTAAACCCTACGATGAGGCTGCTGAAATCCAATTAATTTCAAAAATGTGTAAACGGCTAGAGGAGGACATTAGAGGCTTCTCAGAAGCTCGTAGAGAGGACTTAGAGTCAGAATATAGGAGTGAATTGGAAGTACTAAAAAAGTTGCTCCCAGAACCTGTAAAAACCTCTGAGATAAAGAATGAAATAGGTTACATGGCCGGATATATGGGAAAATTAGGAGAAGAAGAAAACCCTCCTAGCCGTATCACTATTCCAAAGAAAGAAATGGGAAATATAATTAAGTACCTAAAATCCAAGTTCCCTCAAGCAGATGGTAAAATGATTTCTAATATTGTTAAAGAATATATTATTTGATGGAATTATCAGAAGAATTATACAATAAATTGAATATTCTTGGTATCCTAGACCATGAGATAAGAGGAGATAATGTTGGAACTAGTGATTACTCAAAACATATCATCCAACCTTGGAGTATATGGAAAGACTATAATTTAAATCCGTGGGATGCTGATATAGTCAAGAGAGTTCTTAGAACTAAAAAAGAGTCTGGGAAGAGTGAGATTGAGTCCAGAATTATGGACTATGAGAAGATAATTCATATCTGTAAAGAGAGAATACGTCAATTAAAGTGTGATAGAAATGAGTGAACTTATTAAATATGCTAATACTGATGTCCTAGATGGATTAAAGTACGTAAGAGTGGGTTTAGCTAATATAATATCTCATGTAATCAATACTGGAGAAGACTATATTATACAAATTCCAGTTAAGTTAAACACATTGAAGGACTTATTAGAACTAGCTATTCTTAAAAATTACCAAATATTTGACTATTATCCCAATTTTGGTGAAGATTTCTTTGTAGTAGCTTGGGAGAAGTTCAAGGTTGAGGTAGCTAAAGTAGAATCTGGATACAGATTCCGTTTATTAAAATAATATTAAAGGCCGAGTAGCTTACAGGGAATTTTCCTTGTAAGTTGCTCGGCCTATTTTTTTTTTAAATTATATAATAGAAATCTGTTCTGTTCTAAACATTAAGGTCTTTAGCCTTGCATTTGAAATCTCCGTTATGGAACATTAATTCGTTATATCTATAATTCCAATCAAAATATCCAATAAAATTAGGCAACCTTCCTGTTTTGCCTTCTTTTGCTTTGTTTGATAATTCTTCGTATGTCATTTATTTAATGAATCAAAATAGGCTTTACCAGTATCTCTAAATGATCGTGTGAATCCAGTATTATCTAATAAGAAATATGCTAAATTCTTTTCTCCGATTAGCAAAGAGTAAGCATCCTTCATTATTTTTACTGGCTACGAATACATAGGGGGATTTAAATTCTCTCCAAAATACTATAATACGTTTAATGGACCTTTAAAATCATCGTAAGCTCTAGAGGATGATTTATATAAAACCTCAGTAAGTAAATTTACTAATACTGGATTGTCTTTCATTGTTTTCTTATAATCTTTGTAGGCTGGATCTGCTGCTAACTTGAAGAATAGTGCCCATAACAACCACATCAATCCATCTGAAGTTAATTTTAGGGAATTAGCTTTATAAACGTCATCAGATTTTAGATATTTCATGGCTGCTTTCCATCCATCATTTACCATAATATTTCTAGCTTCATTTAACATAGGAAGAATACCAACGACAGGACATGGTACATTATCCCATACTATATCTCCTGTATTCTCTGTAGTTATGTTTCCGTCTTTATCCCAGAATAGTTTATTACCTTGATCATCAACTTCCTGTACTCTTTTTAGCTTAGATGTTTTGTTTTTCTATGCAGACATAAAGTAAGTGTTAATAGCACCATTCATCCAGGTAAAGAAATTAAGGAACGTAAAACCAGATGCTCTATTTTCAACCATAGCCTTTTTACTTTTATCATAGGCACCATAAATATTATCAGCTAAACCTCTAATAACATTCATTTCTGTATTAGTATAAGGACTTGGAAGATCATCTTCTGCTGTTATAGGAGTATCTGGATGCTCTTTGTTGTACATTCTAATCTATGAAAAATATAAAGATTTAGCTTTTCGATATTCTTCTGAACCTACTGTTCCATATTTATAGGCCCTAAATCTTTTATCTTTAGTCCAATCATACACTAACTTACCTTCGTTATCTAAACTAAAAGCATCCCAAACTCCGTCATGAATACATCTAGCTACAAATAATGTCATTCTATTTAGGAAATCTGGGCCTCTAAGAGTAAAATAAAACCCATTTTCTATATTGGTAATACCACTTCTAGCGGTTTTAGCTCTTTCTCTAATTCTAGCCTAATCCATGTTAGAAATTCTAAATCTTAAATTTAACTTACTCAATAAGTTTTGAGCCATTGGATTTACTGTAGAATGAGTTTGCACATAAGTATATGCTTCCGTAACATCTTTAACATTTAAATCTGTTCCTAACTTAATAACAGATCTTATAAAGTTTTGCTAAGCTCCTTGAATACAGTCCCTAAATGCTCCTACTACGTTACCAGCTAGTAATAAGTGGTTAACAACCCTTTTTACTGGAGATATTACTCCTACAATTATTTCCTCTTCCTTAGTAAGATTTGGATCATTAAATATATTAGCTCTTATATAATCTTGGATCCAGTTTATTTCTTCCTCAACCACTTTCTGGTTTCCATTAAAATCTCCAGTTAAACTTAGTTGTAATATTAGAGCCTTAGTTCCAACTAATAGTCTATTATATTTAGTAGTGGATATATGTTGAGATAGAAAATCTATAAGGATATTTTCTAAATTAGTTTCAAAAAATTCAGGTCCATATTTAGATATTAACTAGGCTCTACGTGTTCTTACTGCATTAGAATCTTGACCAGTGACAGGAACACTAAGCTCAAACGGATTCCTTAGATTGAGTTTATAAAATTCATCTGAATTTCCATATAAATTTCTTTCTTCATCTGTCATCCCATTTATAAACTCATCAAATGAATTACTGAAATCTTTAATTTTTCTCCAAGTATTATTAAATTTAGCTATCCATGCTTTTTTAGATTGTCTAGAAGTAGCAGTAGAAGCTCTTTCCAAGGGAACCCATAAATAGTCTTGATGTTTGTTTATATATTCTGGCAATCTGGAATCAGTAGGAGATGAAAATTTAAAATTACCATTAGAATTTATTTTAGCAATCCTAAATAGGACGTGTTTTAGTAGTTTTCTTTCAGAAGGCTTTAAATCATTAGTGTTATCGTAAGGATTTTTAAATATCATTAAATTATTTCCATTTTCATCCCTTTCATACATGTTTTCAAACTATGTAGCTTGTCTACCAAAAACTATATTATCTAAACTAGTATAACCTATTTCTTTATAAAACTAATCAAACTAGGGTCTTATATTATCGTCATAATCTTTTAAAAATTCTTCAGCAATACTATCATGAGTTATCTATATATTATCAGCTACTAACCTAAGATTTGAATCCTTAACTGTAACAGGAGTAAAAAATTCAGAGTTAATTTTGCTATAAGTTGACTAAATAGTAGGAGTCATGTCCGTTAACTATAAATATGCTCTAGTACATAATTCATAAAGTATAGCCATATTTCTAATAGTGGGGTTACTACTATTCATAAGTTTTTTAACTTCATCCTAGTTATTAAAGTTATAGTATATACTAGTTATGCTCTATAAAAGATTCTATAAAGCATTAATCTACTCTAGTTTAGTTTTAGCTTCCTATAGCTAATCAAATCCATACTGAGCATAATCTAACTACTCGGACCTTGATTTACCCTGTATTATTCTAATATACTCGTCTAAAACCTCTTGTACGGGATCCGTAAAAGTAGCAGATTTAAAGTTATTCTAAATTTTTATATCTGCAATTTCACTATTAATAGTCTATATAACTTTCTAAAAATATTTTCTATTAAATTCCCCTATATGGTATGGATAACTATTTCCATCCAAGGTACTAAGAACTGTTAGTTTTCCAAGAGTAACTTCTCCTAATTCTGGAAGAACTTCGTTTACAAACTCCATAGTTCTAATAGCTTCTATATTACCAAAAGTTCCCTCCATATCTGGAAATTGTGAATCAGTCTTATAAGAACCAAGTATATTTTTTCTCCCTTTAAATCCCGCATTAGCATTTACGTTAAAGGAAGTAAGATCTACAAAATCTACAACTCCGTCCTTACTTCTAAAAACCAATATATTATTATCAAATAAATTAGGAAGTAATTCCCAATTATAAGTTTTTTCTTTAGTTTCCGGATTTTCGGTATAGTTCATTAAATATTTGCCAAATACGGCATCTAGCTTACTTGCTATGCCTCTAAGTCCGTTAACTTGATAAAAAGTAGAAAAACCCTTAGAAAAACTGTTAGTTAACGCTTCTTTAATTCTTTGTGCTGAATACCCGCTGTTAGTAGTAAGATTCTCAATATGATCAAATACTATTTTTAATATTTCCTTATTGTTATTTTTATTTCTGCTTTTTTCAGTAACATTATAAGTAATTCCATCAATAACCACTTCATAAGTATGATCATTTTCATTTACTTTTTTAATCACTAATGGTTCAATACCCTGCGGATCAGTATCTGGAGCATTTTTTATCCATTCTCTTGCAGATTTGTCTATTCCAATATCTCTTATATTAGCATCTGGAAAAATATTTCTACATACTTCTAATGCTCTATCTATTGGTTGACTAGAAACATGAAATGGCATATAATTACTAGTTATAAAGTGCCTAGCGTATTTATCGTATTTTTCCATTGCATATCCAGTTCCTGAAAATCTAGTGCTATAATGCTTAGTTGGGAGTACTTTTATATCCCTAGCATTAGTATAATCTTCATTATAGTTAACCTAAATTGGAATTATACTCATTTCTATATCAGTAACATCTACTTTATTGTTAGCTAGCATCTATTTTAAAAATGCTAACTAGTTTAAATAGTTTTCAAGTTTTACTCTACTCCAGTCATTTGGGTTTCCAGTAGTAGTTTTAAATAAATACATATGTAAAACTCCATCCTAGCCTAAAAATAACCAATCTATTTTACCAAATATTTCCTTGTCTAGACCTTTTAACTTAGATTTAATATTTAATCCTCTATAAGCTAGACTAGAAGTATATTTTCCTTTTTCAGAGATCCATCTCTATTTTAACTACTAATGTAAAGTAGCTAACAACTAATCATTTTTTAATCTTTCCGGAATATCAGTTAGTTTATTAATGAAATCAGAATCATCATCTTCCATATAAGTAGAAGAACATACTAATTTATGTAACCATAAAGCATCCTCTTGTATTTTATCCCAGTTATTTACTTGACTTAATATCTATCTAGATGCCTCTTCTTTATCCATTCCTTTTTCAACTAAGATTGCTATCTCCTAATTAATATAATCTTCTGTACTAAAAGGAGTTACTAAAGGTTTTTCATTTATGTTAGCATACTCAGAATTAAGGAATTCTAAGACAGATAATCTATTTTTAAGAATAGGTTCACCGTCTATTAGTGATGAATTTCTAGCCTCCTCTATACCCTCCACTTTTACTTTATTAAGTGTTTCTTTCTAAGCCTCCTATTTAGTTACCTTACTAAATACAATGTCAGTTATTCCTTCTAATTCTCCATTAGTCAATTTATTTTCTAAGAAGTCTAATAGTTCGGAGTAAGATTGAAACACCTAACCTGAACTAGCAATAGTATATTTACAATATTTCATGTTAACATTCTTCTTTTATATTATTCTCTTTTATCTGTTTAGAAATATAGTTAGAATAAATTCTCATACTTTGACCAAAGTCTAAATTTTTCTTGGATAATGTATTAGCTACATCTTTATTAAACTTAGCAAATATAGTTATAGGATTTTCTCCATAAAATTTTCTAATATCTGATACTTTAGTATTAAAAATAGTTTTAGTAGCATTCTTTAGAGTATCTTCACTAGCTTGGAAAATCTCTTTGGTACCCATAGTTATATTGTTTCTAATATAACCACTAAACATTTTGGCAAAAACTTCTTCCATTACATCCATTTGAGATAACCCCGAATAAGTTTCTAGTAATGTATCATATAAATCTTTGCCTTCGTCTGTTGATACTATAGCTAACATTAACTACTCATAATTCTGTCTAAATTCTGGATTTGATCTGAGAGCTCCTAATACTAGGTGGATATATTCGTGCAGTAAATCTGTTGTTTTTGCTATAGTTGTATTCACGTACACTTCTCCATTATAAATAAATGCTTTATCTATATTAGGATCTGCTACATTACTTAACTATTCCTTAATTTCAGATGATGTCATTAAATGCACGTTAATTCCAAACTACTTAGATAAGGCTTCAGATATTGCCTACATCCAAGTAACTACTGGTTTACCTTTATCCTATTTATAATCAGTCACTATATCAGGAGTGGTTGGGATTATTCTATAATTCCATCCCCTAGTAGAAGATACAAAGGATCTCTTTTCTATAAAATAAGTATTTATACTTGCTTCATCGAATATCTTTAGAATGTTCTAAATCTATTCTATATTTTCTCTATTTTCCTTTAATATTTCATTTATTTTATAGATAAATGCTACTGCTTTTTCTGGAGTGTTTATTTTTTCTATTATTTCTGTTTTTAATTCTTGAGGAATGTTCCACTTATTAACAGTGTTTACAAAATCTCTTATCGTAGCTTTGGAATTGGCAATTAGATCAAGTTCAGAACCTATAATACTTGTGTTTTTATTAATAGGAATATCTAATACTTCTATTATCTAACCTTGGATAAAAGAAGTCTGGCTTGCTACAGTTTCAGAATTTAAGGAATTGTCATAAATTATATTTCCACTTTCATCTACTGTACTATCCCTAAATTTGAACTCCAATAAGGAGTTCTTTCGTAAAGATTGAAATTTAATAGAATTTTCTATCCAATCAAGTGCTTCTTGTTCTGACTTAAATTCTTTACTATTATTTTGCTCAGTAAGGTAGCCTCTAGATACATAGAATCTTGGCTAACCACCTTCTTCCTTAACATATCTATATATTTTATATCCCTTATAATTAGGATTTATAATATCCATAGTTGATACAGTATCATAACCAAAACCATATTTAGATTCTAATGTAGTAAACTGTTGTTTTAATATGATACCTTTATCAGATTTTCTTACAAATTTATATGTAAATTCTGGTTCAGATATAAATAAGTTTCCAAGCAGAAAATCAAACCCAGTTTTATCGTTTTCAGATAACTAAAAGTATCTGGGAAATTTATATCTAGTTTCAGAAATAGGTCTAGATAAATACTCTTTCATTGATTTAATGGAAGTAATACCTAGAGTTTTTAGTAAATTACTATCATATGTACTTAATATACTATATAACCTATCATAAGCTAAGAAAGCTTCTCCATCCTATAATAGTGTCTTCTGTAAATTTATTTCATTAATTATAGGATCATCATAAGAAGTAGGCATTGACCAATCTTTAATAGTTCTAATTACCTTAGACAAAATGCCTATTGCACTTTCCTATTTTCCATCACTATTTATGTATATGTTTCTGTAATTAGATTGATTATACATAAAATCTATAATAAGGTCTGGAATGTCTTTTATATCTTCTCTTAATTTTAATATTTCGTTTAATGGCTTATTCCATTTAGAATCTTCACTAAGTGTAAATCCTAATTCATTTACCTAATGCCTAACGTTTAAAAACGTAGCAAGTTTTTTAACATCTTCTTCATTATTTTTTATAATAAAGAGTTCTTGTCCCTATGAGTTTATCTTTCTTCCATATATATTTTTCCTTCCAATACTTAAATTATTCAATAAAAGTATATTAGCTTCTACTGGAGGAAACTATATTTCAGCAAATTTAGGCTAATTTTTAAGAAACTCTAAATCACAATTTCCGATTAAGCCATTAATTCCCTATAACTCTTTTATACTTGTCTATTTATTTTTTGCTGACTATATAGAAGCCTATCTAATCTGTTCACTTAATTCTTTACAATATTCTGGGTTATTCTAAAGAACTGTAATTATATCCTAATCAGTTAATGGAGAAGCTGAATCTGTTTCCAAACTCAGCTCCCTACTCTATCCATTAACTGTGAAAGTAATTTTACAAATCATTCACAGACTTTGTTAATTGTTAATATACCATTCTAAACAAAATCGTTTATATAATCTAAAGCATTTTTTCCTAGATTTGCTATTTCTCTAATCTATCTGGATAAGTTTTCAGAGAAACTTTCTCCTAAAATAAAATAACTATTATAGTTACGAACCCTATCTAAGTAATGATCTATAGATTCACCTTTTTTCTATTTAAGTACTCCTTCTTCTACTTCATAACTCCTTCCATTTTTCTTCATTAATACAACTCCTTGTTCTGTATTAACTTTTATGTATGGATCCCTCTAGCCTACTTGAGATGATACTATATTTGCAGCAGAAATTAAGGAATCCTTATAGCTAACTTCTAACAGAAGTCCTTTAGATTTTAGATTCTTATAAAAGTCAGAATCAAAATTGCTTAGATTATCAGTATCCAATCTAACTTCTCCAAAGAAATCTAAATCGCCTAGCCATTTAAAATATCTATTTATAAGTAGACTTTGGTTAGTGGTTACAAATTTATCGAATAAAGTAGTTAATCTATCAGCACCATACTAATTTTTATTTACAGCTATATTATATAATATAAACCAATCTGCTACACTTGTACCATTAATATACTTATCAGATAATTCCTACAATCCTTTAGTATAAATCTAGAACTTTCTCTATGATTCCGTACTATCCTCAATAGTTAACATATTAAGATTTACTTTATAAAGAGGAATATCTCTATAGGACGCCTTTAAGAGAGCTTGTATAAATGGGTTGGATGAGATTTCTGGACTCTAAGTTTCTACTACCTTACCATTTACATAATCCTATGTTATACCCTTTCTTAAATTTGGTATAATAATATTTTCAAAAATATATTTAAAAGAGGCTATATCACTCTTAGATCCAAATCTTAATTCTCCATCCTCTGCCTACTAATTTATATCCCCATCTGAAGTTAAATAATTTGAACCCTTAACAACAGGAAGTTTTATATCCTTTAAACCCAATATAAATTTAGTTATAATAGCATTATCAATAGATCCTAATAATCTAGTTTTATACTACTCTGGCATATACAAACTATCCTGTCTAGCCTTATCAAGTAATTTAATATAAGCCTTAGTTTTTATAGTAAGATTATTGTCTATAGTTACTACTGCATCAAGTATCTATCTAATAGCATCAAATTGACTTATCCTATCGTATACATCAAATATATTAACACACTTTTTAATGTGGTTATATAGCTATTTTAATTTGTTCCTATAATTATAATCACTTGCCCATCTAGTTGCATCTATTGGTGTAAGTACTTTTTCCTAAATATCTACCGGCAATCTTTGAACTTCTTTAGCTCTAAGTAACATTATGTTTTGTATTTTTTCTAGATCACTTCTTAAATCGGATTCAGAAACTGCTAAACCTTGATTGAATCCGAGTAATTGGCCAAACCTACTAAACTCATCGGCTCCTTCAAGTATATTCTTAAATTCCTCTGCATCCTAAATAGCCTCGTTTAGTTTTTCCTTAGTACCTAAACCATAAGAGTTATAGAGCTCTTTCAATTCATTTATAGTTATTTTTCCATATTTATTAGCATAGGAATTAAAATTACCCTTAGCCATTTCAATAGCATCATATACTGAAATGTTAGAATTTTCAAATACATTCTCTTCAGTAATTTGATCTATAAATGAAGCCACATCAGAAGTCATGAATTTTACTATATCTCTAACATCAACTCCTAAAGATATAAGGAATAAATACATTTTAGCAAACTTATTACCAGCATTAACTTTAGCTAGAATTAATTCCTTAGCATTATCAGTAGCTGCACTTAATACCTAAGATGACATCAAATCTGTGGGAAGAGGTCCTTTTAGTCTGTTTCCCATTCTTGCTCTAATATATGGATCTACTCCATAAAAATTAATATCAGGTAATGTATTTATTTCTTCCTATCTTATCTTTCCATCAGCTCTACCTATTACTCTACTTAACTTAAAGTTAAATGTGGCATAAGCTAAATCCTATTCTGTAGGATTACTTCTTATTATTTCGTTTAGATAGTAATTCCACATAAAAGAGGCTTTAATACCGTTAGCGGAAATTCCAATCACATTCTTACCAGTCATGTTAGAATATTGCATCAACATCTTGGTGGCAGGATTTAACATAGTCATCTTAGATGCTTGCTCTCCCTTCTCGCTTAAATCTGATGCACTTCTAAAATCTTCCATTTCGATAGGAGAATAAGCTCTAACCATATTAGCTAAGTCTTGAACGGTATTCTATATATGTGAAGAAATAAAGTTTTTATTAGCATCCTCCTGTAAGCCTTTAGGAATATCTGTAAACTCATGATCTCTTAATTCTTGTACTATTTTATTAGCTCCCTCTATCGTATAGTATAAATTGGCTCTAAATCTATCATCTACTTTATCACTAATACTATTAATATCATTTAATAGTTTAGCTAAAGTTCTCATCCTGTTTTTCTTAGCCTAATTTATCTACAAATTTAACTAATTTCTTTCATTTAACAAAACTGCTCTTTCTTCTGCAGATGTTTGTCTAATTGAAGAGTTTATCTCCTTAATTCTTTCTTCACTAGTAGAAATACTATCTTCAAGAGTTTTTATTTCTAATAGCTAACTATTAATATCTAACCCAGTTTCTCTTAATTGTCTCTAGGCTTCCTCTATCTAATTAGTTAATTCAACTTCTCGTTCTTCACTAATTTCTGAATTGAGTAACTCAGTTTGCCATAGTTTTATATTATTTTCTAATGTTTTCTTTAAGATTTTATAATCATTTAGACTATAACCAGTAATAGCTCTGTCATATAGCATTTTCTTAGGATAGGGTAAATATTCAGATTCTTGAATGGTTTCTAAAGTAGAATGATCAAATAAACTACTCCATCCCACATACTTACCATTTCCATCAAATGATAACCCCATTACATATGCTTTATCTATATCATAGTCTGAACCTTGTAACCAGGTTTGCCAGTGCGAAACAAAACACTAACCAGTACTTGTACCAGTAAATCCTACGTTCTTCATCTACATAAAGGATTGTAATGTTTGTGCAGGAATACGTGATACTGTAAATGACTATGATTTTAAGAAGGAAGCATATTTCTTAGAAGCTAACTTGAAAACATACTCTCTTAATTTATCATCTAGTTTACGCTGTTTAATTTGTAAACGTCCTGTTTTAGGGTTAGGTTTAGTTTTATCAAGAACATCAATCTTTATAGATTTTATATAGTTTGATAAGTCCTTATCATATTTTAATCTTTCCCCAAGATTGTATAGAGTTCCGTTAACTATATCTCCAGATATTCTAGACAGATTAGAGTTAACTTGTAATCCTGTAAAGGTAGATGAATTATAAATATCAGCTAGTAAACCACTTATATAGTTATTTACCTCTTCATCAAATTTCTATTCAGGAGTTAAGGTATAACCGTCTCTCTATAATTCCTATTCAGTATACTCTCTCTAAGCAAATGCTCTCTTTATAGCATCTTTATTTATATTATAAAGTCTATATCTAGAACTTTTTCCATCTCTAGTTTCAGATACTATATTGTTTGAAACAAATTCTACATACTCTAGAACATTATCTCCATCTATTCTATATTTACTTTGATTAGTTAAAACTTTACCATTCTAAGTAAATTTCTTAAGCTACTAATCATATACAATATCTTTTCTTACAACCTCTCTACCAACTTCAAATAATACTATATTATCATCAGTTGTATAGAATACCCTATTTATTACATTTCCGCTAACCTCTCTTCTTCTGATTGTATTTTTCCAAGCTCTTCTAGAAGAATCAAATGAATCACTATTAGTAGGTATAGGTTTGAATGTTATGTAAAGATGTTTACCGTTATTTTTTGTAAATGCTAAATCAAAATTATCAGATGTTATTGTTTTAGGAACATCTAAAAAATAGTTAACCCCTTTATTCATTACATCAACAAGAGAATCTCCATCTTTTATATGAAATGCTGATTTATAAATGTTAGACATAATAATTTCAGCAGCTGTATTCTGTAAATTAAACACATCATAACTATTTCCATTTTCATCAATATAGTATCCGGACTTTATTTCCCTAAAAGCTAGTTCTGGATTATAAAACTCTCTGAGAATATCTATAATCAAATCACTGTTAGATATTTCCTTACTATTAGCTATCTTATCAATAACACCTTTTATAAGTTGACTATTTTTACTATCTATAACTCTGTTTAATATTTCAATAGCTTTATCTATTTCTTGTTTTGATAACTTAGTACTATTTTTTATATAATATATTCCTTTAAATAAACTAGATAATCTCCAATGATCATATATATTAGCATAGTGATGTTCGGTTTCGTTATTATATTCATAAGCTACTTTAGCAGGAGCTAGATTTCTAGGAACTGTTATGTCCTTCTAATACTGAATATTAGATATATTATAATAACCTCTTTTCTATAAAAATGCAACTGGATCATCTTTAAAAGCGTAATAATCTTCTATTTTATCAAGAGATATATGTTCTGTTCTACTTGTTATTTCAGATTCTACTTCATCCGTATTTAATCCTCTTAAGTTAAATTTTTCTGCTGTAAATGTAACTAGTACATTATCAGTAGGCATAAATATCTCTGGATTATCATAGAAAGGTAATTTACTCTATTCAGACCATAATAATTGACTTACTACATCTCTATTTTTAGCGGATATATCTGTCAAACTAGAAGTAAATCCATTATTATATGCTAGTTTAATTAAATCTTCATACTAATAAGTAATTCCATTTAGATCATATATCATTGAAAGATTATATCCAGGAACCATCACCGTACCAAGACCTGGATACTATCTCTTAATAGATTTTTTATTAATATTAGACACAAAAGTAGATAGAATTGTGTTGTATATATTAGGATCACTAAATGGAATCTTAAACTCATCTAAAGCATGATCAGTACTCAAATTAAATTTCTTTTTAATGTTATTTATAATAGCTTCTGCTAGTCCAGCTTGGCCTCTACCAGATCTTAAATTAGCCATTATGGTTCTGCCTACTATATCATAAATAGCAGATTTGTTTCCCGTTTGTCTAAACTCTTTTACAGCGTCAAGTTCTACTCTAGCTAAATCTAAGGCTGTCTATCCTAACTATTCATAAATCTATTTAACATAATCATGCAAAAAACCTCCAGCATCTAGAGAATTTATAACCTATGAAAACTCAGTCATTTTAGCTTCATCAGCAGTATGATCAGAATCCTATTGAATACCATATCCATCCGTAGCTACAGTTATATAATTTAAATCCACATCATCATACCAAGAAGATAATGGATTAATATTTCCAACTCCGTTCTTAACAGCGGAGTTGTTAGCTATTACATGAATCATAGCTCTTTTTAAAGGCTAATCGTAACTATTAATGCTAATATCTTTGGGATTAGCATTAGGTTTTAATGATGATACTAGATTTATAAACTAAACTACCGCTTTATTAGATTCTTCTGAATACTAAAGATTTCCATCAGAATTTAACTCCTCTGAATAAATTCCTCCTAAAACTGTATGCAATTCAAATAAAGAATCTATTGTATGTAAAGATGGATCATTTTGTATAGTTGTGCTAGGAGTATGAGTCTAATCATTAGTAAAATAGTGGTATATTCTCTAAGGGGCTTTATCAGCTTTAGGTTTACCAATATCATCCACTTCCTATTCATCTGTATAATATACCCCATTCTCTAAACCAAAGTTATATATTAAAAAATGAGTATTTCCATTTCTATAGAATAAACCAGGTCCACCTTCGCATATATCTTCTTTAAAATCAATAGTTGGATCATCTTTAAATGCACAGCCATCCACTAAGTTAATTTCTCCAAATCTCCAATTTCCTTTATTATCATGCCATCTAATTTTAGTAGTTTTCTTAAATATGTCTCTTAATCTAATACCGTTACTATTACCCTCGGATTGTCTCATCCACTAGTTAGTAATTGTATCAGTAGCATATTTAAGAAGAGTGGCTGTCATATATCTATCATCAAAGTAATGCTGAATAGGCTTTTTAATAGTACCTACTTCATTATCGCTAAGTGATTTATTTTCTAGAATAGACCAGAATGGATTTAGTAATGCACTACCATCATGTGCATCTATCTTAGCTGACTTCCCATCAAAATTAAATACATCAGCTGGTATATCATTCATACAGGCTATATGCATGTTTTCGGTGATTCCATATAAATTAGGGATCATTCTAGTCATTGTAGCTGTTACAGACACATTCCGTTTAAACTAAGCATTCTGTCCTAAATTCTCTATTCTGTATATATTATCATCATATATTTTGGATAGATTATCTATAGTTTGTTGCATTGATTCGTCAAGAGGAATAGTAGTATGGATCATATTGTACAAATCCATAAATGTAATACTTTCACCATTCCATTTTGGCATTAACTTTCTCATGTTAGGAAAGTCATGTCTATTGACCTGATTTAATAAATTAAGTTTAGATAGTGCTTTAATTTTATGATTAATCTCAGAACCTGTTGTCTAAAATCTGAGATTATTGCCAAGTAAATTGTCAATCATGAAAGCTACATTAAGCATTGGATTAATCTCTACTTGCTCATTATCCTTTATAACCCCACTTACTACTTTTCTCCAGGTTTTAGTTTCAGGATTATAAGCTCTGGCTAAAGCAATAAACTCATTATCATCAACCCACTTCGTAATTTCTTTGAGAGGTATGAATTTCTTCAATGCCTACTCCAACTAACCACTATAAACTAAATGAATTCTTTTAGAAAGCAAGTCTTTTACATAGTTTACTTTCTCTCTTTCTAATCTATTGTGCAATCTTTCTGGAGTATATAAGTTTTTGGCAAACTCAAATAATAATTCATTAAGAGCTAATTTTCCTCCAAATACTTGTCGATAATGTAAGTCTTTATATAATACTAAACTATCATTAGTAGCAGCATTGTGTTGCTTAACTAACTAAATTAACTAATCTTCATTTAACCCTTTAAGTTTATAAGCAATTTCATTAACAGATTTACCAGGAAACAATTTCTAATAGTCCTTTATAACTCTATTCCAAACTTCTTCATATGCCTTACCTATAGTATCAATCATCATCTATTCGATAGTAGCCTGCATATTAGGACTTGTTATTATAGTATCTAAAGATTCATTTCCATAGTATATTTTTTCTAAGTCAATATGTCCTGCTATAAATTTAGTTTTATCAGAATATACTGTAGGCTAAATATAAACTGTATTGTTACTTACTAAAGGAATTAAGAATCTGTTAACTAGAGAATGGTAAAGAAGTTCCCCCTCCGTCATACTCTTAATTTGTTTAGTTTTACCTTCCTTAGTTTTAATATCAGTATCTTCTACAGTTTCAATAAGCGCTGATTGATTCTAAGAAAATAATAGATGTGCACAAGGAAATTCTATTTTAATGGCTGATTTAACTATTTGAGATTTTATTTCTGCACCTAGGAAAGTGGGACTAAAATTAGGAATTTTATCTCCATCTAAGTTGGAAATAACAGATTTAGAAGTATTCCCCGCTAATATAGTTCTTATTTTAGCTAAAGTCATAACCCAATTCTCTCTATCTAGCACTGTCTTTAGCTAATATCCATCATATTTATTTATAAAGAATTCCGTTACATCTCTTGATTCAGTATAGTTAGCTATTTTAATTGGATAAACTTCTGGATTATCCCTTAAATACTATCTCAATTCCGTTCTAGCATAAGACTCTCCATCCTATTTTTTAGCTTTGCGAAATCCATCGTATATATTTTTAATTAGTAATGCCCTAGATGCTGTAAGAAAAGTTCCCTTTAAGAAATTAGGATCAGATAAAGATGATAAATAAAATTCTAACATTCCTTGAGTATCTTTACCAAAGGAAGTGTTTAGCATAGTATCGATAAAATTGAGAATACTAATAAACTCTAACTCGTCATTATTTAAATCTATTCTATTTATTAGTCTTTCTCTTTTTTCGGCAGTGGATATATTGATATTTAGATTATTAAGTTCTGGTATAATGAAACTATTTATAGAAGCTTTTTTCGATAGTAAATGAGTGGTTCCAGTTACATTAATAAAATAGTTCTTACCATTAATATTTATAAAATAACTCTTCTAATCAGCTTGTGGTGCTATTCTATAGTCTAAACTATCCTATCTATCAATAGTAGTATCATTAATATCTCTTACTATATCAAACCTAGACTAAGATATAGAATATTTATCTTTAACCTTAGTGACATACTATTGAGTATAGTTATCAAATGTAGTTTCTAGATAATTCATAGAAGCATTTGATGATATAATATTAAATAAGGATTCTACTAGATTATATCTAGATTTTATACCTTTAGTTTGTGCATATTCATTTTCGATAGAAAGCCATGAATTCTTACCATACATAACTGTTTTATAAAATGAATATAAAACATTTAAATTATTCTAATCAAATCCTAATTCATTTAACTTCTTCAATAATGTAACATTGTTCTTATTATTGAATAATTTATTATATATAACTCTTAAACTTCCAGATAATCTCGAAGTTTCATCATGTAAATTAATAACAGCTTTTGCAAACTCAGAATCTGTTACTCTGGTTCCCACATCCTTTAGTCTCGTCCAAGTCCCAATAAAATCTTTAGGCTACATCTTTCCAAATTCTCTCTACCCAGTTCTGTAATCATAAATGGGTATAGCATTAATAATAACCTGAGAGAATTTAGACATTAAGTCTAAAGCATCTTGAACATCATCTCCATAATTCTTTTTATTATTAGAATTTCCTTTTCTAAGAATATATTTATATTTTACTTCGTACTCATTATCCTGATTTAATTCAGCACTAATTGGGGAATCCATATCTTCATTTATAGATATAAAATCTCCTAAAGATTCCTTCAATACTTCATCAAAATAAGTGAGATTTATGTAAGCAGAAATTGCCTCATAAAAATCGTCTGTCTTATTAGCTATGGCTTTAGTCCATCCCTATTCTATTTCAGAAGTTAAAGTGCCTTTTCTTTTCTTATCTTCTACTATATTATACATAGCTTGCAAAGCATTCGTATAAGTACTAACCTTATTCTTTATCTTTGTCTTAGGATTAGTAACGTAAAGAGTCTAAGAAAATAATTTACTATCTTCTGGATTAGTAAATATATATTTTAATAAATAATCCGTTATTATTTTATACTACTAATTTTGATAATCTATAATTCCCTATGCTAGAGCATCAGTAGAATCTATTATTAATCGTTTATCTGGATCAATAATAGTTCTTAACTACATCTATTCAGTAAATCTAAGCTATCTCCATTGATCTACTCCAAGATTACTTGTTCCATAAAAATCATTAAGAATTTTTTTATAAGAAATAGTTCTTCTCTAATCTTCAGTGATTAAATCAGTTCCATCTATTATAGCAGTAATTCTCTACTCTACCTAAGTAAGAGGTCTGGGAAGTAACTTACCCTTTAACTAAGCTCTAATACTTATTTTATCTCCAGTCGTTAATTCTATAGGAGCATTTTTTAACTCCTGCATTACTGTATCTAATAATTGTGATATACTTTCTGTATACTGACTTTCGTTGTTAGATTCATCAATACTAGTACTGAAGGGTAATCCCTTCAGTCTAGTTATGATTTCTTCAACTAAAGCCTCTGGAGTTTCTCCAGTTAGTTTAGTTAAATTTATATCTCCAGAATACTAGTCAATACTAAAATTTGGTTTTAAACATTTTGCCATTTGTATTACGTATTAGCACAAACTCTATTTTTATAATTAGATAAATCTTGGATTATGTTGTTATACCAATCTTCTTCATTATAGTCTTTTAGATATTCTTGAATCTAATTAAGAATTCTGTTAAATTTCTCGGGAGATATAGTGTCATTGTCATCAACTCCCAATCCGTCATCCAAGATTCTAAATAACTCATCTAATGCAGTATAATCACCTTGAGTACTTATACCGTCTTCTATATTTTCATCAGAATATCTATTTAAGATACCTTTTATTTCACTTCTAATATTACCAACCTATAGTATTACATCTTTAGGTTCTGATACGCCTGTAAATATTATGTTTCCAGCAACACTCTGAATAGTATATTTGGTTCCATTATCTAATGTCACTTCTATACTGTTTACCCCTCTTGTAAATTCAGCTATTGTATGTCCCTTTAATTCAGGTCTGTCTGTAAACTTGGTAAATATTATCTGCCCATCATTATATGAAATAGATTCTATTAACTAATCTATAGGAGTATTATCGTTACCTTTAAAATAATTGTTAAACTTTTTAGTGATTTTACTCTTTAGCATAGTTATATACTTATTAACAGAATCTTGCTTAGTTAGAACTATATTTGATATTTCTATTCCACTATTCCGTAACTAGCCACTTATCTAGTTGTGTATGGTAATAACGGGATTTTCTTGTGGTCTCTCTTCCGTTTTCATTTCTGGTTTAGGAGTAGTATTTTCATCTAAATCTATAGTAATTACAGTTCCCATAGTTGCTAAATTAGAGGCAAAGAATTTAGGATTAGTTACTACGTGTTCTATATTTTGTTTTTCTCCGTTTTTAGGAAGAGCCTATATAAAGGTATCAACAAAGAATCCATATTTGAAATAAGCATAAGTAGCTCTAATATCTTTTCTTGTAAAATCGTTAGGTATCTTTGTTGAAACCATCCCATGAAACATAAGACTAAACATATCGTCTAATCTAGAATCTTTAGTTCCTATTTTTACTCCATTTTCCGTTTTTAATGGAATAATTCCAGGCTATTGATAACGAAATTCTCCGTTTAACTCTGTAGCTACTGGATTAGATATTCCATTTAGAACACTCATCCAATCTAATTCCTAGTCATTAAATTTTATTATATATCTACCATCCTTATTTTCTAATAGATAATCTACAAGATCTTGTGTATTCTAATTGTAAATACTTAATAATTTACTCATTCTTATTAGAATAGGAGGAAGAGCATGTAGAACGGACATATCTTTAACAGCTATTTTAATATCTTCTGAAGAATCCTTTCCAGTAAACTCTAGTTTTATTTCGGAATTCTATTTAAGATCCGCAAACCAATTTTCTAGAGAAGATAAATTAGTAGTTATATATTTTTTATGATTACTCTAATTTACGGGAATTATTTTATCAACTATATTGTTAAAAATAGTGTCAATTACATCTTTGTATTGTCGAGCTATAGATGGATTGATGTAAACCCCAACAACAGACTCTGGATGTTCATAGAATTTAGTATCAAGATTAGTTAGCTTACGTAAATAAACTCCATGACCTGAACTATATCCCAATCTAAACTCCTTACAATAAGAAGCGAGAGAATCATTAAAGTCCCAAATCGGTTTTAATCTAGATTTTACATCTTCTGGAACCTAATTCCTATAAGAAGCCTCATCTACAACCTCATTCTCTTGTTTAAACTAGTTGTACATATCGTTATCCAACTTACACAATTCTTCTACTTGTGATTCAGTTAAGTTAGAACTGGATAAGAACTAATTATAAGAGTCTAGGAATCTAAGAAGTCCAGCTCGGAAGTTCCACATAGATATGTACATTCTAATTGCCATAGGCCCTGATTCAAATGGTAATGTAAATGTAGTAATTCCATTTGATACTTTGTAAAGTTCTGTATACTTGTCTTGATACAGAGATTTAAATGATACTCCAAGAGTATTAAGTACATCCATTCTAACTATCTTAGGAAGAGTTGGATCCTATAACTAAGCTAAATAAATATCCTTTAATTCTGAGGGGTTTAATAATAAATTTCTAGACATAAACCTAATTGGTTTTCCTCTTAATTTGGGATTTATACCTTCTATTTCTCCGACATTGGTATAAATAGGAGAAGTTACCTGAACTGGAGCAACTGAAGCATAAGGACTAGAAGTGTTATTAACATTCTCTAATCTCCAAGCAGTCTCAAAACTTGTTATCAAGGTGTCCCCATGAAATACTGGTTTATTTTTTAACCCTATTTCTTGATTCTACTATGTCCATGTGTTTATTTTCTCTTGATACCTTTTAATAATATCTGGTAGAGCATTTAAATATTTAGTAAGTTCTTCTATATTACCTTCTTTTCTATCTATTTTAGCTTTTATAGCATCAGATATTATTTTCCTATTCTATTCCCAAGTTTCTGGATTGTTAAGACCTCCTAAAGATAAAGTATATTCTACTCCATCGTTTCCCTATATCTTAGCAATTAACTTTACAACCTTACCATTAATAGGTCTTCCCTCATTAGTAAGTCCAGTGCCTTCAGTTAATCCAATTAATCTGTTGAAATCAGTAGGATCTTCTATTTTAATAAAGTATTTAGCATTTTCAAATTTATCTTTACTAAATAAACGTTTTGTTTCTAGAGGTAATCTATCCCAGTAGTTAAATCCAAATTCAAACAGATTTCTTAACTCTAAAACTTTTCTTATATAGTTTAATTTATTACCAGGTTTTATTTCCTATCCTGGTCTAATAAATATACCAAGGTCTGTTTTAGAATCTTCATTATTAGTCCAAACCTCAGATGTAGTGTCTATTCCAGAATAACTTACGTTAGAATAAACTCTAATAGGACTTCCTATCTACTACTCAGCATTATTCTCATCTTCATTGGATTTAGAGGCTTCCTCATTATTATTTTCTGTATCATCTTTTTCTGGATCATGTTCTTCTTCTAAATCCTCTTTAGTCACTTGTTCTCCACCAATCTTGATAGATTGTTTGTTTCCAGTTCTTGTATAGGTTGGCAATCCTTCTTTAAAGAAATGATCATATATTTTTTTAGCAGGCTCTCCTTCTATTGTAATTTCATTATCGGTTTGTATAGAAATCGTTCCATCCGGTCTTATAGTAACCTTATCAATAGTTATATTACCTTGTTCTGTATCAGTTTTAACATTGTCATAATTTTCTTGTGTATTATAACTATCCCTAGGTCCTGTTATATCTTCAATAGTTAAGCCAACATCATCATTGGAAAAATGTATTCTGGCCTAACTTTGTCCAGTATAGTTTATGTGAGTAAATCCATCAGAATCAGTAGTAGATTCATACTAACCATTAGTAACACTTCCATTAACTGAAGTATACTATGTTTTCCTTACTATATTAGTAGTTGGCTAATCTTCTTGATTAGTTTTACTAGTCTACTACAAATTAGAAACTTTCTATAGAGCCTATTCTATTTCTGGCAATCTTCTCTCTCTGAATTTCTAGACAGATCTACTTATAGCCGATAAAGTTCCATTATAGTTAGACTCCACATTTTTAATAATCTTAGATAAGCCATTATTTATCAATATAGTAGCCTCTCTACTTCTACTAATCATAGTATAAAGATTCTTTAAGAAATTTATCATATCCACTCCTGTATTTCTCCAACTATTATCCTGTTTAAAATCCCAGTTCTAGTCTATAACAACATAATTAAATTCACGTCCTTGTATCTGTGATGGAGACATTACTTCTATATCATATCCAAGGTCTTTTAATTGTTTATAATATGGAGAAGAATCTACTCCTACGAATCCTACTTTACCATCCTTTGGAATCTTATTAATAAGTTCTGTAGATAATGAGTTTACTATAATGTCTCCAGATAACCTTTCTTTATTATAGTACTTAAAAGTAAGATTTTTAAACTATTCATTAAATACTTTTTGACTTACTGCTTCAAAAGAAGAATTAGGAGCGTTTCCTAAAATATCTAACATATTAATTATAGGCTTCTGATTCTCTGACTTATGAACATTATTATTTCTTAACGATAAGTATAAGTCTGGAGCTCTCCAAGCAAGTAGTACATTAGATTCTATGTTTTCTATGTTCTTCTAACTGTGTCCATTTTGATGATCATCTCCTATAAGTAATAAATTAATATTATTAACTTTACAAAATTTAGATAGTATTAAAACTTGTGCTGTGCTTAAATGAGTAGCCTCGTCTACAACCAGATTTCTTGGGGGGTTCTAAATAGCTTTTGGAATAAATTCTGGTTTTATGACAACAGTGGAAATTCCATTATTTTTAACTACTGTGTATAGAGTAGATAAATCGGGAATATCTCCTCCAAATATAGTCCTGAACAAATCCTCTAGAGTAATACTTGTACCTTTAGGTAAACTATTCTATAAATTATCAATTTGTGACTATTCAGGACCGCTTAGCCAAGTATTTTCCCCTTCTCCAAGGTTTAATCTAGCAGCAGCAAAAGTTTTACCAGAACCTCCCAGGCCAGTTAATATTTGAGTATTTTCTGCTATATCCAACCTAGTTCCAGTTTTCTGCTTAATATACTCTAGCACATTATTTATAAGTTTTGGATTCTAATTTTGCACGTAAGCTAGCTTAGACACATACTCCTATATAGAAATTGGAGCCATGCTTTGATTAGATTTTAAGAAATCATCCAATCCCTAGTAGTAACTAACAGTACTAGCCCCAATAGAACTTATGAGTAATTGAAATTTATCGTAATCAGTAAAATCACTATATGTAAAATTTTCATCTAATTTAGCTGTCTTTTGGTCCAAAATTCCTTCCAATTTTGTCATTTTTGGAAGTATTTCGTCTAATATCTATTTTAATGTATAACCATTAGCAATAGCTTTATTGTAATTGTTAAATAATAATTCTTGTAAAGCTATTACAGACGATAGACTATTGTCTAAAGTTAAATTTTCATAGCCCTCTAATAAGTCTATTCCTTTAGATAATTTAAAGTCGTTTCTGTATACTTTAAAGTACTCAATTATACCATTATTTAGAGCCTATTCAGCTTTAATAAACTTAATTTCTGTTTCCTAAGTATTAGCATTATGAACATCTACCCACTACTATATTTCTCGTTTATAAGCAGCTATTTCTCCAAGTATAAAATCAGCAATTTTACTATCAATTTCAGGAAGATCTAGATAATTAGAGAATACATCTCTATGATTTCTAGCGAATTGATTTATCTACTTATTATGACCTATGGGTTTATCAGAACTAGAAGCAGCATAAACAAAAGCAGCAGCAGTTTCTAAGTCTTGCTATATCTAATTAAGTATTCTAAGCTGGTCTTCGCTTAATTGAAAATCTTGATAAGAATCTCCGTTAGAGAATGTTGAATAAATATCTTGTAAGAACTATTCTATATTAACATCCTTATTTGTAGATTGTTTAGAAACTTGTTCTAATATGGGTATGACTGGATTGTTTACAAACTAACTACTCTCTAGTTCTACTAATGTTTTGTATATTTCATCATTTTCTAGTTTGTTAATAAAGTCATTATCTAATTTATATTTAAAGTCATCAAACCTCTTCTAAGTAAGGTCATTTATTTCTGATTCATACTGTTCTTCTGTTAAAGATACTATATTATTAGCTCCCTCATCCTCCAGTTTAGTAGGATCTAATAGAACTTCAGCATAGAACGTTACTGCTTCTGGAGAATCTTCTTCTAAACTCCATCCAGCATTATCCAAATCTTCTTTTATCTAATCAAAATCCCATCCTTTACTAGCTTTCTAATACTAAATATAAGCATATATATCTAGATTAGTAATCACTCCGAAATTAAATACATAATTAGCAGGGATACCTATAGCTAACTTTTCTTCAGAAGATAAATTACTTACTTTAGTTAATTCATTAGCAACTATTTTATCCTAATCCAAACCTACTTTATTATCATAATGCTTACTAAAGTAATTTTCTGTAGATTTTTGGATTCTATTTTTAATAGCTTCATAGAGTTTATTTTTGTCTTCTATTCCAATTCTCTGTATAATCCCTCTAATATCCTGAGTTAATTGATTATCATCAGGAAAGGTAACTCCATTTAAAGCCTATCTTAAAACTTGAGATTTTACCTATTTAATTCTACTAACTAAATATCTAAAATCAGTACTAGTAATAGGCTATTGTAAGAAATCCTAAATCCATTTATAAATATTATTCAAATTGTACTACTATACGGCCTTAATATGAGACTCTTGTCTTTTCTTAAAATCTTCATCAGTTTCATCTTCCCTTTTAGTAAATAATTGCTGATACTCCTCATCCGATTCAGTATCTAATTTGTCAGAATCTGAAAGTAGTTTATCGAATGGATTGTTTTTTCTTAGTTCCTAAATATATTTGATTTCTCTATCAACGTTTAACAATTGTAAATTCTGAATAGAAGGATTAATCTATCCTCCCATATCTTTAAACAATTTAAACGCTTTGTCTAAATTCTGTTTAATTGGAAGTTTTTTAAATTGTTCATTTGCAAAGGTTAATTCCGATTCATCTAAATCTGAAACGGACTTTCCAAATAAACTTCTTACAAACTAATTAAAATTAAATGTACCAAAGTTTTTATTCAGTATTGGATCCATAGCAAAAAGTGTTTTTTCTACATATCCTAGAGATCCTTCTCCGAATAAATAGTCTCTCTGATCTAACAATTCCTACTTTTCTTTTAATAGCTTATCAAGATTTTGTTTGAATTCTGGATCATTCCTTTTACTGGGATCGGCTACACTACTGATATAGTTCTGAATTTCAATTTCTTTATTTTCAATAGCAGCTTTTAATTTTGCTAAATCCTCCTAATATCTCGATATATATGAAACTTCTTTTACATTTTCCGCATTATCACCTTTTAAGAAATCAGTTAATGCCTAGGATCTATATTCTCCTTGTACTAATTTATCAAAAGATTCATCTTCAGATAAATTAATATTATTGTTATTAAGAATCATATCTAACTAATTAATTATACTAACTAAACCTTCATAATTAGAATCTGCCTAAGATTTATGTTTATCACTAACAGTTAAATAAGTATTAGATCCATCTTCAGCAATATCATAAGATAATGTTTTACTTCCCAATTGCCCAGAATCCCTAAGTTTCTTGAACTCGTTAATTAATTCGTCCTTTTTACCCTATCCTATTAAATAATTTATATCATTCTAGAACTGTTGAATTTTGGCATTTCTGTTGTCCCATGCTTGTTTTGCTCCAAACATGGCACCACCGACCGAACCTCCTAAGAAAGACATAGCATATCTATCAAAGACATTATCCCAAGAACCATAATCTGTTTGCGAAAAATATCCAAGTTGTCCAAGCAATTCTCCTATAGATTTAGAAGTATCAGCTACTAATTCCTCACTAACTTCTTCTAAACCTTCTCCGAGTGATTTTCCTATTAAACTTAGACCTCCATATTTAGATCTATCAAGATAATCATTAACTGTCTTTCTTCCATTAGCAATACCTTTCTATATAGCTCCTATAATTCCTTTTTTAGTAGACATATCCTCAGCTACATTTCGGCCTGCCATGTATAAATCAGCGTTATGTCTAGCAGACTCTCTAATAGCCTACCTAGCTCCGCTTTTCTAAAAGAACATTTCTCCTAAACCAAGGTATTTATCTACAGAGTACATTCCTATTATACTTCCTAAAGCTATAGCAGCAGCTTCAAAAGGAGTTCCCCCTTTTTCGAGTATAGACTCATATACATCAGTATTAGATATTAAGGCCATATATAATAGAGATAAATCCTAACCTGCCTTCATTCTATTTTCAAATATTTTCTAGGCAGCTGGTAAATACTACTTTAACGCAGCTTCTCCTATGAGGGATTTAGCCCATTGACCATTTCTAACTAACTAATTAATTTCTCCAGGTATAGCAGTTCCGATTCTAGATACTAATTCACTATCAGTTATTTTTTTTGCAAATCTATCATTAATAGATTTCTATGCTTCCTTTAAGTATTTCTGTCCAGCCTTAATATAAGCATCATCTAAAGCCTTCTGACCTCCCGAAGTTAGCTTAGAAAAAGTGTTAGCAATAGTGCTCTACTAACCCCACTACAAAGCTACCTCAGAAGCCATATTTAAGAAGTTCTCTAAAGCAAAGGTATTTTCTTGCGCATAGTCAGTAGTACTTCCAGTAAACTTCTCACCATAAGCAGCCATTGTGTTTAAAAGCTGGTTATCATTCACATCATTGCCAGAAAGTCCATTTATTATTCCATACATCATTGGGATAGTTTTAGACATCTCTCTAGCTATTAGCAGTCCTGAATAGGCTGTTCCAACATAGGGAATAAATATTGGCAGAGCTGCTACTAAATTTTTAGCAATAGTTCCAATGGGTGACTTATCTAAACCATCAGCGTCAAAAATATCATATCTATTAGAAATACTATCTTCTGGAGTTATATAATCTTCCACAGAAACTACCTATTTACCAAGTAGTGATCTACCATTTAGTTTTTCAGTATAATATTCTCCCTCTTCATTTACTTTCCATTCTCCCTTTAAATGTTTAATCTACTTACCAGTTATAGGGTCTGTTTCTATAGTATCCTCATCATAAGTAGCATATACTAAAGGCTCATCAAACCAAGACTTAAAATATTCGAATGGATTAGAAAATAGTGATATATCATTTACAGATTTATCTAAATATGTTCCAGTAGAAGGATCGTAGATTTTACTTTCTTGAGCTAGTTCTCTCCTAGACTTGTTTGATGGAGTTATATTATTAAATCCTTCAATACCAATTCTAATATGTTCTGGATTTTTTACAGTAGAAATACTAAATCCAACATCTTTTGTTTTTGCATCTAAAGGACGATTAGCATCCCATATACTATACTCATAGTTATTTATTGTATCTTCAGTACTAAACTATAAGAATTTCTAAGAGGCGTTCTAATAAAACTAATTAAATAAATCTTCAGAGAACTGCCCATCCTTATTCTTAAAGGCCGGATTTTCTCTAATAAAATTACTCTTCAAATAATCTTCCTTGGATAATAACTATGTATTATCTAAGTTCATATTTGCTATATTTTGAAAGTCTCCAACTGTAAAGGTTGGATTATTTAAAGCTGCTACTATCCAATCATTTTGTTTCATAACTAATTACTTCCTGTAGGTCTTTGATTATTAGCTTTATATATCTACTGCATATTTTGTTCATACTATAGAGCAGTAGACGATTTTATATCATTTTCGTCTGCATTCATTCCATTTATAGTATTCATATTTAGTGGAATAAAAATGTTTCCAGAGTAAAGTTTATCCCAACCGTTCCAATCATACCAGTTATTTTCATCAAGTTTATATTCACTATCTTTAGTAGATAATGTTTGTCTAATGACATTGTATAACTAATCATCATCTGAAGCATCTACTATATAATCAGAAGTAACATTGTCAATATTTACTTTCTTATTATTTTGTATAGCTACTGCTTTACTACTAGTTATTCCTTTTAATATTAGGAAGTGCCCAAACTTATTTATATCAATATTTCCTCTTTGAGCATCTACTAAATAATTGAGTCCATTATCAGTTAATTCTTTTACTAATTGTTCAGTGTACTCTCTAGTATTAGGAGTAAGTCCTTGCTCTTTTAGTTTATTTTGTATTTCTGTGTATGTATCAAGTACACTAAAATCAACTTTACCTTCTGGAGTAATTGGAAGAGTAGCAGTCATCGCTCCCCCATTTGCGTCTATTACAACATCATTATAACTATTTGAAGATAACTAAATGTTTCCAAAAGTTATATTACTCATATTTTTAATTACATTTCTAACTCCTGAATCAGCAAGATAAGCATTAAAGGATTTACTTACTTCCAAGCCTGGTGTGGTTCCATAGTATTTACCAGATACCTACATTAGACTTGTATTATTAAGTAGATTGTATATAGTATCGTCTCCTCCTTTTCCTGTTTGTACTTGTACCCAAAATCCTTCTTTTGGATTTATTTCTGAACTATCTGTTTTAGTTCCAGTGACCTTATCCATTGAACCTTGATAATCAATATCAAAAGCATGAGATACAGAAGCTCCAGAAGTCAAGTATCTGACTATTAATTCTTTAGTAGCTTTATCTTTATCTGATGTGCCTAGTTTAAATGCTGCCCACGTTTTAGCATTATTAGGTAATGTTGCAAGTATGTAATCTGTTAAGGCGTTAATCTAGTTTAGTTGGTTTTTATCAATAATTTTATATTTATATAAACCTTCAGCAGTTACAGATCCCATAGCCTAAACTCTATCATCATCTCTAAGGGTCTATAGTAACTCTAAACCCTTAGAAGCCTATCCTTCAGCACTAAACATTCCATTTCTAGTATATTCTGCAGTTCCAAGAGGCTAGGTGGCTTGTTTTATAAGAGTCTAAAAAGACTCAAAACCAACACCATTATTTATAATATTAAACATTTCAGGCTTAAACGCTGATCCTGGAGAGTAGGCTCTCATATTTGCTATATTAGATACAGTAAGTAATCTGTCTTTATACTATTCTTCGTTTTTGAAATATGAATCAAGACTAATTTCTTGAATAGCTCCGTTCTAATCTTGTACAAACAAATTACCTCTCATGGAAATTGCTGGTTCAGCCATAGCTCCGTTTTTACTTGCCTATTCTATAGCTTTGTTGTAAGTTTTTTTATTATCAGAAGCTACTTTTACTTTATATAGATTAGAGAGATATATGGTAGCTAAGTCTCCAGGATCTACTCCAGTTAATGAATTGAATCTAAATAAATTTATTAGACTACCTACTATAGAACTCATTTCATTAGGTAAACCGTCAATATCTTTTAACATATCAAAGAAATCTTTTTCTGTAAGCTCACCTTTTTCTTTTTTAGTCTTAGTTTCTCCGCTAGACCCCCTACTTTGGGAAGTCTAGCTTGGAGACTAAATCTATATCGGCATATATGTGGTCATGAAGGACTCAAATCCTCCTCCTTTCTATAATTTAGGCATTATTTTCATTTTTAATAACCTTATTAATCAAGTACATGACAGTTGGATGTAAAGAACCCCCTTTACGTGAAAAAGTAATACTATTTAAAATTTGATCATAAGTCTATGGCGTCTAGTACTATCCAACCTTATATCTATTTAGTAGAATATTATTATTATCATACTATAATCTTCTTCTAAAATTCTTTACTCCCTACACATAGTTAGGATCAGCTAACATATCATCAACTGTAGCGTTAGGTTTTGCTAACTTAAACTTCAAATCAAGAAGTCCAAGGTTGCGTTGATATTCATCAGATGCTTCAGATAATGCTACTTGTTGTGCTAAAGCCTACCTTTCCTACCAGTTCTGTCGTAATCGGCTTTCTACTCCTTGTAGAAAATTATCAATTGATTGCCAGTTAGACTTTAATCTAGTAGCTTCTAATTGAGCTTTTTCTCTATTAGTTTGATTCATAGAAGCTCTATTAAAATTAGCTACTTCAGAACGTCTGGCCATATTATCTTCCTACCTAGCTAGAGCTTCAGCTTGTGTTCTCTTGATTTCATTATTATCAGCTAGGAATCCCTAATACTCTAAATCTCTAGCTTGTCTATCAGCATCTAACTATCCTGCTAACTGTAACGAAGCATCAGAGGTAAATGGTCTTGAAGCCTATCTTCTAAGATCTGCTGCTTGTCTATTCCTAAACTACATTTCTCCAAATGCGCCAGTTATAGGAGAATACCTCTCATAAGTATCCTTTAGTACAGGTTTAAGAGATTCATTTATTGTTCTAGCTACATTATTGTTTGTTCTTAAAGAAGCAAAAAGTCGTCCAGCTCCAATTAAATCAGGAGTAATTCCAGATAGAAAATAACCTAGATTCCCACTTTTCTTATTTCCTTGAGTTCCAGAACGTGGAAATAGATCGGATCCAACTTTCTTATCCTATTTACCTGTTTTATCAATTATAGGCTTCTAAGTTAATTCTAATGGTACTAATTTATAATAATTATTAGCATCTTTTACAAGATTATACCCAGCATTATTAAACTAAGTTGTAACATATTTAAGCTATTCTGGAGTGTAATCTCCTTCTCTTCCTAGCAGTCTTCTATAGTCAGTAATTGCGCTATATAGACTATCAGTGTTCCAGTTATTTCCATTTCCGTTCCAGTCTCCAGATGTTCTTTTTCTTCCAGAGACATCAAACATTCCCTAATTTTGAGCATTCTATATGCCAAGAGAGTTATATCCTGCTGAATTATCTTTCCATTCATTATTATAACCAGACTTATATAAGTTCTAATAATTTCCTACAAGGTCATCTCTATATGCTGTATTTTGCCAATCATTTCCAGCGGCCCTATATATCTCTCCATGCATATCCTACATATCATTTAACCAAGTATAGTAGTTAGAATCACTTTTAAGCCCTTGTAAAATATGACTTAATAGTGGTGTGAACACACCACTATACCAGTTAGCATTATCACTAAACTTTACTCCAGTTTGAGCTTTTAGTATACCTCCATTTTTCTTAAACTCAGTAAAATACTAGGCTAAATTATCTTCAGAAGTACCATATTGCTAATTATAATCATTTATCCATTTCTTTCTATAGTAAGATAATTCGTGCGTCCTTTTTCTAGCTAATGTTCTAGATTTTGGATCATAAGTTAACACAGTCTCGTTTTCCTATGTTTTTGGAAGTATAAATACCCCATCAGATGTAGGTAATAATTTTCTAGAGATAAGAGCATTTAAGTAAACTCTTTTACTATTATCATCTAATCGGTCAAATGGAACTGACTATAATTGATTATTATTTAATTTAACTATACTTTTAGCAAAATCTTCTAAAGCATCACTCTAAACATTATTTAATGTCTATGATGATAATTCTCCATTATATAATGGGTGATTTGTATTAATATAATCAAAAAACTATTGCCTTGAATTTTGTTGCTATGACTAAGTATTCTGCTCACTTTGCTACTATGTAGGCTACTGCTAATTGAAGTCTGTTCTCATCCAATTATTCCAGTTTATTCCTCCAAATATCTTACTTAACTTTAATGATTCTCCTGGAGAAATACCATCTTGTAATATTTGAGAAGCCTACTATAAATTCTAACGTGCAGTAGCTCTATCAGAGTCAGAATAATCTTTTAATATATCATCTACATTCATCTAGGAAATAGCTTCATTAAGAACATCAATTCTCCCATTTATACCTCTAGTATTTGTCTGAGGATCTAGAGCGTCTACATCCCAGAAATACTATATGTTTCCATTGTCTGTTCCAAAGATAGTTTTAGCTAGTGCTCGTCCAAGTACTGTATTATCATACTTTTTAGAAGTGTCCTATTTAACATATTTTGGGATATTCTACATAGTATTATATACATAGTTAGCTGCCCATCCGTAAACATCTTTGTCTCTATCTGCATCATTAGTATATCTTCCAAGTGAGTCGTTAAAACGTCCACTTCCAAAAGTTATTGTGCCATCCTTTACTCCAGACATTATATTTGCTACAGCGTCTCTAAATTCTCTTTCATATTTCTTTCCTTTTCTTAGAGTAGAAATATGATCATTTATACCTGAATCGACTGCCCTTGATAGATCATTAAAGTTATACTGATCTTCATAAAGGTTGTATAGTATTGGAGTTTTATCTCCATTTTGCATTTTCTTTGTCTAAATCATATTAGTATAAACTAAAAATGGGAACATATATTTGAATATATGCCCCCATCTGAGTTAAAGGTAAATTATTTCTTAATTCTACGAACCAAAACTCCCCCTTTACGGAAAACTGGTTCTCCTTGAGGCTCTTCAGGAGCTCCGCCTTGCATTTGTTGTACAATTTCAAGGAATGCCTGACATACTTGCATTGCCATCTGACAATCTTGCGCTTGAATTGCTTGAGCTGACATCTGAGCTAGCATCATAATAGGATCTTGCTCTCCTCCCTAATCTGGAGCTGTTTCATCTACAGGAGCCCCTCCCTCTACAGTAGGTTCTTCAGCAGGAGCACCAGCTGGCATAGCTCCACCTACTTGGAATTTTTGTGTTTTTTGGTCTTTCGGTGTAATTTTCATAATTTTTATTGTTTAATATTAAACCAATTATAATGGTAAATTTACATAATTAATTTATTTATTCCAAACGAAAACGAGCTAGGATACAATTATGTAATACATATTAGATATATCTTATTAATCTTCGTCAGAGGACTTTGGAGATTCGACATACTCTGGAGGTCTTTCATCCTAGCCCTTTATACACTTAAACATATACCTTCCTAGAGCCTTGTAGTCTTTATCATCTTTAGACATATTTGCTTTTTTGACTTTTCTTATTAAGACTATGGTATTCTTTCTACTAAAGATACGCTCTCCTCCCCATAAATCCATTTGAGTTGATCCATCCTGTGCAAGAACTTTCATTACAGGAGCATCATCATCTTCTTCTTCAAAGTCTAACTCATCTCCTTCTTTAATACCAGAACCCCTATTAACCTCTAATACATAGGCAGTATTCTAAACAGTTATCTAAGTTTCAGTGTTAGGAACTCCCTCTCCTACATATACTACCTCTTCATCATCATTTATAAAGATAATATCTAATGGAATAAGAGTTCCTTTCATCCACATAGAGACATCCTCTGGAGGATCAAAGAAAAATAACATTCCTTCATCTTCAGGAAGTTTTGTTATACCCTAAAGACCTTTCTCTTTTTCCTCCTCTGTTCTAGCCTCTTTTACATTATATTTTTTATTTCCTATCTTAATCAGCATCGTATATACTATCTACAAGTTGTTTACTAGCCTAGATTGCAGCATTCTCTAGAGAATCAAGAGTTTTATATTGAGTAGGCTACTATGTTTGAGTTTGATTAGTTACTTTAGTAGTATCCTAATTTGTTGAAGAATTGCTAATTCCAGCTCCTTCATTAAAACCTTTTTGAAAGGCTCCTACAAATCCCCCAGTATTATTAAACATTCCTCCAATTGGTCTTCCTAATAAGTTTCCTACCGCGCTACCTCCTATAAAAATTGGAGCAGCTATTCTTAGTGCATTTCTTGTTTTATAACCACTGCCAAGGACATTTCCAAAATTACGGTTTTTAGTTTCAACGAATATAGTTTTAGCTGTTTTAACAGCCTTAGTTCCTTTATCATTTATTTTCTACCATGCAGTTTTATCTTTAGTCTGATCAGTAGAAGTAGTTTCCTTACCAGTTTCTTCAGTTTTAATATCTCCAGAACCTTTCTAGTCATTTGGATAGTCTCCCTATTGAGCTTCATTCTACTTAGGTTTAGCTGTCTTACTTCTTGAAATAACTCTACCTTCATTATCAAATATATTTCTAGCTTGACCTTCTTTTAGTATTGCCTCATATTCTGGAGTAACGTCACCACTCCCTGCTAGTTTTCGATAAGTAGACATAACTTCGTCATCTGATAAAGTTACATACTACCTAGTAGCCCTATCAAAAGCATCCTATCTAGCTTTAGCCGCAGCTTCTCTTGCTTCATTTATTTTCTATTCATCTAACATTTTTTTATTCTCAGTTGCAGCGTTTCCAATTCTTATATACTAATCTTCTCTTGCCTAAGCAGCTCTATTTAGAATATCTCTTTCTCGACTAAAAGGATCTCTAGTAGTCGGAGTTTCAGTCCTTGTTAAATTAGAGAGATCAACTGAATAAGTAGTTGGAGTAATATTTGGAGCATCCTATAATTTTGGTTTAAATATTTCATCTTTTAATTTATTAGCTTTAGATGTAAATTCTCTAAGCATTTTACCACCTACTACTGGAAGAGCAGCAGCTGTTCCATACACAGCTGCATCTCCCCAATTTCCTCTTAGAGCATTAATTCCAGCACTAGCTATATCTATTGCATCTCCTACTCCAGGCATAAAAGATACTACACCAGTTACAGGGTCAGTATTATTTTTAATAGCATAAGAATATCTAGCTGGTACTCCAAGTATAGGATTATTATAATTTCTCTCACTATTTGCAATAAATCTGTCAAAGAAAGAAGGAGTTTTACCTTGAGTTATTTCTCCTTGATTGTTCTAGTTAGTAGGAGAATATATACGATTCTAACTATCGGTATAAGTCCAATTAGCTGGATTATCTCCTAATTTATGTAATACCGAAAGTGGTTCTCTATTTTCACTAAAATACTATCCAGTAGTTGGATCATAATAAACAGTACTACGCCAAGATTTAGAGCTACCTCCAGATTGAGCAATTGGTATTCTCCTACATAAGGGAATATATTTTAATGTCATAATAAACTATTTGTGTTATCCTGTGTATTATAAAGTATCTCCTCAACCAGTAACTTTCCTGCTTCTAGAGCGCACTCATCCTTCTCTTTCTGAGAAGTCTCATCATCATAATATTTCTTTTCTAGCTCTTCAAGTTTCTTGGTCACTTCTAGTCTAAATATTATCTCTTCTCTCTCTATTTCAGCCTATTGCTCTACTTCTCCGCCTTCCTTATTAGATACTACAGGAATACCTTTAGGAGTTATTCCTTTCATATCCATGTTATGCTTACGAGCATGAAGAGCTCCTTCAGGAATTATATTAATAGAACCTCCTTCTTGGTGCTTAACAATAATTTCAGGAAGTAAATTAGAATTTATATAGTCATAAGCCTACTTCCAAGCATTAGTGTTTCTTAAATTATTCAAAATATCCTATGGATAATTATACCCTTTAGACTGCCTAAATTCATCTTTTACTGATAAAGCTCTTACTAATCCATCTAATATACTGTTATATTGTTCATTATATTTGCCTAATTTGAAGTTATCGTCAAACTACCTAAAGTATCTCTATTTATCTTTATCTGATAAATTTTTAAATTTATCTAAAGAAATAGGTAAGGTACTGATAAATAATTCATCAATTATATACTATTTCCAATCATTTTCCAAATTTGGCAAGAAATAAGATTTCCAATTTTCATCCTATTCTCTAAGTCCATGTGATAACATATCTAATGCTATATCTTCATCATCAACATTATCATTATAAACTATAGTAGGCTTACCTTTAAACTAATCTTCCTTCTTATAATTTCTATAATATGGAAGATCGTCATGTTCAGAAGTCATATATTCTATATCTCCAAAATTTCCTATTTCTCTAGGTCTAAAGTTTGGATCGTACTGTAAATTAACTTCTATTGATTTTAAAATTGGAAATCTCTATCTAGCATATATTATAGAATTGTCTTTCTTATTTATCTATCCTCCTTCTTGAAATTCTGGAACTACTAACAAAATCTCAGTCGGAGTAACTTTTCCTCCATTTTTCAACTACCTAGTTTCTCCTAAAATTTTCTTAGCCTTAGCTATTAGGTCTAATGACATTCCAGATCTTCCGACTCTAACATCAGCCTAGTTGTAGCCTCCTTGTAAATAATATTTTCTTCTATTTCCATTAATAGCCGCCATAGAATCACGTATAGCAAATCTATCAGTAGCTTCATCTGCAATATCTTCTATTATAGACTATTGTCTCTTTGCTTCCGCTATTTGCCTATTTGCCTCTTTTCTAGCACCACTGCTAAACAATCCATACTTCTTACCACTCTTAGTTAGAGCATCATCTACATTTGATTCAGATCCAGTATAAGATGATCCTACCTACTCAAACACTTCATCATTCTTGGTAATGATATCGGCTCGCTTACCTCCAAATCCATTAATTAATCCAAATGGTGTTAAACTTAGAAATGAACTACCTAAAATAGAATCTACGTTCGTCATTCCATCAGTACCACCTCCTAGCTTATTAACTACATTTCCTAGCAGTTTATTAGCACCCATTCCTAACGATATAGCTTGTCCTACTCCAGGAATAGTTCCAGCAAAGTTTTGAATAGTATCATATACACTATCTATACTTCTAGTAACATCGCCTTTTTCACCATCATATTCAGACTTCTCTCCAAATAAACCAGTAAATAAAGTATTAGCAGTATTTAAACCAGAAGACCATGTCCCATAGTTCTTACCAAAAGTAGAATTAGCAAATTTCTCATTAAAAGAAAGCTTTCCTGTACCATCAGTAGGGAATATAGATGAACGAGAAGAATTTAGATCAGATAATTTATTTTGGGCATCCTACACCATATCTTGTCCCTAAAGGGCAGTTATAATGTTATTTGATTTAGATAATGTCAACCCCCCTCGAAGCTAAGATAAATCTATAGAAGGATTCATTTTATTCGTAAAGTCCTAGACTAATTTATTAGCAAAATTATCAGGATTTAAGAGTGAAGTATTCTAAAATAGTGGTGTGATCTAACTTAAAGAGAGTAAATTTACGCTAAAAGCATTATTATAATTCGGATTTTTCTAGGGAGATGAATTTGGAAGTAAAGTAGTCAGAGGAGTACTTGATAAATTAACTGTTGTCATATTATGAATAACTAATTGAATATAATGTTTTAATCGCTGTTATTATTGCCAGTTTATTTCCAGTGTATCTTATTCTAATCTTTATCCATTTATCTTTTAATTTAACATCCTGCATCTAAGTTTCCTTCCAGTCCCAAGATGTTATTGTTCTATCCATAGAATTTTCAGGAATGTCATTATTTGCAGGATTATTGGGATCATAAGTTATATCTCCCTTTTCTAAGATCTCGTCTGGAATTGGTGACTAACCAAGTTCTATAGGAACCTTCTTAGAAGATACTGTTCTATTTCCTATTATGTCTCCCTAATCCCATGACTTCTCATTCTTATATACAAGGTTAATTGGATTAATTTGCACTAACCATTTATCCTCATTATATTGCATATTTCCTCTAAGTCTCCCTTTAGTCTACATATCCACAGCTTTAGCATGATTCCAAATTCTATACTCATCAAGAGTCTTATAATGAACTATTTCTCCTCCTGCTAGAGCAGAGAAATCTTTAGTCGGAATATCACCCTTTAAGTGGTACGAGTCTTCTATTTCATTTATAGTATCCTGTCTAGAATAATACAAAGGCATTAGAGTAGATCTATCGTAGAATCCTGGAATTTCATTTCCATCAGAATCTAGTAGAGGTCTATGTTCGGAATCCAAGTCGCTATACTCATGATCATAGGTAACGTCACATCCATTATATTGATATAACTCTTTAGTAGCTTCCTACCTAATATACATATTCTTCTTATCCTTAGCAAAATCGTAACAATCTCCAACTATTTCATAATGAAACGAATCAGGTTCAGCATTATTACTAATTATCTCTAAATTATCGAATATTTTATGTTTGTCAGAATTATCAGCTACTACAAATTCAAATTCAAACGGGTGTTGTTTACCATACCAATAGGTAGGATAAATTGTGTCAGCAATATCAATAATTCCAGCCTGTCCATGTTTCCAGAAATCTGTAGTTAAAAACTATAAATTATATTCTGGAATTACTGCTAATACTGTTTCATATTGAGCAGATTCTATAGATAAGCTATTTTTAATTCCATTTATATAATTTTCATAAGTTTCCTGAAGTGATGGAGGTATAGTATCATCATAGGATACATCTATAGTTGCTCTAATATTCAGAAAAGTCACAATATTATCATTATATACAATATCTAGATTAATTTTAGTTCCATTGTGATTTTTCTATACTTCTAAAATATCTCCATTTACTATTGCTTCTTTCCAGTTCTTTAACTGTTCTAATGAATCTAAATTGTTTATATTTTTGTACTATGTTAAATTAGAAAAACATTTTGGAGAAAAAATATTTCGCTAATAGCGTTCGGAACATAAATCAACTGCTGGAACTTTTAATATTAACTAGTTCTTATCGTTGATTTTAAACTTCTTGTAGTTCTAATAATGGTCCCTACATAACTCATATTTAATAGTATAATGGATTCCTTCACCAGAGGGGAACACACGGTTTGATAAGCTAAGATCTCCAACAACATCTCCTGGCTTTGCATCATTATTTATAATAACTTTACTAAGAGTGACTCCATCTGCAATATTGCTTCCTGTAGTACTAGTTCCTAGTTTAGCTATCCATTTTGAAGTATTTCTATCGAAACTAAAATACTAGTTATAGATATTAGAAGAATAAGATGGAACCCATGAATAAAATGTTATCCATTTCTAAAGTAATTCATTATAACATAAATTCCATGTTTTTTCCTCAAATCCATACAATCCATCATAAAATGTAAACATTACATCACCTTTATATTTATTATAATGCGTTTTTACATTTCTCACTCCTATTATTGGTATTAGCTCCCTCTCAGTTAAAGTTATATTGTCATTTAAAAATTTCTGTACAGAAAAATCCGAAATGCACTCAAACGTGTCGTAACCATTTGTTCTCCATATTTTCTTTCCAACCGTATCAACTCCATATATTCCATAGGGAGTTTTTATTACCGATTCTGCCCACTGACTCCCAAAAGTATCAGATATGATTTTTGGGTTTTCCGGAAGAACATTAGAAGTATTAATATAGACGTTTCCTCCTGCTCCTTCACCTGCAATTGACCTTTCATTAACTGGAATTATTGCTATACCATGCTCAAATACACATACTATATTACCTCTAAATTCTACTAAGGTAGTAATTCCTCCATAAGTTTTTGGATAGTCCCTATAATTTGTTAAATTGAACACTCTATATCCATTTTTGAAAGCATCTCCTATTGTAATATCAGAATACATAATTCTGGTATCGTATCTATTTTTTATGTATGGAACGTCTGGTAACGTAAAATTATACCTTTCCCCAACAGTAGAGCTATAGCCATAGTTAATTACTTCAGAAGACGGAATCTTTGCATTTCCTTTATAACTCATAGGCTATAATGGATAAAATCCCCTTTGGATTCCAGTTAATCCTTCTTCGTCTGGATAACTTGGATCTAGCGATCTAATAGATAAATTATGTGTAGATTTAACCTTGATAGTTATCCAACTTCCTAGTTCAACTGCATTAATATCTCCTCTATTTATGTTATAATTATTCTCTAAGTTATTTATGCTATAGTTATTAATCCATGTGCTTGAATCTACTATTTCGTCATTCGTTGGAGCTTCTGGATCCTAAAAGTTTCTATTTAATCTATGAGTAAAATTACATATGTAACAATCTCCTCTATAAAATATATTATAATATCCAGATTTAGATTCAAGTTTTGAATCAACAGTTGTCTATATAATCTTCTAATTATATGCAGATTTTATCTAATTTATGGCGATACGATCACCTATAGCATAATAAGCAGAGTCATCCTCATATCTAATGTTAAACAAGGATGAAGTATTATTAACAAATCCGGGTATATATATATTATATAAACATCCAGAATCTAAATCTCCTTTTATTCCAAGATATGCAGAGTATATTCCTCTAACCAAATTCCTAGAAGAACTATCATGTTTTTCTTCTCCAATATACTAAACTTTCCACGCCTCTTCTGCAGTTCCGGCTCTAGCTCTAAATACAATATCATCTATTGCGGCAATCTACATATTATCTGAAAGTGCAACAATGTTAACACTTTTATAACTAGTATCATTCTAATTACTGAAATTAGTAGATTGATAGTGACGTTCATTATATGTAGCTACTTCTAAATTAGTTAAATTTTTCTTAGCTTTTCTTACTAGAAACTTTGTTCCTGTAAAAAACTAATTAAAATAAGGCTAATTTACTTCATATTCTGGACATATACCAGCAAAAGCAGATGTTTTAATCTTACATGATCTATCTAATCTAGTTGAATATGTATTTGTAATATTTCCACTTGAATCTAAAAATCTTTCTATTACTCTATCGCTAGAATTATATTCTATAATAGGCAAATCACACCCCTAATCTATTGGCAGAGTATAAGTTTGAGCAAGAATAGTAGGAATTCTTTTCTATCTAACGAAAAACATTCCTTGCACTTTGTCTCCAAGGTATGTTATCACATCCTCTGGAATATATATTCCAATTCCAATAACTTCTAGTTCAGATCCAATTGTATCCGCATTTATACGAACAACTCCTTTAGAATTATCTAAAGCCTTTCCTTCTTTTATGAGATTTGAACTTTCTTCTATTTCTATATATTCTCTTTCTCCATTATTATAAACATCTACCAATCTATAGGTATTTCCAATATTATCTAAAGTAGGAAGCTCTCCTATCCCTCTAATATTGTACACTGGAGATAAAGTTCCATTATTCAATATATACACTACTCCAAGTCTATATATCTCTTCATCCCAGTATCCTACATGATTATAAATATTAGATGAATTGTAATATTCATATCCAGTTTGAGAATTTCCTTCTTCCTGATAATCTCCGTTTAATTTACCGATTAAATCATTTTGACTTATACTGTTATAATAGGGATACATTCTTAGACTAATATCCTACAAATCTTTATGGTCAGGTTCAAACTTATTTACGTTACCTAAAAAAAGTCTATTCTAACATTGTACCTGTGCTTTAGCTTTATCTGCAACAAAGTATTTTGTGTTAATATCAGATAATGTAATTTCTTCCTGATTTTCGTCTCCTGTAATAATTATTGTACATACTTTATTTCGTACAGGATATTTGTTCTATATTTTGTACGCTTTAGTAATTCTATTCTCATGTATATCCGAAGTAGTTCTAGTATAATATATTTTAATATAATCATATCCATCATCTACGTCAGTTACTGTTAAGCTTATAGATTTGTGAGATGAAATATCTCTAAATCCTCCATTTATAGAAAAAGGATCACAATCTCCGCCAATAAAGCATGATATAATACCAGTTTCACCTACAAAATCAGTCTCATTATCATCAGCATCGGCATATTTTACATATATTACATAATTCCCTACTTTCAAATTACCATGCTATAATATTCCATTAAATGTAATAGAAGGTATTGTATTTACTCTCTTGTACAAGGAAGAGTCTATATCAAACTAGGAATCATCATATATATTAGTATCATTATTTCCAATTCTATCAACTATTTCATAGGTATTATTCTATAAAGTAGAGAATCTACTATTTATCAGTCTGGGAATATTATTATTATCATTTAGTATTATATTCACTGAACCATCATAAGATGGCTACACATCCATAGTAACAGGATAATTTAAATTAAAATTTAGTAGATTGGTGTCTAAGTCTACTATAGTACCTCCTGCAGTATAATTTTCTAAATCAAAACCATCTTCTCCTCTATGTAACCCATTTATATCCGTATCTTCTGTTAATCTAAAGTTACGAAATGGGTTATACTCGTAGACTATTTTTCCAGAAGTCTATAAAGAATTTAAAAAATATCCAATTGTAAGCGGTTGGAAATCTAGATTCATCGTAACTTTTCTACCTTTCTGTAATTATTAACATTCTAAAATATATTATCTAAGTAGGAGTACTGTATACAAGGATACTTTTTTATATCTGCAACTGTGTGCTAATTACTATTATCCCCTGAAGCTTCTCCGTGGTTATTCCAGCTATCTAAAAAATAGGTATATGTTGGAAATCCATCTCCTCCCTACAATAATAACATGTTCATTCCGTTATATGATCTAACAATAAACGGTTCATATTTTGTGCCTACTTTATTAACTATTTTATTTATAGATTCTTGTCCATTTGACGTTACTAACTAGTATATAGTTCCGGATCTAAAATAATCTCCATCTGAATCATATATATATGCTTCTCCACTGGGGCTTATAAATATAGTATCGACTCCAGACGAGGCTATTTGTATGGCCTACTAGTAAATAGTATTCATTCCTATAACAGATATTACAACAGGAAAAGTATATCCTTGATTTAAAACATACTCCTCATCAGAATTATTTGGAAATGTAAATAAGCACTACGTAATTATATTATCCTGTATCTGCTAGGTTAAGCTATCATCACCATGTATATATTTTTTTACATTCGTAGATATTACGTCTTTGTATATAGTATTATTTACCTTAAAATTATTTTGATTAAAAGTAGCAAGTATCCGCATTGGAATAGACATATGCATTTCGTAATTATTATTATAAACATAGTTAGACTAGTCTATAACATATAACTATACATTATCAGAAATAGGCTAAACTAAGTAAGTATCATCAAATAACTATTTTATAGCATATGATATATCATTGTCGGTATCTATTGTTCCATCAGCATTTTTATCTGTTTTTAGTAAAAATACTCTATCTAATAATATATACTCTCCTTGATCTGTTCTCCATAAAACTAACTGCCATCTTGGATATCTTTCTGTATCAATATTTCCAAAACTAAAAGTAGCTCCCCCACTTCCACTTCTATCGGGTTTTCCATCCCCAGTGTAATATAGCTAATTAGAGCAAATAAATCCAATTAAATTTCCATCAAAGTTATCTACAATTATCTAATGAGAAAAATCTCCCTAGCCAGGCTTCCATTCATACATATTACATATACTTGGACCTCTATTATCACTATGAGACTCCCATTGCTAGGTTGCATGTACTAGGTTAGTTTTCGTTTGAGCATTAGAAGAAGTAATAGTATGTTTATCTATATAAAATCCGTGATAATCATCTCCAGAACTCAATCCTTCCCAGTCTATATACATGGATAAGAACTACTTAACGTTAGTATCAACTGATCCTCCAAATATTTTATCTACATTCTCACTGTTTATAAATTTCTATAAAATGTTAGTAGTAGATACTAATGAAGGCGTAGTTGTATATATCAGTTTAGAAATAGAATTTAAATCTATTTCAAGAGTATTGTTTAATAACTTTAAATAATACTATGCGTAATCTGGATTAGCCTACGTAATTTCATGATTTACTTGTACAGGGATTATTCCCTATATTTCATTAGAATCTAAGTTTCCCTCATACGTGATGTCACTATTAAACTATATATTCTAATTAGAGTCAATATCATACGTAGTCTAAATTGTAGTCTAATCTAAAACAAATGGGTATAGATTTTCTCGATCTAATCTATAAGTAGTATTAAGAATGCAATTTATTTGATATAAGTACGCAGAAATGTACTCCTAAGATTCTAAATGGTCAACTGCAGATATAAGCTGACCATTATTAATCTAGTCTATTAAATTTCTTTCATCTAAAGAATCTGTAGAAGGTATAATATTCAAAGTTCTATTTGTATTAGCAAAATCAGTAACAGAATAATACTGTTCATTAAAGATACCACTAGTGATTAGTGTTCTGTATCCTAAAACTTTTGTTGTCTAAATATTAGATCCCTTGTTTTTATAAAAACACTCAAATTTAACTAAATATACAGAAGGATCTAATTTATCTTTATCAATGAACTCCTAGAAATTTCCATTATAGGATAGTCTCTTCTATAACTATATAGTTTTTATTGTACTCTCAGAATAATTAATTAAATCATATAATGAGAGTTTAATATAATCGACTTCCTAATTATAATAGGGATACATACTAAATCCATATCCTATCCTTATAGTATTATCTTCAATAATATATCTCCATTGAGTTATAGTTGCTTCTCCAGTTCCTAGTTTTGTTGTATCTATAGAACCATTAACTGAAATAGAGTCTAAAGAATAATCCCAAGTAGTTTTAGGAGTAACAGTATAATTGATAACTCCTTCTTTTGAAGAATCTACTAAGTAATAATTAGTCTATTGGTATAAATTAGTACTTACGTTATATATTGGTTTGTTTTTATGTTCAAATAGGTAATTGTAACCGTTACCATAATTTGGATCCTCCTAAAAACTGCTAGAAGTTATCGTACATCCCTTAATAGTATTAGATGGAAAAAAATCCGATTCATTCCCATACAAACTAACATACTAATCTAGTGTATCATCTGACTAACTATCATAATAGCCGTCAGGACAATTATATTTATAGTCAACTTGAAATATTAATAAAGAATGTCCTTTTTCAAGTGTTATCTAATCATTGTCCCAATTTATCCATTGCTATACATCTAGTGGAAGGGATGATTTATCTAGAGTTATAGTGTTTTTTGCATGAATTCCTGATACAGATACATCTATAGCCTATACAGTATTTAGTTCTGCGGTTATAATCAATTCACCAAAAATTTTATTATTATAAGTATTTACTGCTTTTAAAGTTCTATAGTCATCAACTGATAGAATTGTGTCTGTTGGAATGAACTAGGCAAAATAGCCAGAGTTGAATCTAACCTTTGGATCAGATGAGTATAATATTTCATTTTTATTGTCTATTCTCAATAAATCTGATGTTATATCTCGCAAATTATTATTATTATCCTTTACAGATACTGATATAGTAAGTAATTTATTTTTAGGACTACATATCTTATCATCAATAGTGTTATCAAGATTAGATATATACTTCTATAAATCTGTACGGGAAGCATCAGTTTTAAATATTATTGAAAATCTGTCTCCTGACCTTATTATAGTATTATCAGAAAATAATTCGTAACGATTAACTGTAGTATTCTAAAAATCTTCTTTTTTTATAACCTTATTAGAATCAGATACCTCATTATCGCTTATATTTCTTTCTGGAGAAGGGAAAGATCCAATCTGCCCTTTGTTAGTTAGAGGATTATATGATGCAACGTATACAATACCCCCATGTTCTTTTATTCCAACCGGTACATAACCTTCAGGTAGATAAGCACTTTCTACTCTACCATTTCCCATATCATTCTATAATGCATATTCATTTCCATTAAAAGTAATTATTGTACCATTAAGACAATCAGTAAGAATGTTATTTGGAGTAGATAATGAGTTAAAATCCATCATCATTCCCTTGTTAAATGTATTAATTGCTTCCTCTTTTTTCATAAAAATTCATATTCATTATCATAGACTAATATATCTTTAAATTTTAATGGACTTCTTATCATTATCATTTCTGCTTTATCAGAAATTAAATGCTACACAAACTATTTAGTTTTTAGTTGCGATATGTAAGGGATTCTAAATATATATCTCTTATAGTGTTCGTTAATTTTACATTCGTCAAGAATTTGATACAGGAAGGTAGTTCCGAAATCAAAGTATTTTCTAGGTCTTCCCCTCTAATTCTTCTGCTATATATAACGCTAATACTAAGAATCCGATAAAGCAAAATAGTAATACCCATCCCATTCTATCTTTTTCCTTTTATATAGTACTCGAAGTTTTACAGTAAGTTTTCTTATATAATAGTAGAAGTGTTTGATAGAATCCTTCTTTAGATTTCCAATGTAGCACCAAAAGCTCTTTCCAGAAATAACTGTATCCCCACCATAGCTATTATGTAAATATAAAGATTTCCATGAGAAGTTCAAAATTCTATCAATATCCTGCTTAGGAACCCTAGGAAATAGCTCATATATCTACTGACAGTAATCTTTGATAGTAGTATCATTCTTACTATCTCCATATGACATTCCATTATTAGTATTCTAAATAATCTTATCTCTAAGTTCCTTATTCAGATAAATAGATTTTACTCTAGGAGTACGTTTTCCTAACATAAAAAAACTAAGCTCATATCCTGAAAACATTGATCTTAAAATGTCTACATCTTTCCATTTTCCTGCTTTTCGCAGATTTTTGAACTCATCGCCCTATACTCTTCTCATGTGTATATTACACCTCTTGCTCCCAGTTAAAGGAAGCCAGAAAGTAACATTATTATTTACAACATCATTAATAACTAACTTGACACTTTCCCTAAAGATTCTCTTAACAAGAATATCTCTATGATTATCACCAGTAATAGCCTTGCACTATTTACAAGTTATAGTGAGTTTCTTATAGGGAAAGTTGTCAAATAAGTTATCCATAGAAAACGCGCAACCAAGTGCATATCTTTTCATTATCTATATAATTTCAGAGATTTACCATGATTCTTTCTGTTCCAACTAGTCTTAGCATCTAATACTTGATCCCATTCATTCTGAGACATATAGTAGTCATTTCTAGCCTAGTCAGCCTAAGTAAGCCATTTTATTCTAAGGTCTTCAGCTAATCTAATGCTATTTGGGTTATTAGTTAATATCCCCTCCTTATATTTCACAACATGTGCTAGATAGGTAGCTAGAGCTCTAGCTTCAGAATCAGTAATCTAAGGTAGACCAGAATCATCAACAAGAACTCCCTTATACAGTATATTTATCTTTCCATGAGGTCTATCAAAGTAGAGCATATTTCCAACTCTTTCATACTTTACAAATTTTCCCTTAGCATATAGAGGGTCTCTGAAAGCCTTTCTATTCTCTATATAAGCCTCAACAAAGGCTGTGTAAATATCTCCATTGGGAGTATCATTAGTAGAATAATTCCATTCTTCGAAATCTGTTGTTACGGCCTCTATAATATCGCAGTTACATGGGAGCTCTAATCCCCTATCGCACTCATCTACACAGACACTGTACCTGTATAATCTGGTCCGTTTATTTCCAATTAGATTCCACCCAGTAAGTAAGATTTCCTCACCAAGATCTTCTCTAATAGTTATTCCATATAGCATTTCCGCCAATGTTAGCGCGTAATGAAAATCCGTTAACTCTTTCATAATCACCCAGGTTGATAAGATTGATCGTTTGGTAAATTTGGAAGTGCCAAACTTTTGTAATATCTAATCTTCTTCTCAGTTAGTCTCTTCTTAATTTCATTATTGATAAAAGACATATTATCATCCTACATATCAACGCAGCAAGAGTAATTTTCAAGTTGTCTTAAGTCTTTAAAAATAGCTGTCACTGAAACATTGCTTAGCAATGGAGCGTTAAAGACAAAGCAATCATACATTCCATTTTCATTTGGAGTAATATCTATCCAAACATATGGTCTATTTTTTCCTCTCTTTCTATACTTATGGTATCTAAAAGCAGTAGAGGATGTATACCATACAAATGGTAATTGTCTATCAGTAGATCCTATATAGTCTATGGATAAGTCACCATAATCTCCAAGTACCTATGGAATCTCAAAATGAGCTATAGGAGGCTCTGAACATTCATCCTAAAAATTACATTTACACCTTTCTATACTCTTGCAATCAATCGGTATACAATTTATAGATAGATATAAGTCTTTGACTGGTAGGATTCCACGTAATGAGTACTCTTTTAGTATCTATAGCCTTTCATCAACTATGTCCTAGCATAACTATTCTGTAGACATACTAAGATTGGTATGGTAGCCACGTAATCCGGCTACTACATCATTTCTTATAGCGGATGCTAATTTTTCTATTTGATTATACATAACTATAAAAAAAAATGGCGAAGGCGATAAACACGCCCTCGCCTTATTAGGTATTATCACGCTTCTGCAAACTTACCATCTGTAACTTTAAGACCACTAGCATCAGCAGTTAGCGTGTCTCCATTAAGTTTAACAGATACGGAATTTCCGGTAATATCAATGCCGTTACCTGCGGATAGAGTGTCTTGCTTATTAGCAAGTGCAGAAGTATCAGCTTTATTTGCCAATCCAGAGGTTAATGCTTCAGTAGTTGCATAGTTGCTAAGTGCAGAAGCATCAGCTTTTGCTTCTAGTTCTGTCTTATCAGCCTTGTTAGCCATCTGAGTTTTCAGTTGAGCAACATCTTGCTGTAGAGTATCAACATCTCCAGGACCTGGAGTTCCTACCTTATTAACAGTAATAACTGTTCCGACTTTAGCTAGAGCTGCCTCAAAGTCAGTAGCTAAATCTTGTTTTACGTAGAATACATGAGTCGTTCTAGATTTTACTATATCTCCTACAGCATTGTCACCAAGAATGCCTCTATTAACACAGTAATAAATGGTATACTGGTTATACTTAGCTCCAACAATAGGAGTTTCATCCTGATTGAGGCCAAGCCATCTGTTGCGAGCATAAGTAGGCAGACGTAGGTTATGTAGCAAGAATGGATATGTACCAAACCCTTCTTTACCAACAAAATAACCTTCAGCTGTAGCAGTTACTTCAGCATTAGAATTTTCCTTTGTTAAATTATCTAAAGATCTTACTACATTATACTCTCCCATACCATGATAGGCATCTGCATCGAATTTTTCAATATTAACGAATTTGAATCTTTGATATTCATCAACAGCTTCAATTGTAATATAAGTTCCGTTATTTGTTACATTTAAGAGTTTCTTATTATAAACCATAGCGGAATACTTATTAATTGTTTTTACAAGTTTAGCAACTGTATCAGTAGCATTAGTACCCCAAACAAAATCTACACTGAATGGTTTTCCCTTCCATTGGAGATCGTTAGCATATAGAGAGCTTTGCGATGCTTGAGATAGCCCTACATAAATATGTAATCTAAATATATCTCCAGCTGTACCACTTACTTGTGCAAAATCAAAAGTAACTTTAGCGTTTTCAGCATCTTGTGCAACTGCTTTATAAATTGCTACTACGTTTGTAGCAATAAAGTTATTAACTCTTTTAATGTTAAGACTTGCTGGAGTACTACCAGCGGTGTCTTTAGTAGTCCACAACGGTTTACCTGTTGTAAGATCTTTGTCTGAATTAATTACATTGGTTGTTGTAAATTGAAACATAATTTAAATTAATTTTAACCTCTTTGTTGAGATTGTGGTTGAGGTGCCTATTGCTGAGCTGGGTTTGCAATAGACTGTGTAACTATAGTGTTTGTCTATAATCTTGGATCAGCATTGTTTTCCATCACCAACATTGTCAGCTCATTTATAATCTCCTAACATACATAATCTGGAAACTCCATGATCTGAGATGTGTCTTCTGTAAGGTCTACTTGTTCCTGAGTAAGTCTTATAGTTTGTGGTGCTTTAATATAGTCAATTACTACAGATTGCAACTCAAAAACAGAATGATCCTTTCCGTATCTAATCTCACAACGTACTGATGAAGGGTTTCCATATCTAACTCCAGACTCTTTTTCTACTGTTGATTTATTCTAAATGTTTTTTAAGCTAATAGTTCTAGGAAGATTTGACTAACTCTCAGTAGTATTTTTTACTTCTGCTGTTTCCGTAACAATCCATGTGGGATGTTCTTCTTTAAAAGTCTAAAGCTCATACTAATCTTCTAGATTTGTTACTTCCTATTCTTCGCCTTCCTAAGACTCTTTATACTTTCTAACATAAATTTTAATACTATTACTATTAGTATAATCTTTAGCAGAATCAGTACCTTTAAGAGTTCTTGTTAAAATGGATACATCTTCTACTGGATTAGTAGGTAAATCAACAGATGTATTTACATTATGTATGTAATAATATGGTCTTTCAGGAAGGGGTCTATTGTAATAGTCATTTACTACTACAGACCAAGAATCAGCTGTTAATCTTTTTGCAGCAAATTGAACATAGTCTCCCTCATTATAGCACTTAAATCTTTTATTAAGTTTATATACACATATGCAGTTTAGCATATGTAGATAGTCAAGAGGAAGATATACTTCATACGTTGCTCCAAACAGAGATGTGTTTCCAGCTTTCCAGTTAGATATATCAACGCCACTAATTGTGTTGGCAATTAACTCAGGTTTAAGGACAGTTGTAGATTTTAAGACTCTTAAATCATCAGTAGTCTACTGGTTAATATCATAGATATTATACCGTTTATTTACGTATTGATATACTGCTTTATTTAGGAAGTAATTAAAGTCTTGCAATAACATGCTAGGAGCACTCACCTTACTAAGCTCTGTTAACATTCCTTCCCATATTTGTCTAGCGGTCATTGCCGTTATTTTTTTTTTGTTCTTAAAACGTTTGTCTAAAAAATATACTCAGTATCTATAGAGTATATTATTCTTGTTCGCTAACGAAATAATCTGGATAAGTATCTCTCTTAATTAACTCAAGAACTTTCTAATTTTTTGGATTCTACATCCATGCAATTACTGCATCATCAGTAGCTCCTAAGATAACATTATCTCCATATAGATATACCTTGTTCTTGATATAAATAACGTGTTTCTCTTTAGCTTCTATAAACAGAAGTCTTAGAGATATATCATTTCCAGTATAAAGATTAATTATCTTTTGAGGATCCTTTTCAGCAATTCTAATAAGGAAGTCAATAACATCGGCTGTCGGTTGATTACGCATATCCTTTCCAAGTATTCTAGCCATGTTCAATTGACCATCTGCTCCTCTAGGATCATCATAAATAAATGACTCTGCTTTGTGTATAAGCTGCTTGTGTGAAACTCTTCTCTGAGTATCTAGTCCAGGTCTATCAATATATAGCTCAGCAACTCCGTTACGAGTCGGCTTATTCGGAGTAGACTTAGGACCGTCTATTATAAAGTTACCATTAGCGTCTTTAGCATCTCTGCTTTTTGCAATTAGAGGGCAATTTTCTATAGCTTCCCACTCTGCTTTGTCATAAATATCATTTAGATTATAAGTCTTTCCGCTAGTAATAATAAAGATATGATTTTCTGGGAAGAAAGCTGCTTTACCTTCTGAATAAGCATTCCTTTCATTTTCACTCATAATCATATCTCCCTGTGAATTAACCTTCTTTATACAACTAGGATATTGTCCATACTTATTCTTACAAGGCTGAATGTAATACTTAATGTTAGCCTTGTCAAATACACTTCTTAATGTAATAATTTTATCATCAAAAACAATATCAGTTTTTGTTACTTGTTTTTGCTGTGCCATATTAGTTCATATTATCATTAATAAAAATTGATAGGAGGAGGGTGTTACGGCTCCTCCTATCTAATCTATTATATTCTTTAATTGTAATTATTAGGATTCTCTAAGAATTACTGATCTATGAGGAGTGAATGCAGCGATACCTGCATATCCCATCATAACTAGCTTGCTACCAGCAACATTGCTAGCAACTTCTCCAGAACTCTTACCATCGTATCCACCTACTCCAAGTACCTTGTTAGTAATGAAGTCTTTTCCAGTAAGAGTAAACTTAGCAACTGCTGGAGTTCCAGTTGTTTTATCAGCTGTAAGGTCGATACATACTCCGTATCCCTTATCAGGATATTCACGGGTTAGTGCTCTATCAACTACGAATGATACTTGGTTTCCAGCATATTCGTAAGTATCAAATGTAGCACCTACCTTAACATATCCACCTTGTCCCTTATTAGCTGACTTAGAGTACATATATGTACCCATAGTCTTATAATTTGCAAGATATTCTCCAAGTACCATGTTGATGTCTTGCCATAGCTTACGGTTAACAACGAATACCCCAATTCTGTTATTCTGAGATCCGTAAAATCTCAACTCTTATACTCTCATATAAGTTCAGACTATATCTTTATCTTATAATGGTTTAATATTTGAAGTGTTTCCATAAAAGTATCTCCACCTAAAACCTCCACATCGTTTTTGAGTTCCTTTGATAGCAGCTACTATGTTAGCAGGTGTTTTAATATTATTGCAATCAGCTGCTTCTTTAATAGAAGAGTATGATTCAATAAATTCTCCACTATCATTATACTTGGCTACCGGAGATAAATGATTATTTACTTTAGGAATAAATTTATTTTTATAAGACCAAAAATATCCATAGGCTTGGTTAGATTTGTTATTACACACATTCCATATTGCTACTCTTGCTGCATTTGACCTAAACTAATTAGCAGCTTCTGAAATGGATTTCCAACATTTTATTAAATTTCCCTATAAATCAAACTAATATATAGACTTTTCTTTTCTAGAAACTGGAAGAATATCATCAGAACTTCCATTGTAATATTTCCATTGAAAATTTCCACAATATTTAGTTTTGCCTTTAAGATTTCCAATAATTGAGGTTAGATTGAGACTTTCTTCAGCTTCTTTAATCGAATCCCAAGTTCTTATAAATTTTCCATCTAAGGTGTATTGAGCTATTTTCCTGGAATGCTCATACTAAGGTATTAAACCCCCAACAGAAAGATTATAAGTATCTATTCTCTTTACGAAATCAATTGTTACAATTTCTGCCTCTTTTTCGTAAGCTAATTTCTTACCATCTTCCGTATCTGGAAATATAAATAATGTTTCTCTTTTAAAGTTTTCATATCCATATTTCTAGACAGCTTTTGGAAATCCTTTAATTTTCTTTTTTTGATCCTTCTTTGAAACACCGCATCCAATATACCCATCAAATATATCTGGATTTGTTCTATGCACTCCAACATAGATTTTTCCATTAATTAAATTAGTAGTTTTATAGACTATATAATTCATAAGATATTAAACATTTAGTCGTTGAACATTCTCCCCTTTCGGGAGCCTTTGCTGCTGGTTGTCCAATTCTCTAATTTTCAAGCATTCACATCTACTGTTTCCAGTTACGTTGTAGCTTAGAGACTCTAAGGAGTTTCCAGCAATTTGAATAATTAATTTTTGCAGCTCTCTCAAGCTGCCCAAGCTAGGTTTGTTAACTTGTTACCAGTATCGCTCTGAGCCTTGTCAGACATATCACTCATGATTAGATTGAATAGCTGTAGATTTGGCTTATTGCTGTAGAAGTACTTGTTAGCAGCAGCCTCAACTTGAGGAATAAATCCTTCACCAATGTAGATTGGTCTACCAGTGTCAGGCTCGCTAATTGTAGCCTTACCATTGATGTCGATGTTACCCTTGTTAAGCAACAGACCAGTGTTCATAGCATACATGAATGTGTCAAGAAGTTCCTTCTCCTTCTTAAGCATCTTGTATACTCCCTCACTCTTAGTAACATCCTTATCATCAGCGATACTCATGAATACATTCTCTTGGATAGCATACAAGCTAGACCAGCTAGCATCAGCACGGAATGTAGTAATGAAGTTTCTGTGACGCTCTACTTGGCTTTGGAATTTTGAGTACAATTATTGTTAATCAATATGTTTCCATATTGTTCAGACTATATCTTAATCTAAATATTTAAATACAAAGCCTTTGCAAAAATTTCTTTTACCCAAGGCAACTAGTTTTGCGTTTTTATATCCAGCCTTAACGCAATCAGTCATTGTTTCAAACGTCTCAAGTAAATTTCCACTAGAATCAAATCTTCCGACCCTTCCCCCAGTATAAGGTTTCTCGATATTAGTTCTATTTTTCATAGCTTTTATTGGACCTATGTTATCAACTTTCTCATAAGAAAATTGATGTCCAAGAAACTAATGTCTATTTTTTATAGCTCTAGGAAGGTGTCCTCCACCTTTAGCATCTGGATTTAGATATTTAGCAGCAGCTATTAGACTTTCAAATTCCATTTCAAAATTTCCGTCTAGATCATACATATAAACTTTTACCATAAATTGGGAAACATCTCTTCCTCCAAGTATTATATTATATGTATCATCTCTTTTAATAAATTCTTCATTAACAATTTCTGCTTCTAATTTATAGGCATCTTCTTCCTTATCAAAAACTTTTATTGTAGTTCTTATAAAATTCTTTACTCCATACTTTTTTACAGCATACTGAAAATGTGTTTTAGGGTGCATATAACTTGAAGGTCTATAAATATAAACTCCATTTCCTAAATACCCATCAAATACATCAGGATTTTCAGTTTTATGAACTCCAATATAGATTTTATTGTTTACTTTACTTGTTGTTTGATATACTATATATTTCATTGTATTTAAATTTTAGATTTATTCCATTTCGGGGTTTATTTCCCCTACGTCTATCCGGACTAGTCGTTGAACGTTCCTAGGTACTTCTCTTTGAGCTTGTAATCTCCTAGGCTTCGCTGCTGATTAGCATACCTTTCGGGTTAGCCTTCCAGCAATTAAGAATATTTATTTAATTTTTCATTAAGCGGCTAACTTAACGGAAGAGAGCAACTCAAAAATGAAACTTATGAGATGTTTACCCTCTTCTGACAACTCGGGAACTGCTACAGATTGGAATGTAGTTGTCATACCAACTTGACATCCATCAGTATCTAGAATAGTATCATAGTCATTGTCAATGAGTCTTACTTGAACTTCCCAGTAGTCATCACGCTTACGAATAGGACGGCTAACAACTTGACATTGCTGTTTTGTAGCATCAATTCTGAAGATGTCATACTTCTGGTAGTAGTTCTCCTTAAATGCCATTGTAATCTCTGTTCCATTTTCGCCAGTCTCAGTTGGAACTTCAGCAAACTCGACCTTCTTAATGTTGTTAGTCTCTACTTCCCATTCAAATACTAGAGAAGATGAAAGTTCATAAGCACTAGCTCTCTCTCCCTTATAGAAGACGTTTCTCAAACCGTCAGTAATAAAGTTAAGAGTGTTATCTGTGTACATACGAGCTACTACTCCAAGTCTGTGAGGTTTAGTCAATTATTGTTACCGTGTAAGTATTTACCTTACACTTCTCTATATTACTATAGAGGTCAGAATACATCATAATCCTTTTTCCAGGATTCTGGTATTTCGTGGAAATAATATTCTGGAACTCTTACTTTATAATCCATACAGTGTGGCACAAAGGGTCTAATAAGTGATATAAATTTAGCAGCATTTACAGTATAACACCTAATTGTCCACTGATTGTTGTGCTTTTTATGTAAATGAAACTCTATATACCATTTAGATTTAAAATAGTCTATAATAGCTTCAGTTTCGTCTTTCGGAGTGTGAGTATATATTTCGCAAGTAAATACGTTAGGTCTTTCTTTATCAATATATGTAGATCCATCATCCATATACCATATTGCTAATCCTTCGGGAGTTAGATAATTTAAATATTTACTTCCTATCACCTTTCTTCCAGAAGGATAAAGCCAATGATGGAGCACCCTAAAATACTTGTCACTGCAAGTAAATCTATATGCTGTAAGTTCTGGAGTCTCTTTTCCATTAATTACTCTCTTTTTTACTTTCTTCTCTTTTACAAGACATTTCTTTCCTGTTAACTTTCTGCATATATTAGCCTTCCATTCTATATATTCTTTCTACTTATAAGAATGAGTCACTTCAAAATTAAAATAATTTCTAGTACTTTTAGGATAGTATTTAGTCTGCTTTACTATACACCCATCACCTAAAACTAATGCTATTAATAATGATTTTTTCCTTAATTCCATGTTCACCAAATTTTGGTATTGTTAAATATTATTTCTATTCGTTAGAGGTCTTCTATGTCTAGAAGTTCCTACGGGATTGTCCTCAATAGGAGTTTCCCCGTTTTAAACCAGTTTGCAACCAAATATTACTATTTAGTGGGGCACTTTTACCTACCCAAGTATTTACTCCAGTCCTCGTAAGTTTTCGTATCACCCATGTTGGGTATTCTACTTGTAAAATTTGCAACTAGCATACTGTTTTATAATTTATTAGTTAAAGATTAAAAAATTAGTCTAAATCATCGTAGACATCATTGTGTGTTCCAACGGGTTTATTCTTATAAACCACGTCAGGTTTATCTTTTTTTTGGGCATCAGCCTTTCCTTTATCGTAACTTTCTTTTCTAACACTGCTTATCTCTTTCTAGAAATATTCAGTAATATCATGTATCATCTGCTCACCGTTCAGTGCAAGCCACGCTGTTCTTACCAATATTTTAGGATCAGATAAAGCCTTAGCAAAATAATTATTTCCAGCTCCATCAACCCCAACAATGAAATCATACAGCATTTCTTTGTCCTCATCATCCATGTTCAAATCATACCCAGAGAAGTCAGACAAATTATCTACCTGCTCTGCAATCTAGTTAGCAAACTAATCATACCGTTCTTGAGCTTGTGCTTCTTCTTCCATTTGAGCTTGTCGGATACTTTCATCCTCAGCTTCCTTGTACTCTTTTCTAATAGCTCCAATCTATTTAGCAAACAAAGACTCATTAGACTTAGCTCTCTCTAGAGCTTCTTGAGCTTCTTCCTGTGTTACGTCTCCCATTCGACTCATGAAGTCATATACAAATAACTCATCGTCGTCTAGTTGATCAACTTGATACTAATATGCTTCAGCTTGATTATTTTGGATGTAGCTATTAATTCCATCAGTCTGAAGTTTCTGTATGTAGTCAGCAGGAGTAAGCCCACTCTCTCTAATAGCATTTATTAACTAAACTTCATTGTCATCTAAATTAGTATCAGAATCCTAGTCGGAATAAGAGAGGATATTTAGTTTTTCTTCATTGCTTAAGCTATTCCAATCCTTCTCTTCTACAGTTCCCTCCTCGTCTTCGAACTTAATCTTAGACATATCTTCAATACCTCTAGACTTTAATAAGGTTACGATAAAGTCTTCTCCGTCATCTTTATTACTCGGTTCCTAACTAGGATCTTCTACGGGCTCATCTGGATCCTATGGTTCCACAGGAGGTTCCGGATCATCCTAAATAGGTTCAAATTCATCAATGTCATTGTAGTCATTTAAATCATCAATTCCTATTGCCATACTCACTATTTTAAATTTATTTATAAATATAACGCAAATTTCCTTATTTTAAAACGATGATTAATAATTATTAATCATTACACTTCTTAATAATTATAATAAAATATATCAATTCTCTTATATAGTTTTCATAATAAGAACTGTTAGATATGCCTCAGAAGTTGAATCAGAAATAAAATACTCAGTCAAATCTGGTGTATTATTTGTTCCATCACATAATTGCCACCCTTCAGGAATACTAGAGGTTCCGTTAAACATAATAATACTCCCATAAGGAAGTAATTTGTGAACCCATTCGGTTGATGCTAAATCAGAAGAATTATTATTAAGTTCTAACTAATAATTTTCTCTATACTTAATTTGTTTAAATATTCCATAGTCAGAGTACATTCCGTACTTTTGGAATGAATCAGATGTGGATAACGTTTTAAGATTTCCAATTCTGGAAACTATAGTATTATCAGAGATTACGTCTAAACTATCTCCTGATCGTTTTAATGTAGTACCAGATATTCTGAATAATGTTTTTCCTATTAAATTCTAATTTATATAATTATTAGAAGTTACCATTATAGAATCTTTGTTAACAGAAACTACAGTAAATACTATAGTATTGTCAGGCATTACTACCTATAGTACATCTCCTTCTGTATATTCTAGCTAATACTTTAGCGTTAAACTAATATAATTATCATCAATAGAGTATTCCTAAATAATGTTAGCGTTATTATACCAATATTCAGGATACACAAATTCAGAAGTATTTAAATTACTAGCTATTATATTATCCACTCTTAAAGTAGATTGCCCATTTTCCACATATAAATCAAAACCATATTGACTATTAACCGTAGTAGAACAAAATCTATCAGATTTAATTCCAGTACTGTCTACCTATACTATAGTTTGATCGGATATTTTAAAGAAGATAGTTCCAGAAGAGTCTATATAAAAAGAGGAATTATCTGAATATAAATCACAAGAATCAAACTAAATAGAATCATTACTTGTATTCCCTTTTATAACTAAAGCTCCTTTATCTGATGTCTATTTAGTTATTATAAATTTCTAATTATATGGATTTGGAATATCTACAGTATATTCGGATATACTGTTATTGGATACTAAATATAATTTTTTACTATCCTCTACATAAACTATACCACTAGTAATTTTAATGTCGTCTATAGTAGAACTTATAAATCCAATATTTTTCTATGATATATATCTCTATTCAGGGGTTGTATTCTATTCCTGCTAGAAAGAAACATAAGTTGTTCCAACTGATTCAGCTAACTAAATAGATTGCTAATTAATTTTAATAATTACCTGCCCATCTGAAGTGACATATATTCCACTGTTCGTTCCAATATCTTCTAAAGAATCTACCTAATGTATTATATTTGAACTAGCATTAATTTTTCCGTCTTTGATTAAATCTATGAACTTATTACCGTACTGAATTTTTATCTTGCCTTTAGTTTTTAAAACGAGATTTGTTTCAGAGTTTCCAACTGAATCATATGTTCCATCAAATAGCTTCATTATTCAATAGTTATAAAAATATTATCTTTATCAGATATTAATTCTGACATTAGTTTATTGAATGTATCAACAGAATTAACTACCTTACCAACTATAGAATTTTGCCCTACTAAAATGCATCCTAGTGTATCTCTATCAGTGTTCCCTGTATGGATTAACACTCCCTCAAATCCTGGAACATTAACTAATCTAGGAATTTTACCTCCCCAGGGTCTAGCCCACGATCTATCTCTAAACTTAGGACTAACTGTATTCATATCTATCCTATAAACTCCCGTTGGGATAGCAGTTTTTCCATATATCTTTTTTGCTTCAATTTCTTTTAGTGGCATATTCTATGTTAAACCACGATCAGTGTCCTCCAATGTATCCGCAAAATATTTTCCATCCAAATACAACTTACCAATAGTATAATTGGCTCTTTTAGCAATTCGTTTTAAAAGGATTTTCATATTAAGTATAATTTCAAGTTTCTTGTTAAATATAATAAAAAAGGTGCCAAAAATCAAATCGATCTTTAACACCTTATAAATTTATATTATATCATTTCCTCCCATTCAATAGGAATACCCTACTTAGCCATATCAGCATACCATCTGTTGAAAATTAAGTCTCCTTCTTTATCAAATATATCTTTTATGAAAAGCACGAAATGTTTTTCATCTGAAATACTAGATCCATAAAATACAGATTTACACCAATTAGCTACATATACAGCATCATTCAACTTAGCATTTTTAAGCTCTATTCCGTGCTATTGTAGCAGCGAATCTAATTTTTCTTTTGTATAATCTCTCTTTTCTAGACCTTTACAAGCAAAATCACACAACTTTTTATTAAAATGTGAGCCATAATATCTAAGATAGTTTAAAAACCCCTCTGGTTTAATATCGTATTTAGTGAAATCCTCTGCCATACTAATTATAAAGAAAAATAGGCGGTAGCAATCTTGTGCTACCGCCTACCAATAAATCAATATTCGTATCTTCCTTTGCTTCTACGTCCCATGCGGCCTCTGGCTTCAAACTCATCTTCGTCATCATAATCATCTTTGTCACGATTATATGCTTCAGAATGTTCAGCTAACATCTTGATTAGCTTACAAGCAAGTGTCTTAATTCTGTGAAGATGTTCAATAGTATCCTCATAAGAGTCTTCCTTTATTTCTATAAATCCTTTCATAAATGATCACGTCTTTCTAAGAATTAGCTTCTCTTAAAGCGTCTATCTTGTTTTGCATTTCTCTCATTTCAGCATCTCTTTGCCCAGCAAGAATTTGGTCAGTAGCAGATCTTATGCTATCTCTCAAATCACAAGTCTGTCTTTGAGTTTCATAAGCAATATTGGAGAATCCTCTTTCTTGTCCAACACTTACTCCATTGATTGCGTTTTGCAATGTGTTAGTTTGTTGGCAAATTGCTAGCTTATTGTCGCAGCAGCATTGCGCAAGCTGTGAAGCAATTTGACAGTTACCTGCCTGAATTGCATTGATAATTTGCTGAGAGGACATTCCCACCTGATTACCAACTCCTTGAACTTGTGACATAACTCCGTTAATTGCGGATTTAATACTATTAACATCACAATTAAGGGTTGAAGCAAGCTAACTAATAGCGTTACCATTTCCTTGAATAGCTGACATTAACAACTCACGACCTGCGTCATTGTTAATAAGGTTTCCTAGATAAGCATCTCCTGCAAGTGCTCCACGGTTGTTTCCAAATCCGCCGAATCCATTACCTCCCCATCCCATTAAGAAGAATAGGAAAATAATCCACATAAATATGCCAGTTCTTAGCGTTAGCAGCAGCAATCATTTCAGAAGTAACTTTATTAGTGAAGTCATTTACCTGTAATATAGTTACTGTAACTTCATCTGACAGTGAGGTATTTTCATTGAATAATTTAATACCCCAGGAATTACTTGTTGGATTATAATCAACTTCATCAATAGTATATGTACCATCTTCTGTGTACTTATTGGCGACATCAGATAAATTACCCCTTCCAATGGCAATAGTATCTCCTTCAGCTAGTCCTTCTACCTTAAATTTAATAGAAGTAATAGGTCTAACACAAATCCATACAGAATCATTAGAAGATGGTGCTATTCTACCTGTTGCAGTCAATACATTACTTGACACTTGGCCTCTTTTATCTTTTATACTTCCCCACTTAGCTAAATTAAATATTCCAAACCATTCAGAAGGACAATGTAATTGTGCAGAAGGTGCTTTAGGATTAGATGCACTATATGGCTTAGTAATAATTATAGCTACACCATGTTCATAATCATCTATGGTTACATTTGAATCTGTTCTACGTAGTATAAATCCTCCATTACTTCCTTCTACATTAGTAATAGTAGTTTCAACATCATTGGATAAAGTAGTTTTAGTATCACCAGCTTTCCAAATTAGTTCATCATTACTTTGCAGACCAGTTACTTTTATAGTCATATTTACTGCTTTAGTAGTATAATAAAACTTATCCTCTGAAGTTTCTGCAACACGCCTTGCATTAACCATTCTACTATAACTACGTGGGTGTAGTTCTTCTTCAGCTTCATTTAATCCTGCACTCCAAATAGCAGTAACATATAGCCAATCTACATGTAACCAATTATTATTTATAGAAGAAACTGACGTACTCTCATCAAAAGTAGATAAATCTGTAAGATTATTAAAAAGATATTTTATAGAACCTTCATCAAGTGCCGGTAATCTTCCATGTTGGTCATCATCATCAAAATTAACATAACTTCCATTAAGATTCTTAATTCTAACATCCGATAGCTGATAACATACTTGAAACATCCTATATGCATTAGAATTAAAATCAACTACTTCACTCATATTAACCCTACCCATATCAAGAACTGGCCCTATTTTAGTAAGACTGGTACAATACTGAAAAGCCTGAGCACATCCACTTACATATAACATATTACCATTACCTTCTCTGTCATCACCATGTTGGGCAATTTCAGTTAATGCACTACAATAAGACCAAGCATATTGTATTGGGTTCTGATAATACCCAGCAAGATTAGCTCTAAATGTCCAATCTATAATATCGGGAAAATAAGTAATACCTTGATTAAATTCACACATTCCAGAACAATCTCTTGACCCTAAAAAATTATTAGAGGGATTTCCTTCTTTATCCAATACTCGAATATTCTTGATAGTGCATTGTTTAAACAGAAATTGAGTAACACTTAGTTTAAGATTATCTTGTAAGAATTGAAGTGTTAATGTATCAATATTACAATCAGTAAAACAATTAGGCATATTTCGATTAGAGAAATGCCCATCAAACTTAATCGTTAAATCACCTGTAATACCCGAGCCTGCAAACCACATACAATTTATTGCTAAATTGTTGTTATCAACATAAGTATATTTAGATTGATTCTGTGTTTCCTGCAATACCGTTTCAACACAAATAACTGGATGCGTTAGCAGATATTGTTTTATATTATCCCAAAATTCAGTATTTGCAATTGTATGTCTCCAAGTAATAAGTTTACCATTATCAGTATTTTTAGGAAGTATATGTTCTTCTAAATCTACTATATTTGGAAGAATAGGTTTAGTAACTTCAGAAGGAATGCGTGCCATATCCATATGATATGCTTTATCTGCAACACCAGGATTAGTCTCTAAATCAACTTCAGTAATCATTCCAAATTTTTTCCAGCAATTCTCAGCAGTTCTATCTTTATGATAAACTTTAGTATCACCAACATTTACATCCCAACATTCTTTAGAAGAAACATCAATAGGTTGTGTTAAGTCTGGAACATCTAAATAAATATAAATAGGATGGTCAGATATATCATAGATTTTATAGGCTCCATTAGAAGTATCATTAACAGACTTAGCAGATTGACAACCACCAAATAAACCTATACATATTGCCGAATATCCTCCACCTCCCATAAATCCAGCAGGTCTTGTTCCATCAGCAACCATACAATCACGAGTAGTATTTATTTCCCATGGTGCTCTACCCATTGCATAGCTATTATCTCTAGTAGTATTCCCAGCATCTGTATAACACATCTGGCCTTGAATAACAAGACCTTTAACATATTTTCCTGAAGTATTCTGTCCTGGAAACCATGCAACTATATAACCTGATGTTCCACTATAAGCATTAACAAATCCAGTAACATCTTCAGAATTAGGAGTTGCTTTTATGACATTTTGATTAACATAAGAAAGACCCTCAACTTTAACAGATATATTAGTATAAAGACGAGCATTATCTGTTCCACTTTTTACTTTATGTCTTATACCCCAAGTGTCAATCTTAAACTTATCAATTCTCATTATACGAGAAGAAACAAAGGCAACTTCCCATCCATCATTAATTTCCCAAGTTCCTTCAGGAGATGGATTAATGTCTTTATTATCTTTAGGAATAAGTTCTGAAAATGTTACCCCTTGATTAGCAGATGGAGCATAATAGGTATTAAACATTATAGCATCTGGATTATTGGAACCAATCTTAATATTTTGAATGTTTGCCATGATTAGTTAGATAATATATTAAATAACACTCCAATAGCTACTGCAATTATAATTGGAATTGCCCCTAATATAGAAGCAATTAAGTCTTTCTTGCTGAATTGATCATCTAACATTTCTTTAGCCCATGCTAGCAATGCTGTTAGTCCAGCACCAGCCAGAGGAACAGCAATTGCTATGGGGCTTACTATAGCATCCTGAATAATTATTACAAATGTCAAGATAGAAGTAATTAGAGATCCCACCAAGAAATGTAATATTTTATCAGTTCCAACTTTATTTACAAAATCATCGACAATTTTCATAGTCATCCTATTATAAAGTAGATAGTATTTGAATCTTTAGTTTCTAGTTCATCATATTCTGCTTGCGTTAATTTATTCATTATTGCAGATCCCACAGTAACATATGCATTATGATCTGAATCAGTTTTCACCGGATAGTTAGCTCCACTTCCTACGTATCCTGTTTTAATACCTCCAAGCACTTCATCAGTAGTAGCAGGAAGAACATAGTTATTTGCACCTTCTTCGATGTTATCTAACTTAGTCTTATCCTCCTTACTCATTAAACCATCAGTCTTCTGAGTAACTTTCTAATAAGTGGTATTATTATCAGTACTCCACTCAACTCCAGTAGAAGTCTTTTTCAATACTTGCCCTACAGTACCTCCTTCTGGGAAAGAAGAACCTGCTTGAACATTTTCCCAAGCAACTCCGTCCGATGTCTTAGTTAATACTTGTCCATCAGTACCATCAATAGTTGGTACCAATTTATAGTATTTCTGTTTTGCCCATATTTCCTCAGTATCTTCAATGAAAGCTATTGATGTGTCCTTAATGTCTCCAGCAGAAAGACGTGATCCAAAGTTAGCTTTCGTTTTTACTTGAATAAACTGTTCATTAATTGTTGCCATATTATATAATTATTACTCTATAAGTGCCCATCCTGTATTGTCTACCTCTGTTCCATCTAAGTTAAATGAACTATTTCCATCATAATAAAGAACTTTACCTCCATTTAAATAATAACCTTTGCCAATTTTAGAATCTTGTAAATTAGTTAAAGATTCAAATACAGTGAATAAAATAGGATTGTTTTTAGAATTTGTAACTTTTTGTAATAACCTGGCTGTACCGACCTTTTCTAAAATTATAGGAATATCTGGAGAATAAGAAGAATAATTTCTATCAAAAGCTTTATATGTATCATCTACATCTTCAGGTTTATCCTTAACTTCATAAAATATTTGATTAGCTTCTATTGGATAGGTTCCTGTTGTTGCGCGTCTCAAATCAGTAGTATCAGCAGAATCACTATTATAAACTCCACTATCTATAATTAATTCACCATATATTTCTAAATCTTTTAACCAATTGTCAGGAGTAGCAGAAACTCCACATTTACCATTTATCGGAGATTCAATCCAAATATCAGCATATAAATTATTAACATCTGTTTTAATAGAACCATACCATACTTTTTGAAAATTAAAACAACCTTGCCCAACAAAATGAATCCCTGTTGTTAAACTATTATAAGCCTCTAATCTAATTGTTAATTCAGCTGGATACCAACTATATTTAGTTTTTATTCTTAAATTATATCTACAACTTGTTGAGTAAAAAGGTATTTGAATATGAATAGCACCTTTCTCAGGATAAGTAACATCATTTCCTCCAACTTTATTTATTCTTAAACTTTTAGAGTATCTATATCTTTTAGAGTATTTATAATCTATATTTAAATAATGTAATTTTGAAGATAAAATAGCATTTTTCTTATAAGATTGAATATAATTATAAATAGGTTGAGTTACAATAAAAGCATTATTTGTAACATTATAATATCTACTTACTACTATATTACTTTTTTCTGCATTATTTAAATTTGTAAGTGTAGCAGTAATATATTCATCTTTGGAAAAAACAAATATACCTTCTATTATTGGCGGATTATTTCTATCTTCCCTGGCACCTATATTAACTGTGCCTTCGAATATTAAATTATCTACAAATTTATTATTAGTATTAAGCAATTCAAAAACAGTAGAATCAGTCCAAGCAGAATCAGTAGATGTTTTGGTAACAGTTCTGGCATATATACCTAAAGAATAACCATAGACAAGATTACCTTCTACTTTAGTATTATAAGCACCATCATCTAAATATATTCCTCTACCTTTATTTCCATACGATTTATTTATGACAATATTATTCATCACATAAGTAGAATAATTCTCTGAATCAGGTTTATATTTATTTATACCCTTATTTCCAGTAGCGATATATATTGTACCATAATCTATAATAGCTTTTTCCCATGTAATATAATCTTTCTCTATTGTAAGAGTATTACCATATATAACTATATTAGAATCTTGAGATGGGTTTCTTTTTGATACACCTCCACCTATTCCAGTTAAAAAATTAGTAATATTATTATATCTAACTAAAACATTTGAAGACATTCCAGCAGATATAACATAACTATTATATTTTAATAATCCGGCATTTTTAAATGTATTATTTTCTATAAAAACATCTATGGCTTTACAAAATGAAAAGAATCCTTCATAAGCATTATAAAAATTACAATCAATACATTTTAATGTAGCATTGTTTTGTATTCTTATAGTTTTAATAATATTAGTTATATTGCATTTATTAAAGTAAACATTAGCACCTAAATTATATTTAAGTAGTAATGGCATACAATTAATATTTATACTATATAACTTTAAATTAGAATTAGCCTTTGCATCAAAACAACTTGAATTATAAGCAGTATATAAACAATTTACATGTTTTTTAGGTATATAAAGTTTGTTTTCTTTAGACACAAATATTGTATCTTCATCAAGAAGTTGTTCTATATTAAAAAGACTATATACACAAGATGTATTATAATGATTAGCCCCAAAGATATAAACATCCACAAGAGAGTTCACTTCTGGATTTTTAAAATATACATATCCATCTTTTATTTTTAAAATAGGAACTTGATAATTTTGAAATCCAGTTGTATAAGACAATCTTATATTTTTAGCGTCTGTTTCAGGAATATCTGTTCCTATTATAGAAAGTAAATCATTAGATAGTTTAAACCTGGCATATACATTTTCATCTGAAAGAACCAATTCTTTATCTTCTTCTTTAGAATTAGAAGAAATATTCCATGCTTCCATTTCAGAACCATATATTGTATAAAACTTACGTTCACCTGCATAATTTAATCTTTCTTTCTTATCAAAGTCAAATACTGCATCATAAGTTTGATAATCATCTATTTGAACAATATAATGGGAATCTGTTTCATCAATAGCTTGTGTAATATTTATAAGCTTTCCGAAGGATATAGTACTATTATTATAAGAAGTAATAGTAAGATTATTTAAAACAATTATTTCAGAACTAATTATAATATCTGTAAGAACTACTAATTTAGTAATATTACCATTATTAATATTGGCTATATTTCTATCAAAATCCTCTTGTTTTCTTATATACAAAGTAGAACTATCACTATTACCAAAAACAGAATTAGAAAAACTATGAACATCTATGGGACTTTCGACTTTAATACTATTAAATATTTGTTCTCTTTTAATTACATTATCTGTATATTTGATAGTTCCATTATTTAAACTACCTCCTTCAAACTGTAATGTACACCCTTCAGGGATTGTCAAAGTTCCTCCCTATAAATCTATATCTTTAGTTATCTTGTAAATCATATTAGATTTACTAAACATTTGTTGTATTTCTTCTATATTCATAAGCATTAAATTATCATTACTTTAGATACTAGGGTTCCATCTGTATTAACCCACTGTGATCCATCCCACACTATTTCGCAGTTAATATCTGTGTCAAAGTATCTAAAACCAACAGGAGCATCTGTAGGTCTATTTGCTGTAGGCCCAGAGGATACTAAATCAGCAGAATTACCGCTACTTTCAACCCAGGAAGTTCCATTCCAATACACAGGTTTGTCTAAGGTAGTATCAAAATATTGGAAGCCTATATCAGTTGTGTTCAAATTATCAGGTCTACTAGCAGTACTTCCATTGAAGTTTACTTTTTTATCTGTTTTGAACAACTTAGTGACATAAACATGATTATTTTCTTTAATATACAGAGTATCATTTATTAAGCATTTGCATAAATGATATTTATCACCAGCATAAGGAGTATGAAAATCAGAATTAAACATGAAATCCTTGCTGTTATTTGTTTCAAACTCAGGCATAAGGATATAATCAACAATATCTAATTCTTCCTTGTCATAGATATAATTACTAGGAGATTCATCTACATCAATAGTAGTAATATCTTTTGTTTCTATGTTGAAATAACATGCTGCAATATCTTGCTTAATATATAAGCACAAAGTATCATTCTCGTCAAAGGCTAACAAAAAACTATCCTCATTAATACTGTAGGTAGCTTTTATAGTCGATATCCAATTATCAGTCCTAGTATAGGCATTCAATCCAATTCTAAAAACATAAGGCATAGGATTATAAGATAATATACCATAATCCTCGTTAGTGGAAACTCTTACACTTCTAGATAAATTTATTACATTTATTATAGTTCCCGTATACCATCTACTTGTTGCAGAAGCAGTCTCTGAAAGGTTATCATAATCTTTAGAATGAATATTTTGGAATGTTATAACCTTGGCATATTTACTACCACTGGTACCAACCCTTCTAGTTATAACAAAAAAATATTTATTATCCTTTGGCATTTCTAAAAGAGGAAGTTTATTCATAATCACAAATTTAGAAGTAAGTTATACATGGATTTTATGTTGTTTTCATTACGAGGAGTTTTCCAAATATCTACTAACTTAACAATAGACTTATGAGCTTTCAAAATATTTAACCAGTTTCTCCACGCTTCTCCATATATGTAAAAAGTGTCATCTAAAGGTCCTGTAGTATCATCAACTGAATGCATACCTCTATTATATTCAGAATATCCTGTTTCAGTTATAAAAATTCCTTCATATCCCCTATCTATTAAAGCATTTACTTCAGTTCTGAATTTATTAGTTACTTCTATAATTTTAGAATCTGTTATATAAACAGTCATATTATCTACATTGTTAGGAGCAAACTAGGGATATAAATTTATCCCATATATATCAAAATTACTACTATTATATTTAGAGTTAATCTCATTGTTATTAGTATTAGTAGCAGTGTAATGAGTAATTCCAGACTTATATCCTAATTCCTTTATATAGGTAGACAATCCTATAAAAGCATTTGTAAACCTTTCATCTTCCATTAATCTAGGTTGTTCATTGGTAACATATATATTATCTGTTGGGATATTATGTTCCATAATGGTACTAATATCATTTTTAACAGTTTGTATATATGAATCTAGATCTATGTTGTTTAGGTTTCCGTCATAATCTTTAATAGAAGAGTTAAACCTTATATTAACAGGATATATATTGTATTTGTCATATAATTCTACAATTCCATCAATAGTAGAGTCTCCCTTAACCCAGGAAATTCCATCATACTTATAACTAATAAAAATATTATATTTGTTTATTCCTATTTTTCGAGCCCTCCTATATTCATTTCCTGTTTCCTTCTCTGCTCTAGAAGTGGCGACTTGAGCAATAATTTCAAAAGGCCTATTAATAGGCTACATTTTATATGTTAACTCTTTATTAAACTCGTTATAAAATACTCCAAAAAATATTTCATCGTTATAATCATCTATTATTTTAGGAGGGTTTATAAGTATTGTAGTTTTGTTATCACTAAAAACTTTTCCACTTCCAATACTACCTCCGTTAAATTTTATAATACAATTTTCAGGAATAGTAACAGTAGTCCCATTCAAATCAAAATCATATCTAACTTCATAAACAGTATTAGTTTCATTAATCATATCCTAAGTAAGAATATTTCTATTCTCCTAGTATGAATTATCAATTACCTACCCACTAACTCCAGTCGTAGAATAATCTATTGTTGGATTACTTGTAAATGTAACAACAGCTTCACTTACAGTTGTTCCAGAAATAGCTGACTGTATTAGTAAAGCTACAGCTTCTGGAGTACTAGCTTCAGTAGTTACTGCTATAGGAGTTTCATTGATTATAATATTTCCATCAGTAGTACATCCAGTACTAATAGTCAAGTCAAACTTTGGAACAGTTATCTTCTATATGTTCTTCCTTAGAATCTTATATCCTTTTCCAGAAAAATTATCAGCATCATACGCTCTATCCTTAAACTTCAGACTATCCCCAGACTTAGTAAGGTCTTCCTCATCAGCTTCAAGTATTTCTGGTTTGTTAGTAACATTATCCCAATTTATTGTATCAGCTCCAGCCTTGAACTCTCTCCACTTACCAGTAGTGGGGTCTAATTCATTAGCTGAATTGAATATATAAATCTTTCCATCAATAGTTACTAAGTAGTCGTCAGGGTAATCTGCATCTCTAGTATTAGGTAAATCTGTAAGTTTTAATTCTTGTCTTGTAAAATCCTTAATCCGAGACTTTAGATCAAAATTTTGATTAACTGCAAAACTCATAATTAATTGAATGTTAAAGTATCACTTGAAGTAGCCGCATTATTTTGCAAATATACATTGTAGTTCTGTCCATTTACAGTAACAGAGCTTTTTGTATAACCATTTAATCCCTCAAATCCAGAACTATTCTTTACACTAGTTAAGTCTCCGAAATAGGATGGATACGCATATACTACTTTCTAATTATCTTGTGTGAATCTAACCGATAAATTTTTATTAGATCGTAATGATTTAGTAAGAGCTTTTATATCAGATTCAGTTAATTCAGATTTATCTGAGGATACACACCCATAATAGCTAGCATGATTTATAGCTACAGATGTACTTTTTGTTATGTTTTCTCCTGTTGTTGTATTAGCTTTAAGAGTATAAGTAATAGTAGCGTGAGAAGAAGTACTAGGAGTTTGTGTAGATTTAAGAGTACCAACTGCAACACTAGCATCATTAATGGTTTGTGAGCTTATTGTATATTTATCAGAATTATTATAAGACCATGCTACAGTTACTAAATTTGAACTTGTTCCTACTTCTAATAAATTAGGAGAAACAGAGATATTAGCTCCGAATGGATAATGTAACTCTTTTATCTATTTTTGTAAATCTTCTATATCAATCTAGTATCCATTTAGTTTTTGTTTATCCTATGCAGACATTAGCCCAGAACTAGAAATAGTGGCTTCAGATATACTACCTTCTAAAGTTATAGTAGTACCATTTTTGCGTGCGCTAAGAGTTAAAGGAGAAGTTCCACTAGCATCAATTGATTCAATTTTCTAACCCAATTGGCTAGCTATGGTTGTAGCAAAGTTTGGATCATCTCCTAACGCCGCAGCAAGTTCATTAAGTGTATCTAGTGTTTCTGGAGCTTCATCTATTATACTAGCAATTACTTGATTTTGTATTTCAGATATAGGAATAGTACCTCCAGCTGCATGAAGAAGGTCGTTAGAGGTTTTACCATGAATAGAAAAGCCTTTATGATTAATAGTAGAAGGTAAATCCGCATTACCTACAGTTATAGATCCACCATTATTATCTATCCTAAGACCTATTGTACACATAGTTCCATATGGTATATAATCAGGATCATTAGCGTTATTTACAATTCCGATTATGTGAACATAAGGACTAGTAGGAACTAAACCTATCTCGTTTAATCCCTTACGCACGTATATAGCCCCATCTACAGTACCTCCAGTTAAAGGAAGAAATTTTTTATTTCCTACTTTTGATGTATCTATAAATGCCTTTCCTTCGTTATCTAACTCTAATGGATAATTAGCTCCATTCTCTATATATCCAGTTTTTATACCTCCTAAAGATATATCTGTTGCCTAAGGAATCTCCTACAATCCGCTTTTAAATTCTCTCCACCTCCCAGTAGTTTCATCTATACTATTAGTAGATTTGAATTCATATCTTTTCCCATCTTCTACACAATAACTAAGATGCCCATCATCTATACTAGTCTCAGGATATTCCTTCATTTCTGCAAGAGTTAGAAATCTATCTCTTTCAAAGTTAGGCTTCTAACCCTGATAATTAAAATTGTCTCCTATTCTAAGTGCCATAGTTTATTAAGAATAAATTTGTCTAAAATTATCAATTGTAGTAGCATCAGTAAGAACATAAACATAGTAGGTCTCATCCCAAACTGTTAGCTCACTCCTAGTATAGGAATTAATATATTCAAAATTATTTGCGTCTTTAATAGCAGTTAGAGCACCGAGTGCCTTAGGATAGGCATAACAAGTTTTCTAGTTATTAAGAGAAACATTACCTGTATAGCCTTTACTATTCTTAACAGACTTAGTTAATGCTTTAATTGCTTCTTCCGTTATAGTAAAATCAGCAGCAACAGGTCCAAAATAACTTGGATTAACAAATATTGCAGAAGTACTACCTTGAACTTCAGTACCATCTTTTGTAGCTTTCACAGTATATGTGGTATTAGTTGTAACATTATTAAACGTTTTACTAGTATTAATATTAGCAATAGGTTGTTCATTTACCGTAATAGTATCGGGAGTAACTATATCTTTACCTTCTTTAATTTGCCAGTTTACAGTAATATTTTGAGAGGTGCGTTTTTCAAACAAACCACCCCCACTAACACTTATAGTTAGTGGGAATAGTTCATTATTTATACGATTTAACGCTTCTGTAATAACTTTATTTTGCACTGGATTTTCAGAAGTAAGAGATAAAATTCCGTCAACTAGAATATCTCCAGAAGTAATGGTAATATCTCCACATCCTAATATTTCTTCTCCGTTTATAGTTTTAAATTTAGTAGGAATTTCAAGATTTCTTTTAACTAATTCTTTTTCTATATCTAAGAAATCACTAAAGTAGGTAGTTCTTTTAATGTATTCCTATAAATCTTTATAACATACATGTCGGTATTCGTTATTACATTTCATTTTAACTTAATTATTTAAGATTTTACACAGCATCTGAGTTAATACTAGTAGACATATACCAGTCCATCTATCTTACTCCAGTACTTGTTCTATCTATACCAACAAATGAAAATAATCCTGATACCTATGATCCTAAGTCTATTACACTAAGAGTTTCTCTGGGATAGAATTTATCGGGACCATAAAAATGAGAAGTTGAATCTCCTAGAATACATCTATAATTTATATCATTTGAAAGTACTGCATCTGGATTCCGATTCTTTATTCCAATTTTTATAGTACGACCATGAAAACCTAGCGGAACAACTTTCAAACTCTCGGGATCAAAGTCACTATCATAATGAGGAAACACAATATCAATCTCATTAGTATCGTCTCTGGTAATATTACTATCGTCTAAAATTATAACTCCATACTATGCATAATCTTTTATTGTTACTGTTCTTTTCTTACCTATAGCTGGCAAGGTAGATAGATCAATGACTATTGGTAAGTCATAATGTGGGCCTCTAGTAACTATATCGTTAGTATAGACTTTTCCTGTTACAAAATTTATAGCTATATTAGGTCTGAAAGCTCCTCCAATGGGATCCCCATCAAATAGCTAATAATTGGTACTAAAAACTCCAGAGGAATCTGTTCCCTATTGACTAAACATCCACTCGTTATTAAACACAGCAGATCCTACAAGACCATTACTTATAACTCCTACTTTCGTATAGATGGCATTAAACATATCAAACTTCATCCAATATTTACCCTTATTTATTGCATAATCTTGAGAAGGAGTTAAATTATCATGATCTGCCCCCTTCCACGACATTATAGCATTAAGTACATAGTAATTATTGTCTTCTGTATCTAATACATAAGGAGCTTTATCATTATCTGTAGTGTATACTGTATTAAGATTATATATTCCGGCTGGATATATGATCTATCCTTTTTTACCAATAGGTGTGGCTGAAATTACAAACTATACTTGTAATGTTCCTACCTATCCAGATTTATCCCATAAAGCTATATTGGCTGTAACTTTATGATTAGTGACGTCACTATTAGGTTTAACCTTTACTATATATCTAAAACTATAATATTCTTCAGAAATATCTACTCCTTCGCCTCCTATAGTAAAATACTCAGGATGTGTATCTGTTGAAGCATTAATTCCAAAGTAATAATCAGGATTTGACTCTACTCCTGTATATGGAATAAGTTTTCCATTTCTGGTCACAACAACATGAAATTCTATAGTCTATTCAATAGAAGAATTTGGAGTTACATTCTAAACAGGAGGAGTAACATAACAGCTATATCCAGATCCGTCTGATCCAGGTTCTCCAGTAAGTCTGAAGGGCTAACCCCAAGAGATTGTGTAATCCTCTGAATCGTTACTACTATAAACTTTGGTTCCCTATATACACCACAAATATGCATCATTAAAAGAGCTTCCAATTTCTATATCGCTTATATCTTCTTCCCATCCATTATACTAAGTTCCAGATGGATTAGGATTAATAGGAGCACTATCACTTCCTGCAGAATATAGAGCGATTATAGAAGATCCTGGTATACCTGTAGCTCCAGTAGCTCCAGCAGGACCATCGCCTCCTGTAGCTCCTTGTGGCCCACTTATACAAACAGGCCGTGACCATGCCTAGTAAAGAGTATCGTTAGGATTTATTACTGCAATAGTCATCCATAGATATTGACCTGTAGTAACAGATGGTGGAAATAATAACCACCCTGTTGGGGTACGTACATTTCGATCAATAGTTGGAGCTGTATCTCTATTAGTGTTATAACTAAACCTCATTTCAGTATATTTTCCATCTTGAGCGACTCCATCTCTACCATTTAATGGAAGAACTTCCCCCCAACTTGTAACTGCTCCTGTAGCTCCATTCACCTCTCCTACTACTTGCCACCATTGTCCTGTAGTGTTAGGAATACTAGTCCAACCACTAGGATTCTAAGAAGTACCTACAGGGGCAGCAGGCTTAGAATCCGACTAACGGAATCTATAAATACTGTAATCTGGAAGAGTTGGGCTTACTCCATCTTCTCCTTTAAATTTGCTCCATGTATAGTCTCGATAGTCCTAACTATCTTCTTCTGTACTATCACTGTAAATTCCTATATAACTTCTCCCAGAAGAATCAGAGGTACTAAAATTCTAAGACCCATCCGCTGACGTAGAATATGCTATATGTACATAAGCACTACTTCCATTTTCTCCAGTAAACTATCCTGCATCATGCCATTCTGCGCCATCCCATACATATAGGTGGCCTGACTCCTTAACAATATAAGAATCTCCTTTAGTATTTCCAGACTATGGAAGTTCCGACACAGAGTTTACAGTACCTTTCAGAGTTACAGATGTTCCATCATCTCCTCTATCTCCTGGTATTCCTTGTGGGCCTTTCCATTTAAACCATGTATAATCATTTGGGTCTGTGCTCTCATACATACTAGTCTAATTATATGCAGTTCCTATGTATTCAGTATTTTCTGTAGGAGTATCATACATTGAAGTAGGCTTTCCGTTACTTTCTACAGAATCTGCATACTTAATCCAGGTGTAATTAGTATTGCCTGCTGGACCTTGTTCCCCACTAATACAGACAGGATCAGACCAGTTTCCTACTAACACGTTACTAGCATTTATTGTAGCAGTCGTCATCCATAAATAGTATCCCTCAAATACTGATGGAGGATTAGTACTCCATCCCAGAGGGTTTCTTGAGCTAGCATCAAGACTCGGAGGTACTGTTCTAGACTAATTTACTGCAAACCTAAACTCAACTCTACTTCCATCAGTAGCTTCTCCATCTCGTCCATTAACAGGTATAACTTCCGACCAAGAAATAACTTGATTCGTTTCTCCATCTACAGTTCCAATACATTGCCACCACTGACCAGAACTATTAGGATAATCCTACCATCCTTCTGGTATAATATCACTGGAAGTTGGCTTAGCAGGTTTTATATTAGACATTTTATAAACATAAGTTTTCCAATCTGGAGCGTTTCCATCTTTTCCATAATGAGACCAAACGGATGGAGTACTAAAACTTCCCCAAATCCCATTAGAAGATTTTCTCATAGATACCCACTCATATGGGTAATCGATACTTACTCCTGTTGGATTGTCAGTCCAAGGTTTTTCATTATCACCTTGTTCTGGAATATAATCATCAGTGTTCTAGGAGTCTTCTGGACTATTGGGAGATACATCGTTCGATGTTAGCGTGTAAATGTATTCAACTCCATCTCCATCAGTTCCATCCTCTCCCCATCTAGACCAAATGGTCGGCTGTGTATAATTTCCCCAAGTACCATTTGTTCTAATTCGTATACATACCCATTCTACTTTATATGTAGTACTTATTCCTGACGGACTGTCTGTCCATCCTTCTGGAACATAATCATCACTATTTATACTTTCTGGAGTATCTGGGGCATCAATAGTTTGTGTAAGTTTATATATATACTCATAATCACTTCCATCAGCTCCCTTATCACCTTTATTACCAGTTATTCTAAAAGGCTCAGACCATCCAGAATTGGTAGCATCGCTGCAAAAATTACAATATGAAAACCACACTATACCTTCTAAATCTGATACACTACCACTCCACCCTTCTGGATATGTAACTTCATCAGTTACGAAATTATACGAACCACCAGTAGGTTTAGATGGTTTAGAATTAGATGTAGTATATGCATTTACTATTATATTTTCATATCCTCCTTCTCCAGATCCAGATGGACCTTGTGGGCCCGGATCTCCTTTGTCTCCCTTAGGTAGTTTAAACCTAAAATTTAGAGTTCCATCCTATACCTCTACATTTGCTTCCGCTATAGAAGAGGACTCTGCTACTGCTGTAGCCTATAAATTCTCTATAGATCCTGGATCTCCTTTATCTCCCTTATCTCCCTTATCTCCTTTAGGTAGATCAAATCTAAACTATATTTCGTTGTCTACAATTTCTGCCTACGCATTAGCTGTATCAGTTGATGTAACTTCTACAACTCTAGCTGTTAGATTACTAGGGTTAGTACCAGATTCTATACTTATATTTCCTTCGCCTAATATAGATTGCCCGTTTATTGTTTTAAATTCTGTAGGTATATTCTATATTTTTTCATTTAATATTCTTCCCTAATTTGCACTTAATGCACTATCTGTCGAAGTGCTAGATAAATTATCTACAACTTCTATAGATGGATTTTCAGAACCTCCAGAAGTACTAGAAACCTCGATCCATTTTTCTCCATTATACCAACAGATAGCATTATCTATTAGTAATATTTGTCCCTTAATAAAAGATCCCTCATAAATAGCTGATCCTGAATCCTCTAGTTTAGTAACTCCAACTAACTGGGTATTATTACATGATATAATTCCTTCATTTATAGTACCTCCCTAAAAGAATAGAACACAATTACTAGGAATAGTTATTGTTTTATTAGCAAGAACATAATCGTACTATACTATATATATTGTATTTTCCTAATTAACCATGTCCTAAGTAAGAACATTCTTTACTACCTTACATCCATTATCAATATAAGTACATATATTCTTCCTTAAATAAACTCTTCCTTTTCCACTAAAATTACAAGGACAATATACTTTATCCTTAAATTTAATTTCAAGATGACATTTGTTTTTGTCTAAAGTCAGGTCTTCCTCATCTGGATATAGAATTTGAGATTTCATATAACATTGTATATCTTCTAAATCCCATGAAATTCCTAGATTATGTAATGCTTTTCTTCTTTCACAAGGTGTAGAGAATTCTGATAAGTAATTATCTTTTCGGAGAGTTCCGGATCCACACGGATCATTAAAAATATTATTATTGTTCATTATTCAAAAAATATTCTATTAGTAATTTACAGTTTTGAAGCTATTCTCCTAGCCCTATAAAACTAATCTGATTTAAAATAAATGTATAGTCGTCTTTATATCCTTTAGACATTCTACAAAGAAGCTAATTATATTCTTTAATTACCTTTCTCTTTAATTCATCCACATCCGCAGGGGTTTTTATAGTTTGTATATTTAGTATCTTTACATAAACCATTGCATCGAGTAACTTTTTCTAATATTCTCTAAGCTTCCTATAATTGACAGAATTCTATATAATACTAAATAATATTAATAGTCATCCATACAAAATCTCTATTACGTATTAACTCTTTATTATCTATTTCCAAACATCTAAGATTTAAATTATTAAATATAGATTTACATATTCTTATATAACATTGCTATAAGTTTGCAATTGAGAATATATCTTCCTATGATCTTGAAATAGTAGTAAAAGCAGTATTAATTTCAGCTAGAATCCTAGAATCTTGTTTATATAATTGTCCCTTACAATATTTATATATGTCACTTCCATCTGTAGTATATATAACTAATTCTTTTGGAAGACCTCCAAGCTCGATCTGTTCCTTTATCCAGGACACTGAGGGAAGAATTATATGGTATATAGTATAATGCCCATCCTCAATTAATTTATAATAAGCTTCGTCTAGATAAGAACAGTGATCAGTTATTATAGTATCAACTATAGTACTATTACTAGTCGTATTGCGCTATATTATGTTTATAGTATAAGTCTAACTATACTTAAATCTATTATTTGCATAATGCCCTTCAAGAAATAGTTGATCACATATATTTTCTGGAATATACTATTCCTCTTCCTAAGTCGTATCAACTATTCTTAAATTATTACCATTGAAATATGTATTAAATACTGGATTCATATCTATCTAATTTTATCATTATAAGGATTTCCATCATACATCTATTGTATTTCGGCGTCGGTTCTACGTTTCTATTCTTCAGCAGTAGCTTCTTTGTACTCTCTATCAGTGTTAGCTTTGTACCATTCTATCTGATACTTCATTTGAATTTCTTGCTGTTCAAGTTGCAGCTTAACTTGATTTAAAGACTCAATCTACTTCTGAGATTTATCCAATTGCTAAGAAGCATCCTATAATTGCTTTTGAAGTTCCTCTACCTGCTATGTAAGCTGAGCAATTTGATTATTCTCATCTTTCTAAATTTGCATAGCCTTCTTTATCTTGTACTTCAAGTTCGGTATGCTTTTGCATGTAATAGCTTCTATGATAATATCAGGAGGAAGTCCTCCAGACTTAACAAACTCCGGAAGTATAGCTTTTATCTATTCCAGATCACGTGCAATCTCAGAACTAGTAAGTATCCTGACATCATGGTCTGTAAGAGTGAAGTATTCAGGCAGAGCTGTAAACACTCTCTAATATTTGTCTCCAAGTATTATGGCTCCCTTTAATCCATTCTTAAATACCACCTTAGCTAAATTTAGACAATCTAATAGCATCTCATTAACTATTAAATCCATCTAATGATAATACTACTTGGTAATTATAAATGAATTGTTTTGTCCTATTTTAACGTTAGTAACAGCATCTCTCTACTCGATTCCGTTAAGTCTTTCTCTAAATACTCCTGTAATAGAGGAGGCTGTCTGCTCTATAGAATCTATAGCCAACTAAATTGCTTTAATCGCCTATTCTTTAACAGTATTGTCAAATCCATTAAAGATAGTATTAAGTGGAGACTACCCAGCTTGTATTCTGCCTTCCTAAGAAGAGTCTAAGACTCCTAGACCTTGTTTCTTAAGGGCTTGCCATTTTACCAACCTTTCTGGCAAATTAACTCCCAGCTTCTCAGGAATAAGAGTTAGATCAATCCAATCTCCTATAGTACCACTATTAGCAATCAAATTATCTCTGTAAAAGTGTAGTAAGTCGTATTCATCCTGTAAGTGAGCACAAGCTAGTACAAGAGAATATGGTTTGATTCCTCTATTTAAAAAGTATATCCCATTTACAGACAGCCCACAATATGATGGGTTAGATTTACTTCTCATAACTTTGTCACTCTTTCCCTTAAGGATGTAGATTTCTTCTCCAATTCTTAGAGTCTCATATCTTTGCATAACAAAGTTTTTGTCAGTTTCTAACCATTCTACTTCATATACAGGAACTAATTCATGCCATATACCCTCTCTATTATCAGGATAACCAGGAGTAACTTCTGTTCCTGCTTGAATACCATCAGTAACTGGAAGTCCGTTGGTTTCTCCCATTCTAATGTAGTACATAGCTGTATCATAGATAGAATCCCATTTCTCATCAAGCAGCTTTCTATCAGCGGTAGACATATCCTTTCCATACTTGTTAAGAATCTAACCTTTTGTAAGCCAACTTCTTACGACTACTCTATATGAGTTCTTTACATACGGAGATTCGAAATTTCTATCTATAAAGGTGTTCAGAGGACTTAATACTCTGATCTTTATATCATTGTTTCCAACAGTAGGTTCTACCTTATAAAAGGCATAGCCAGTAATAAGCAAATCTAGAAGTAAGTCTCTCAGTACTGTCATTATATCAGTGTCCCTAGACTACATTATGTATTCTATAACATCCTGTGCAGCTATTTCATATTCTGACACAAATGTATTATTAATATCTTCAATGATTCTCTTTAGCTATTGTTCAACTAAACCATCATTGATATTCCTTCCATTTACAAAATTAAGGAGAGAGTTCTTGAGATGCTTTTGTAAATATCTGCTTAGCTCTGAGGCTATTTTAAGCTATTTCTCTCTGTCTATATTACTTATAGTATCACTATCCTTACAAGACACTTTTGGAATAATAGGAGTTCCAAGATACTCTCCAATTAAGGCGTCTATATGCTTTTTAATAAGCGGTGTAAAGTGTAAAGTTGTAGGAGTATTAGTACCATAAACCTCTTCTAGGTATCTGAACTAATCAGCATCTCTAATTCCGTTATAGTAGTTATATGCTTTCTATAAGTCATATTTAGCATGGACTAGTTCGTTTATGGCCCTATCCGTCTTTTCTATTAATTCATCCTTGGTCATGACAACTACATGATGTATTTATTGGACGACAGTCAGTACGATAAGTAAGTCTTAATAATCCATAGTACATAAGATTTATTCTCATATCTCTTATCTACTACTTTAAGAGCTTTAAAAACTTCTCATCTTCTAACTCAGCATATATGACAGTTGGACGATTAGTATTTCTATCCATGAAAAACCTAATACAGTAACCTACTGGATCTAGCTTTTGAATACTCATTTTTCCAACATACCGCTTACCATAAATATCCAGAAAGTAGTCTTGTATTACTTGTTCTAATTCTGTTGTCGTCATATAACTATCCAAAATTATTATTAATAGGTATCTAATTATTTTTCTTTGGTATTGTCCCATATCTACGTCTTCCTTGCTCGTCTGTGTAATAACCTATCTGCTCCCATGTATCTACTTTAGTCTCCACCATTTTTGGAACCATACCCTATAATTCTTCATCTGCAAGAAGAGCCATACAAGCTGCAGCCACGATGTCGAACTTTCTCTTGTTCTCATCAGTGTATCTGTTCAGCTCATCAAGCATTTCATCAAACCATATCAAATGACAATAATCATTTACATAATCTGCCATTAAGTCAGTTTGGTGATCTATAATAGCTGGGGTAGCTGGGGTTCCATATTGCTTATTGGTATTTATCATAGAATCAGTGAGAGTAGCTCTTGGACGTCTCATAAATAACTTCAAGAGTTTTCTTTCACGAGCATAAGGAATTATACTCTATCTTGTTGCCTCTATATTTATAACAGCATTATAATACTAAGCCAGTTTTATAGCTATCTTGTAACATTCCCTAACATCATTGGGTCTATCTTTATACATAGCTACAAACTAAGGTTCTTCCATTCCATAAGTCCTTTTAAAGACTGTGAGACAGAAGTCTGATGGATCCTTAGTATATTCTGAAGTCTAAGCCTTTCCTATATCAATTCCATCTACACCTATTACATATAAGTTCCGGATCCTTTCGGTAGGAGGGCTCCAGATTACCTTACCATTTTCGTCTTCTTTCTAAGGTAAAGTCCAGATAGGATGTTCTAATATCTTTATTTTCCCACTCTAATTGGGAATCCATTTGAATCCATTTATATTCTCTTCAGCGTGTTTCCCATCTTTAAAGGCATACTCCAAGAAGCCTGTTTCTATTGGAGGACATTGTTTCAATGCTCTAATTCTAGTTAACTATTCAGCTATGTTAACCTTATTGAATTTATTATCACCCTCTAATGAGAATGCTTCTTCAGCATTATAACAGTACTCAGCACAGTACGTTACTAACTCTCTTGGATCTGCTGCCTTAATGGCTCTAAACTTATCAAAGTACTTTCTACCATCTTCATCAGAAATAAATCCTCTATTGTCTAATAGATTAGTTTCTTTGATTGTTTTAAATGCTGGTAAGAAGAATGCACTAATAGTTTCATCTCCTGTCTAAGTATAGTTATGCTTATAAGGAAGCACTCCATAGACTTGTGGATTATAGTAAACACTTCTAAGTCCTTCCATCTATGCTCCAGATTCACCACCCGTACCTCCTAACAATCGTATTCCCCATTGAGAACCCATCTGCCCAACCAAGGCATCAGCTATTGTATAGGCTTTAGTAAAGTTTGGCCACAATCCAACCTCTTCAAACATTAGTACATCAGTACGGTCTCCACGAAGTTTACCAGGTTTATCAACCACTATTCCTTGTATCTGTGACAACCATCCAACTGGAGTCTTTGTTCCATTAATCATTTTGTATTGTCCAGATCTCTTCTGATACTAAGTATCAAGTATTCTCCCGTGACTGAATCCTCCATCAGTATTATTATCCAAGAAAGATATGTTGGCCCATACCTTTTCTAATAGCTTACTCAACTGATTATCTGCAAAAGCACAACATACATTAACAGAGCCCTTAATAACGGTATATGATTTGGCAATAATAGCCGCCTCAATTTCTGAATAACCTCATTTATGTTATCGTAGAAGTTTTTTATCTCCTACTTCTGGGAGTTTCCTCCTTACTATATTCTGATTTAATCATCAGACAGATCAGCATATATTTTCACCCTCAAATGTAGGGTGTTCCGAACTCTTGGGAGGATTATTACTCTCATTAACGTTCACCTCCTATGCGTTACAGGTCTCAGCGATTAACTGTAGATCCTCGGTATTAACATAATGATTAAATTTACTATATTTTCTAGTTAGATAAAAATTAGCATCATTATAAAGAAGATTATAAATTTTAGCAACTTCTTTTTTGGAACTTGTTCTTAGTCTAAACATATCATCACGCTTTTCATGTGTAATGTTTACACTAATACCATGTTCAGAGAAAAACTTTTGAATATCTACTAATATAGATATTTTCTTAGCGCATATGTCCCACTGTCTGCAGAATCTTTTCCTAACTCTATCAGGATTTCTTTTATCAATCCTTACATATCCACATATTGATCCATCGCCATCAAAATAACCTCTTATAAAATGTTTAATTAAATCTGATGGAATCTATATTGGAATATGATTGTCATTGTAACTTTTATTATAGCCTATTCCTAAATTAACTAAGTCATTACATATTTTAGAGCTAGTAATATCTACTCCAATGTTACCATGTGCATGAATTATATTTCCACGAGGGCCTATAAATTCTCTCTCGTTAGTGGAATATAGTCTTGCATCTGTTGATATAGAATCTTTAAAAAGATAAACAATTTCTGAATCTTCTTTTTGTAATTCTACTCTTAAAGTTTTTCTCTTCTCATCAATACTTCCATCAGCGGTATAAAATCCTAGTAAATATGCCTATAATTCAGTCTCTATCTTAGAAAAGAAATCATGTCTAATTCTACGAGTTGAAGTATGGTGAGTAGTTGCTGGATAATTATCCTCAATAAATTGTATTTGTTCTTCTTTATTCATAATTTTAAATTTTTATCGTGATTAATCACATTAGCCTTCACCGATATTTCGGAATTTTGAAAATCTACATTACTGTAGAAAGCGGTAGTATTCTGCCGCACGAGCTTTCATCATACACGCGTTCATCTTAAGTTTTTTAGCCATTGCTAGATAATGAAACCACTCATACTGTCCTTCTAAGAAATTGGGAAATATGTCGTTACGTCCAGCACCAGCCTCCGATACATTTACAAGGTCTTTTAATCTATAGAAGTTTAAGAAGTAATAATGGTCTCCAGTAACAGTATAACCATTAACTGTCATACCATACTTACATCTCTTATACTACTCTCTCCAGAAGTCTGCAAATGCCTTAGATCCTCTATGGTATTGGCAATACCTTCCAGTTCTATTGAAAGTATCTCTAGCTTCTGTAAACCAACTTGGATCAAAATCAAGACCTTGTGTCTAGTTTATAGGTTTGTATCCTGTGATTTCGTAGGATAAGTTCCTATCAAAGTATTCTATCTCCTAACCAATAGGAACATCCCACTCTAAAGATTTCTCTTCAACTACTAGAGATGTTTCCTATAGAGTTTCTTCAATAGTCTTATATTGTTCTTCCTAGGCTTTCTACTAAGTTTCCTAGACTAACTATTGTATTTCCTCTGGAAGTTTATTCTTGCGAGGACGTCCTCTCTTTCTTTTAACTTGTTCTACCATAATTAAAAGTCTCCTGGATCAAAGTCCTCTACAACATTTCCCCTATAAGATGAACTAGCTTCTAAGTGTTTCTTAACCTGAGCTTCTAACTGTATAAGAGTTTCGTGTGTTTCTGTAAGGTTTTTCAATTCAGCCTGAATATCTTTAACCTTATAGATAGGCTTTCCTGTATTTACATCTCTTTCTAGAGGATCTACTGTTTCAAAATAGTCTGTAAATTTATCTACCATAGCCTATGCAGAATGAAGCATTTTAATGGATCTATTAGAGTTCTGTATTTCCTTGTACTTTCTACAAGCAGCTCTAAATTCCGGATTATTAAATTCTTCTTCTGTCATGCTAGCATCTCTCAATGCCTCCTAATGTCTTTCCTGTACAGTATAGTCTGCATAAATTGAATCCCATGCAATAGCTAACCATATATAGGTAAATTCTCTAAAAGCTCTGAGCCCCAATGAACCACTGGGATCTTCTTCGCATTTATTTCTTTCTGGTTTCATTAATTCAGCAAATTCTCGAACAAGAAGTATTTCAGGCACATTGAGTTCCACTCGATTCCTAACATTATCATATTGAAATATTCGACTTACCATATATCATTAATTCATCACATTTATTTTATAATTATTTACAAGGTTTCCACCCTGTGCCCTTATTAGTACTTACTGTACCACCAGTGGCTTTTTTCTTCAGCTTTTTGCCACATTTGTTCATTTGCATTCCTTTACAAGCTTCCTTCAGTTTAGCCCCACATTTAGCCAAAGCCATCTTACTGAATGCTTTAGGATTTTTGGTGCTATTTAGCTCCCCGCCCTCTTCCTTTTTCTTAGTCTTCTTGGCCTTTCCTCCACATTTCTCAAAGTCAACTGCTCCGCCTTGTGCTTTCTTTTTCTTCATTTTTCTGCCGCACTTAAACTCATCAATAGGATTCTTGGGAACTTGACCTCCATCTTTCATTTCTTGCTGTTTCTTCATGCACTTCTTACATAAGGTTCCACCCACTTTATAATAGGAGATCTCATAACCTTCAGGGCATTGTCCTCTAAGACTCTTGATGTAATTCAATTTAGCCCCAAACTTAGCAGCTTGAACTTGTTGCTGTTGCATCATTTGCATAAACTCAGCGTATGCTTGCTTCAGACCTTCTTCTCCTAACTACTGAATTGCTGCCTCTAATTCCTACTGATTTTTTGCTCCAGTCTTTTGAGCAAGGAATTGTATAAATGCCTATTGTAATTGTTGTTCGTTCATAGTTTAATTAAATCCTTAGTATTGAACACGTTTTCTTGTAATTCTCCAGTAGATGTAAACCATCTACATCTTATTCCCTTTAATATCGAGCGTTTATCTTCTAACCTCTTGCTATCATGCTTAAATAGAGAGGTTTCTTTCTTTACTACAATCATTGTAGGTTTATTAGGGATGTCCTACTTTAATTGTACAACATCTCCAGGGTTAAAATATACATTTGCGTCTTCCATCATTTTATACTATTAAAACGTTCTGTCAATCCTTCATTGACTACTGCTATAACTTGATTCTCATTAATACTTACTAGTCCTTGTTTTAGGAATGGTACTGGGACTGCTGTGTCAACTCTGTAATAGACAACATCTCCCTCCTGTAAGTACTTAACTTCTGGACCTACTTCCACAACATATCCTGTTATGATAAACTGCTTCTGTTCTTCATATTTACCAGTCATAGGATTAAGTTCAGCATGAGGAGTATAACCACCAGCATCAACAATAATACTTCCTTTGACTTCCATCTTTTGGAAGGGATTTACTTTGAAAGGCTTAATGATTAGTCTTGCAAACATTGGCTTTATCTCAGCTCTATTAATATCATAAGCTACTTGACTCTGAGTCTCTTCAAATGTCTTTTGATTCTCCTCTAACTGAGCATTATATTTTTCAACTTCATTGTTGAACTTATTAGCCTTCTCTCTTTGAATCATATTGTCTATTGAGCGTTCTCCCATATTAATACTGGTATAGTTACTGTCAAGTCCTAATACATTAGCAGCTATCTGCTCATTTTCCGTCATTTTAATTCTTGGTTCTTTCATAATTCATTTAACATTTAATTTATTACCATTTTCCAACAGGACATTTAGCTTGAGCTAGTCTAGTTTTAGCAGATAATCTACATCCACATCCACGTTCATATCCTGGTTTTGCTGTTGTACTAACATCTCCCGTATTTATGTTTAGCCATAGTCTGCTATTGCATATTCCTCCTAACTTATTAGAATACAATGGACAACCATAGCATATATGTAATCTATTCTTACTTAAGTCCTCTCCTAAATTTAGAAGTTCCTTTGTGTGACCTTTAACAATATCAACTACATTCATAACCTTATAAAAATAAAAGAAATAGAATATTTAAAGTCAAGGTGTTGGCATCTAATCTCAATGGATTTAAAAATGTCCTAAAATAAAGATTAATATTCTATTTCTTTTCTTTTATTTCTGCGCTCCTCTAAAATAAGTTCCTTCTTATAATGAGATAACATTCTCTCTACATCATCTTTTAAGTACTCACAATGATATATAGTATTCTTTCCATTGTGATCATAATGATTCAGAATCAAATCCCTTATTACAAATTGAGGATTAATCTTCTGTAACATCCATGCGTAAGTAGAAAGTTGTAAAGTGTAATGATAAAAATTACAATCCATAAGATTATTAAGAGGATATTTCATTCTAGCATTAGACTTTGTTGTGGAGTCAAAACCAGACTTTTGATCAATTTTCTTATTTGTCTTGTGGTCTATAATTGTTATTTCATTTCCTTGTTTTACTATAAGATCCACCTGTCCTGCTATTCTTAAGATCCCATCGTCTGATTCTCTATATATTAAGTACTCTGGGTACACTCCACAATCTAAGTCAAGCTCTGAATAATCTTTCTTACATTCAAATTTACCTCCTAATCCAAACTTTTGTAGAGAAATATCTTTTGGATGATCATAAAAAGAATGTTCAATTTCCTCGTGAATCTTCGTTCCTCTATCACACGACTTCCTATTTTCTGCATCCCAAGCATCTAGAATATCTTGTTGAGTCTTATTAAATTCGAGTTCAGAGATATTATAAGTATCAAGTATCTCTCTATTAAACTTCTTAGTATTCAATAAAGACTTTTTCTCTACTGCCCAGCTTTCTTTGGGAATAAGTTTTTCCAGAGCTTTGTATGCACTCCAAAATTCTTTGTCAAATTCTTGAACATACCTATGGATGAGAGTAGTAACTGATATGTATCTTTTGTTATCATTCACATTCCAATACGTATGACTTTCATTCTCGAAAGCTACATTACCATTCTGTTTATCAATTTTCATATTACACTATATTTATTGTTATTACATTATTTCATTTACATTTTACTTAAAGTCATCAGGAGCTTTACTCTTGTAAATCTGATATTTGTAATTGTAATCTATTCCCAGTATAGCAGCAACAAAAGTACTTGTTTCTCCGAATGCTACTAGGACTGAACTATCTATTACCCCTAATGGAGGGACGATAAAACCAGCAATTAACAGTCCGCTTCCAACTATTGTTAGAATTACTGCGATTGTTAACCTGTGATTTAAATTTGATTTGTAACTCATTGGTTAGATATTATAAGGTTACTTACATAGTATACAAACTTGCCAAGGCAAATTCATATATGTGATTTTAACATCCACTCTTATGCTGTATTAATTTCAATAATACAAATATAAATATTAAATTTGAATGTTCAAACGAAAACCTGCTTATAAATAGAAATGATGAAAACAAATTTAAACTTAACTCGGATTTCTAGTGTCTCTGGGGCTTACGAGTCTAATTATGACTCGATATTTACACCAATACAGGTTCCTGGAGAGAAAGTAATTGAGATGTTCAAAAAAGGTCATAAGATTCATATTAAGAAAAAGAATAGAGGTTCTTTTACTCGCTGGTGTGGGGGAAATGTGACTGAGGAATGCATTAGAAGAGGTAAAAATAGTTCAAACCCTGCAATTAGGAAGAAAGCAACGTTCGCAGCTAACGCGAGGAAATGGAATAAAGGTTAATAATAGTTTAGTATGAATAGCTTTGAGAATTATTTTTCATTATATGAAGCTACTGATCCACCTCCAATAATTACTGAAGGCTACAAACTAGTATAGGATAACTATAGGCAATATTTAAATCCTTCTGTGATCTAGACAACATAGCAAGTTCCTGACATATCGTTCTCTAGTCAAACTGAAAATCCTCTAAGTATAACTACTGAACCCCCAGAATTTAAGTTCATTGGTGGTTTAGAAGAAGATACTACTCCTTCCCCTAATTGGTCATATAGTAGTCCTGCTCAAGAAAGATAGGCACAAAGCATTGTCAATCTAGCTAGACAATTCGTAGGAACTAGATATCAGTGGGGAGGCATGACTCCCAGTACTGGGTTTGATTGCTCAGGTTTAGTTCAATATGTCTATAAGTAGAATGGCATAAATCTTCCTAGAACTGTAAAGGATTTAGAGAAAGCTGGAACAGAAGTTCCAACATTAGCTAACGTACAAATTGGAGATCTTATATGTACTCCTGGATCAGGTAAAAGTGGAAAACATATAAAGATAGTTAGTAGGATAGAGGATGGTTAGATATTTACTATAGAAGCTAAGGGAAAGAAAGCTGGAATTATTGAAACTCCATTAACTAACACTTCTAATATAACTACAATTAGAAGAGTTCTAAACTAGTAGTCAAATAACTTTATAGTAGACTACTTTGTAAGTAAGGGTCTTACTAGAAATCAAGCCAAAGGTATTTATGGTAACTTAATGTAGGAATCGAGAGGTAATATTAGAGCCGTATCTAGTGATGGAAATAATTCCTATGGCTTAGCGCAATGGACAGGACCTCGTAAATAGAAACTATTCAGTATGTATGGTCCGAATCCTACTGCCAGACAACAGCTTGATTTTCTATGGTGGGAATTAAATAATACTCATAAAAATGCTTTGACTTCTCTTAGAAGAACAAATACAGTTTCTGATGCAACTAGAGTATTTATGAACCAATTCGAACGTCCTCATAAAGATTATGCTAATTTTAGCAAGAGATTAAAGTATGCAAACTCAATTATTTAAAGTATGACTAAACTTATACCAAGATACCAGAAAGGAAAAAAGGTCAATTGGAACTAGGTTAAAAGAGATCCTTAGTATAAATAGTTTGATTGGAGACTAGAACCCAAGAATCTATCTATCATACAAGATTCTCTTTTAAATAGAGGTGCTGATGCTGTGGAATAGATAGCTATATTTAGTCAAGTAGTTCCTGAGAATGGTGGATCTACTGGTTCACATGGAAATGGAGCTCACGGGTTAGTAGGATGGAGGGGATCAAGAGCAGAAGGTCTTCCACCTACTCTTAGTGGGTAGATTCATAAACTAATGGAGGAAGTATATAATAATCCTAAAGCTAAAGACTGGACGCACGGAGGCTCTGGAATGGGGATACAAAGTGGAAAAGAAATGTATAATTTCTTTAGACAGACTCCAGTAGTTAGAAAGGGAGTTAATGCTTTCATGCGTGGATATGTCCGTCCTCCTGAGTAGGAGTATTAGAAGAGATAGGACTTTGCTAAGTTCCTGAGTAAATATTTCTACTAATGTCTAGCTATTATTTATAGAATAAGTAGATATATAATGAACATAAAACTAAGTGCTGTGTATGTGGAGAAGATACTAAATGTTGCCTAGAATTTCATCATATAGGAAAGAAACATTTTAATATCTCTAAGTCCTTAAAGCATATAACCTCTTAGTAGCTATTAGATGAATTAAAATTAACAGTTTGTATATGTAAGAATTGTCATAGTAAGTTACATAGTGGGCTAATAAAATATGATAAAAAGAGGACAAGTAGGGCTTAAATTCTTATGGCCTCACACAGGAAATAAAGACGAGTTTATGCAAACAAATTAGGATAGATAGTATTATAATTATCCTAAGCCAGAATACATAAACGATAATAGTTTAATTTAGTTTTTTAGAGATGACTACGCTAGTAGGGTAAAATCTAGGCACTCTGAAATTAAAGAATAGGAGGTAAACAATATTATAGCTACTACTCCAATATATAAAACTGCTACCTTTGGCGCTGGAGAATACGTTCCACCGTACGGATATATAAAAATAAATCCTAGATATAATACTGAATAGACTAAAGCACATGAACTCAGTCATGCTTTAGATTTTAGACTGAATTTAAATAAATATAAATCAGAGGAAGATTAATATCTTTTAAGATAAATTCACTTTTATATTCTAGATCTAGTTACTATACTTGCAGTAGTAAAACAAAAGAGAGAAGATAATAAGAAATAACAATAATTAACTTTTTACTTACTGAAATACTGTATATATTTGCAGTGTAAAATAAAACAACATGGAAAATCTACAAGAAGTTAAAGAATTATTTGACCTCATCAATATATTTAATGTAGCAATTCCAGATGGGGCTGAGGAGAGTTTAGAAGTGAATGGTACTAAAATTGCTCTAAACAAGAAAGATGGAGTTATTAACATTAGTGTAACTTCTGACAATGAAGATGCTGTTGAAGGATTTGATGATTCCTGCATAAAGGAGATTATCAAAGAATATAAAGAACGTATTGAAGAGCTTGATGATTGCTTATTCGTTGAAGCTGCTGAGGAAATGGGTCAGTACTTTGATGTACAGAGATTTGATGAACTTCTAAATCAGGATACTTTTACTGAGGAAGAAGCTGCTGAAGTTAGTGAAATGATTAATCATTCTACAGAAATCATCTGTAATCATCTTGAAGATAAAATTAATGAGTTAGTTAATATCTATAACAGATTCTAATAATACTTTGCAGGTGAAATTCCTGCAATTTTACTGCCTTATGGTGTAAGGGCTAGCACAGCGGTCTCTAAAACCGCACGTCTTGGTTCGAATCCAAGTGGGGCGACTAATTGAAAATGCTATGAAAACACTGGATAGAATAAATTATTTAAAACAATTACTTAGTAAGGGGATGTTTCCTAGTGAGAAGAATAGAATATGGACTATGTGCCAGACATCATTACAAATGCTTATGATGACTGTAATTGAGGCTGAAAAAGCTGGAATGACTGATGAACAATTCTATCTAAATTTTGAAGATGCTGTAAATGAATTAAGTGTAAAAGATCATACTAAGGATGATATAGAAGAATTTAAAAAGAGTTTGAATAAATTTATGGCTGATTAGAATTAACTAATCAGCCTTTTTTTTTGTCATGGAACTAAATAAACTTATTTCAAGACCACAATGTATTGATACTTATAAGGAGGTATCTAACTACTTAGGAAATAGACTAGGTGAAGTTCTAGAAAGTGTAGAACGATTCTATTATAGTGATTTCTGGGTAAATAGATTTAAAAGAAGATTGCAAGAAGAAGGATTGGAGTATGATCCAATAGAATTAGATAGAATACTTGGAGCTACTACATCTATTAAAGATAATAATGTATTTAAGTTGTTTGATGATGTAACTAGTAAGAAAGGAATATCTAAGAGAGAAACTATAGCTCTTAACATTAATATGAATAGAGAACAATCAAACGATTCTCACATAGAGAATGTTATTATGCATGAGTTCGGACATAGACAATATAACCAAAGTGAGCTCCGTATAGTAGAATATTTAAATGATAAGATATTAAAATCCCCCTCCCCTATGGGTTTGGAAAGTGAATTAGATTATCAATACTTTACTAATAAAAACGAAATTCGTTAGAGAATTATTCCATTAGTAAAGGAAATGTATGATAATAATATGACTCCGGATGAAATGTATTATTTGTCTCCGAATTTAAGACAGGATTCTCTATTCAATATATATAGTAAGGTAGAGATTATATGTTGGTTGAATAATATTCTATAAATAAAAAGGAGATTCTCATGAATCTCCTTTAATAATTATTAATATTATTGTCCACTATATCTATTGGGATATTTATATATTTTGTTTCTTTAGTTATTTTAGATATATCTTCTTCTTTATTTATACTTACTATACTGTTCATACTATCACCATAATAATTATACTATATAAAATTAAAAAAAGAAAGTAAATAAACTATTAGTTTACTTTCTTTCTAAAAATTTGCTTCTGCTGTTGAATCAGCACTAATTGTTGCATTAAAAGTTTTGCCAAACATCTCGTTAGTTACTAAATTATTATCTAACCATATATAAATAGTAAATGTCGTGTAAGATGATGTACTTGATAAACTGTAGGCATCTACTACTTTAACTTTTGTATTTGCAGTTATATTTTTGAAACTGCCTGTTTTGTATGCGGTGGTGCTGTTATCTACATATACCTCATATTTTAAAGCTTCATTCGTATTTAATCCATCTATGGTCTTAGGAGTTATATATATATTAAAGTTGCCCGCTAAACTATTATCGCTTAATTTAGCTTGTACTTTACCAATTAAACCTCCACTTTTGTTAGTTGATGGAGACAAATTAGTAGCAGTTATATTTTGAACTATTTTATAATCAATACTAAATTTACCCGTGCCTGTTGTTAAATCTGTTTCATTTTTAAGCAATAAATAAGCATAGGTTGCTCCTGCTACTAGAGCGATAAATAATACTATTCCTAATATTGTTCCTATTATCTTTGCTTCATTCTTCATAATTTACCTCTCTTATTTTCTATATACAGAATTTACTTTTATTAATCCGGAAAAAGATTTGTTCATTAAAGCGTTTTGATTACTGCCTGTTTCTTGTAGCCATAATCTTAAAGCACAATTATACGTTTTTGATACATTAAAAGTACTATTTTGAGTGCTTAAGGTGCCTATTTCTAATTCTGTACTAGTAAAATCTGCTCCTGTACCTGATTTTATTGTAGTAGTACTGCTGCCATCATTACATTTTAAATCATATTTAAAATCACTTATTTTTAATGCTGTATCTATTGTTATATTTGATATAGCTATTTTTACAGCGACATCATATCCTCGTAGTTTTGTTGCATCTGGTATTAAAGTAAACTTCGAAGCACTAGCATATTTATCTACATCTGTAGAATTTATAGGAACTCCTGTTTTTAAATTTATATATTCACTTTCACTAAATACCACTGAAACATTTGCATCAAATTCTCCAGTTGTTGCAGTTACTGTAGTTCCATTTGATAGTGTATAGTATGCATATGAGCTGCCTAACATACATGCAAAAATAATAGATGTAGTAATAGTTAAAACAAAAAGCATATGTTTAAATTTCAT